CTCATAGAATTCGTATTCATTCCACACTTCGTTTTGTAGATAGTTTACCAATTCTTGTTCTGAATCACCTTCATATGGTGGTACACACTTTCTTAATGCGTCTACGTTAATCTCAATAGGTGTACTTGCAGATGAGATTGTCCAAGTCTCTACTTTACGGACGTAAATTTTTTCACTCATTTGTTTTTATTTAATCTAATTTTTTAATATTATACAAATCTTTCGATTGTTTTAGGGTTAGGTCTTTAACTTTAGAGATCCATAACCACGCTTTCTCTTCGGTGTTAGTTTCACATGCGGAAACATGAGTACCGCTCTTTGTTGTGAATTTAAATTTTGCCATAGTTCATTAATTTATTTTGGTCTTTTTATTATACATTCTATACAAACTACTGTTAAACCTAAACCCAATGGTAATATCTTACCACATTTCTTACATTTTGGTTCGTAAGGTACCTTTTCACTCATTGTTCCCACCCTTCAGGATCTAAACTTCTTATGTAGTTCCATCTTTCAATCTCATCCCTAATAGAGTCTTTCTTTGTATATAGATAAAGTTGGTCCTCGATGACTTCGTAGTATAATATCTCTTCTATACTATCTAACCTATCTAAGTTTATTAGTTGCTCTATATAAATTGTGTCGGTTTTAAAGATCTGACGTTCTTTTACAACTATCTCAGGTTCTCCCTGATTAAATTGTATTCCCGAATACACTATAATGAAAAACAATAACATTATTGTTAATAATAAACCTACGGAATCCAAATTTCTATACCATTTTCTCATCTCTCTTTGGTGTTGTTATTAAAATATAAATAAAATTTTATAATAAATCAAATTATGTGGTGAATAATAGATAAACCCAATAAACAAATGACCAAAACATGATCGTCCCTCCAACTACGATCAAACAACCCAATGTAGGTCTTCTCTCTATTTTATTATATTGATCTATTTGTTTTTCATCAAGGATTTGTCTCCCCTCATTTAACCAGTGATTCATAATTTATACAATTTAAGATTCTTACCTTAACTTAAGTAAAATAATTGATGATGTAAAGTCATGTGTTTGGGGACCTATACAACATATCCAGATCATGTTTAGAAACTGCGGGATAGTACATATATCCATCAAATTGGTAATAAAATTGTGAGGGATCATCCCATTCACTTAATGTCGTTAAAGAGTGTTTTTTATCTTTAACGAACTCCCAACTCTTCAATTTTGTTGTTTTCTTCTTTCCCATGACCCAAAAATTCAGATTTATAAAACTTTCTACCTGTGGTATATCCATATCGACCACTTGCACCATAGTCGTACATTTTACCCGCAAACTTTTCTTCTTCCACAGATAAGGTTTTAATTATTTCTAAGACCGCATGAAGAGGAAACTTTGCGTTCTCATCTTCTGTTTTGTCTATCCATCGTTGTACTTCTTTGGAAACAACCTCTAATGGTGTATCAATTTTCTTTACTTTCATCTTCTTTTGGTTTGTGTGAACCATCACATAATATTGTTTTACTTTTTCCGCACCCACATATTGAGAATTTAGTTGGGTGGTGTCGTATCTTTTTACCGTCTGAACCCACAAGTTCTACCTGACCTTCTAATAATTTAATCTGACCCTTCTCGTTCCTGAATAATTTCACCATAATGTTTTTCTTCTTCTTTAAATTGTAAATTATACAGTTTTTCTTCCAACCTATAAATTTCGTTTCTATAGTAGACCTTTCTGTCTTTATTGTCTGTAGACTCTAATCGTTCTCTGAAATATCTTATACCGTTTTTTACTGCAAAAATTTTCATACTTTTAATTTCACCAAATATAGTATATTTTTTAGGATATACAAAATTATAATTGAAATTCTTTAATATTATTGCATAAAAAAACCCTTAACCGTTACCGGAAAAGGGTTTATTATAAAAAAGAGGATGTATACCTCGGTATGCTATCCAAGGAAGATCATTCTGTCGTGTTTTATACTCATACAACTATACCAATTTTTACATTGATTCATTTTCGGAGTGTTAATCCTACGATGCGGGTACAACCCCTTATAGTTTACCTTACCCCCGAACAGAAGGGTTATTCAGTCACAAGATGAGTTTGATCTTTCGACCGTCTCACAATGAGTTTGAAAGTAAGCTGTTTAGCTTGTGTAATGTCTACCACTTCTTCTTTGTCAAGATATCTTTACATCAGTCTTGCGAACCTCAGCAAAAATAGTAGAACGTGTCTACTGTCAGTGTGGATTAATCCCCTTTCACAAAGATTTATTCTCCCATACACTCAGGATATTGATGATCAATCTTAATCCTGCCTCTTTTCAATATTTTAAAGAACGTTAGGGGTCAATCGGTATCGTTTTGTTCAACCTATCCCTTTTGTTGGTACAAATATATAAAACATTTTTTATTAAATCAATAAAATAATAAAAATATTTATATTTTTTTTTAATCGTCTAATTTAGAGAACCCATTTGGTACCACTCCCTCACAAATTAGTGTTGCCACTATCGGTGAAACTACTGACCCAACAAACAAACCAACCCCTGCTGGTGTTGATAACGCGGCTGTGGTATATATAGGATTCGACTTAGCAATCACATTAGTGAGAACTCTTGTCAATAATTCCTTATCACATTTTCCTTTCACACCAGGTATTAAAAATATACCATCCGCCAAAAGTTTACCAACCTCTTTGGAGACCACCATTATCGCAACTTTCTGACCAACTGACGCGATCGCACCCAACATGGTTGCACTAATAGTAGTTGATGTCACAGTACCTGGATCTGCAGGTGCCGGTTTAGGTGTGAAGTACGCAACACAACCTGTTGTTAATGCCATATTTAATCCGATGTAACATGCATTCTCATCTAACCAATCGACTGTCGCCTCCGCAGCGTCCTCGATTGCCTCTAACCCATCTTTTGAAAACTCAATTACTTGTGAACTTCCTTCCTTCCAAGTATCAGATGCAACATCCAATCCTTGTTTCGCAGCCTCTTCAGTGTTTTTAGCAACTACGTTAGTTGTTTTCACCACTGCCTTTTTAGAGTCAGTATAAATATTTGTAGTTGTTTTGGCAACTGTGTTAGCTACCTTAGTAGTTTCTTTCGCAACGGTGTTCGCCGCATTAGTAGTTTCTTTCGCAACGGTGTTGGTTGTATCCTTAACCTTATCTGCGGCCTTATCGGCAGACTTTTTAATAGTTTTTCCCGCCTTTTTAAACCAATTTCCCATATTATATTTAAATGTATTTAATCCTAATATTATGTACTCAAGAGTACTAACCATGTCCCTCTATTAGTAAAGGAGACATTTGACATTTCTATATGTTTCTCCACCTACGTCTATTAGACCATAGAACTTTCTTAGTTCTACCCAATATACTATAAGAACCTACTTTCTGATTGAAAGAGTTTCTTTCTCCTTGTAGTTGAGGAGTTCCATTAGTTTGTTGTTCGTGACTCATTTTTTTACTTAGTTATCGTCGAAGGTTGATCTTAATACAATCTTCTCACATTCTGGTTTTATTTTTCCCCCTGACCTCAATCGGTGATACTTTCTAATTGCCTGACCTAACTGATAATCATTCGGAAACTTTTCTATTAATTTTTGTAGGAATTGTGATCTCATTTTATTTGTTTTTCATACCATAATAAGTACCTATAATTCCAATTAAACCTGCGATGGTTATGTGGATTAAATCAATTATTTTTTCGTTTATTGGTCTATTCTCGCTATAGGCGATCATATAGTCCCCAACAATTAAAATAACTAATACGATTAGGATACCAGTAACTAATTTATCTATTATCTTATCTTTCAATTAACTATTTTATTAAATTCATTAGTTCTCCACATCTTTCGTATTCCTCATAGTCTTCATATATGTATATAAGATCCTCGATATCCTCTTTAGAAGGTGTCTCAGTAGGTTCAAAGAAAAAGAAGTGAGGTTTTTCAGAATTGCAAATGATTTCAACATAAGTCCTTCTACCCGTAAATATATCGTACGAGTTGTCTAAACTTTGTCTAAATTCATCATCAAAATTATAAAATTCGGAAGGTGTATCGAAGTTGTCGAACAATTTATTTCTCAATTTTTAGATATTATTATTGTATTAATATAAGTATACAAAAATATAACTAAAAACAACGGAAAAGTCAAGTTTTAGGGGTCTAAGATTAAATAGTTTAGGTAATTACCAAGGTCTTAACCTGGTTCTTTTTTCAGGTTTACCATAATACGGTTTTTTTGGTCCGTACTTGTTTTGTTTTGTATTCTTTTTGAGGGGTACATGTATGCCGGTTGGGACACTACGATCTTTGTATACTCTTGGACAATGATAACATGCACAAGAAGTAAAACTCAATACCAATAAGAATAACAGGGATATTTTAATTATTTTTCTCATCACAACTCTTCTTATGAAAGAACCAACCACCACACTTACATTTTATGTAGTGTACTGTTGTTGCAATGATCGGGGCCGATGCCATTGCGGTCCATACATTTGGGTGAAAGTGTTCACCACAAAATCCAAATATATGTCTAAAAAATTCTATCATAATACTATAAATAGTTTAATTTACTTATTTATGACTTCAACATCCGCCCAAGCAACCAAATGAACCACCTCACCATTGTCTCGTGTACAATAACTATACATTCCATCTATGGATCTGAAATTAAGTTCTTCCTGTTCCTCGATATGTGGTGCTGCGGGTGGAACCTTAACATCACTGATCACTTTAATTCTACTATTTCTTGGTACGTCGTAAAGTTTCATATTTTTTTCTTTTTAATTTACGTTCTTCTATTTTGATATCGTCAGTTGGGAATCTACTAAAGTTCCCCATCCCATCCATATCCATAACATCGGGGATATTAGGATAATTTTCTTCTCTTTGTTTTTTGGATCCATAGTATATATTCCAAATCAGAAAATATACATACGCTGAGAATATCACAAACCCAATTACAAACATTGCTACACTCATGAGTTTCTTCTTTGTCTGATTACTAATGCAAATAATAAAATTGTTCCCGGCCAATGTGCCGAATACTGTGCCTCCTCGGTTCTACCAAGTAAACCCAACCCTACTGAGTAGAGTAAACATATGAATGCAAATACCACGGGATACCACACCATCATAAAATCTTTGACTTTTTTCATAATTTTATATTAATTTATTAATTGTTTACAATGTATCTGATAACTCTTGAGAGTATATAAAGAAATAAAAATATCGTGAATAGGATACTATAAGAAGACCTTTTTTTCATTTTTTATTTATTAGATGAGGTTAATCTATCCCAAAGAGATACTTTTTCCTTGTATTTTTTGATATCATTTATCAACCAGTTTATCCTTTCTGACGCCATTCTTGGACAATCATCATCACACAGACCCTTTATCTGTGTTAAGTTTTTAATTATTTCTTGGTAGCTCATAAAAAAATATTTATACAAATATAATAATATTTTTTTAATAAACGCAAGATATTTATTATTAAAGTAAAAATAATGACTAAAAAACACTTTATTTAGAGATGAAAAACATAATGGTTTTATTAATGTGCATTTTATGGGCGGTACCTTCGCTTGCACAAGAAAGTAAAAAAGAGAAAAAAGACTCTTTTATTAAGGAATTTTACAATGATTTTTTAAAGTATGGGACAATCTATGGTGCGGGTGATATTCGTAACTCGTATGAACCAGCAAGAAAAGAATATTTTGTAAGAACAAACGATAATGGTAGTATATATAGTATTCCACAAGTGGTGGATGGTACGGATTATAACCCATTTGATTATAGAATCGGTTTCGGTATTAGAAAATTAGCGAGATTTGATTACGAAAGAAAACCCGGTAACTTTTGGACAGGTAATGCTGATAGAGAAAGACAAATAGCGTTGTCCGCACCTACATCAGCAGTTAAGGGATTTGAATATCTATTCCATTGGGAAAAAGAACGTAACAGAGGTGACGTATGGACCAATAGTAGATATTTTATAAGACATACAGGTAAACACCACATATTAAAATTAGAAAGTAGAAAACAGGGGGCGTTTGATTTCGAATACCAATCAGCGGAAGCGAGATTAAGACTACCTATAGGTAAAAAGTTCTCTTTATCTGGAGGTGCAATCTTCAGAACTCATGACAGGGCTTACGGATATAACCCTTTTGAAATTTGGGTTAATGAGGAAGATGCAGATGGTAACCCATTAAACCCTTGGTACACTCTTGGTTACAATAATGGATACACCGATCAATTTTATACTGAAACTTATATAGATCCAGTTACTGGTGAAGAAGTTGAAAGAAGTGATTGGTTTTGGTTAAATGAGAATGGTGATAGAGTTGCCGATTCAGATTTGGAGTTTAGAGATGGTGTTTTCAGGGACTTAATTAACGATTTTAATAATGGTGCGTGGGATGAAATAGGACAATTTGGTTTGGTTTCACCTGTTGTTGGTTTTGATTTCTATCATTATACACCAAAATTTTGGGCACACGTCTACGGTAATTACCTCTTACCATTTCACACTTATGTAATGGGTGATGATGATTTTAATTATGGTAATAGAGATAATTGGGGTAAAGGTGGTCTAGTTCAAGACGCACAATTCAAACAATGGGATGACTTCCAATTCGGAGCCAACATAGGTTGGAAAGTTGGTAGAAAGTTAGGTTTGTTTGTTGAAGGAGAATATACAAGGATGTGGGATTCGGAATTTTTCTATAGCACATTCGGATTAAACTACACATTTAGATAATATAACAATGAGTAAACAATTAAGTGAAGAGACGAAAATTACATTAGATTTAAAAACAATAGGTATTATTTTATTTTTTGTTGCGACCGTTGTGGGTATGTGGTTTACCTTACAGTCCGACATTAATGAAGCTAAGGAATTACCTAAACCAAACATAACTAGAACAGAGTATGATCTTAAGGATGAACTGATTAGACAAACTATTATGGATACTCAAGAAGATGTAGAGTCCATATTAAAAGAGTTGGAGAAGATTGATGGGAGATTATATGAGTTACAAAAACAAAACTAAAATGAAAGGTATAATCATATTATTATCTCTATTGATATCTACACAGTTATATTCACAACAATGGGTTAGTGATTTAAACTTTGAATCTGAGGTAAGTCAACGTCACCCATTTGGGGATGATGATGTAACAATAACTGTAGTGGAATTTTGGGCAGACTTTAACAAAACAAATTCATTTAAAGAATGGAAATCCTTAAAGGGAGTGACTTACTTTAGATGTAATATAGAGTCAGCACCTAAAGCGAAGAAGAAATATAGGATCAGAATGGCACCCACATTACTTATTTTTGTTGATGGTATTATGGAGAAGTCAATTAAATCTGGTTTAGATTTAATGTTACCTAAAGATCTAAAGGAAATTCAAGAGGACATAGACGAATTACGACAAGGTAATAAATTCTAATTGGCACATTACTTAGTATAAATAAAAAAACCCCCACATTTCTGTGGGGGTTTTCTATTATCGTGTATCTCGATATACGATATTAAGATTCGGAAACTGACGCTTTTCTATAATCAGTAACTAACTTTTTAACTTCACCAATGTGTTTACGAGCTCTTGTCGCTCCCGCCTTGGTTGTTGAATTGTGATTCTCCGTGAACGCAATAAAGTGTTCTTGAATCTGTTCGAAAATTTCTGCTTTCTTACTCATGTTTTTAAATATTTAATTTTTATGATATTACAAATATACCGCAAATAATTTTAATAATCAACTATTTCCACGTAAAATCACATCCCATGTGTCCAAATGACGCGGTATCTTTATATATCGGTCTTCTTAATTCTAAGAAATCAATTATACCTTTAGGTGATAAATCATATCCTTTGATAAATTCATGTTTCCCATCAACGATTGCAGTTGCTTGGAGTGGTTGGTCATATCCAATTGCATACGCAAGTTGAACCATAACTTCTTTTACCTCTGGTCTTTGTTCTAAAATATCCACTGCAATTCTTCTTCCCATATATGCTGCGGATCTATCAACCTTAGTTGCGTCCTTACCACTAAACGCACCACCACCAATAGGTATTCGTGGTCCGTAGTTATCCACTGCTAGTTTTCTTCCCGTTAAACCCGCATCAGCGGTAAACCCACCAATGTTCCAATCACCCGCAGGATTACAATGAAGTGACTCTATCCTATACATTGGATAATTTTCTTCAAAAAATAAAACACATAACTCTTCTAATTTGTGTTGAGGTGCGTTTTGAAATGAACATACAACTCTAAGTGAGTTACCATTCATTGTAACTTGAGTTTTTCCATCATATGGAAAGAATTCGAATACAAGTTTGTTTAATTCACGTGCTAAGAAATATTCCTGTGGTAATTTTTGATCGTTATCTCTACAAGCATAACCAATCATAATTCCTTGGTCACCTGCACCACCAATATCAACTCCTTGAGCAATCTCCGATGATTGTTGATTGATATTAATAATAACATTAATTGTGTTATCGGTAGTTACATCATGAACCACCTTTACAATATTTTCTCTTGTTACTACCGCATTTGAAGTAACTTCTCCTGTAATGTAAACTTCTCCCATACCACCACAAGTTTCAATTGCACATCGTGAGTTAGGGTCTTGTTCTAAATGTAGGTCTAATAATGTGTCCGAAATTCTGTCACACATCTTATCTGGGTGCATTGGGGATACACATTCTGCGGTTCTAATCATATAATTTAAATTTTCTATTGGTTAAAATCAACTCCCCCTGTATTTGTGGAACACCATATTTTGTCTGGTGTGTCAAAAGGGGTGTTTGGTGAAATGGTAGGTGGAGAATAAGTTGGAGGTATTAATGGATTACTATAACCACATTCAACCTCAGTTACGGTTTCTAATTTATTTTTTACGGTACTTAGTTGAGTGACACTTAATTCTGTACCTGAAGCTTCAACGAAACCTCTTAACCATATTACAAATTCATTACTATCCATACTATACTTTTTTTAAAATATAGATAAATAATTTGAATTAATCAACCGTTTATGAAATTGTGGGTTTGTTTTTACGGTAAATTTCGACTGTGGACGATTTACCACGATTATCTAAGTGATCATAAACATCTAACTCTTTACCCCTAAAAAATACTTTAGAGACAAAATCCCAATCACCTTCAGGTGTTCCAATGTCACCACTTTGATAACAGAAATCTTTCGCAGTTGGTACTGTGTCTGATTCAAAAGGTTCAAACTCAGCTACACCACCTTTATTTTCGTCAAAGGTTACAAATATGTTTTCCACCTTTGATTTATCACCTTCACCAGGTATTGCTAAGTACCCTTCATATGGTACGTCATCGGCATCATCACCTAATACTTCGTAAAAATCATTCATGTCCTCACCATTGAAAGTCAAGACCTCTTTACCATTCTCATCGTTTACAACAAACCATAACCCACCATTATCTGATGCTCTTGATACGTGCCATAAATCAGGATTATAAAGATCCTCAATTATCCCCTCATCTTCAAGGTCGAAACGAACTTCCCATAGTTCATCAACACCCTTAGTTTTAATTAAATCTTCAATAGATTTGACCTGTTCATCTGTAATTGAATGTCCTGTTGACTCAACTTCCCATCCATACATTTCTAATTTATACTTTGCCATATAGTTTATTTTTTAGTGAGTTTACAAACTATTAGTTTGTTCAGTAGGTGCACAATACTCTTTCATAAGTGTTTTTGTGTAATCTTTTTCAGATTGTTTGGAACGTAATTCGTAGTGCCATGGATTGGATTCATAATCCTTTAACCAATCTTTGTAATCATCGAAAAGGGAACAGTCATAGTAATGGGTATACTCATGAATTACAACAGAACATAAGGTACTTAGGTCCCAACCATCACTTTTTAATCTCTCTAAGTCAATAATTATTCTTGATCCATTTTTGTCTTTAGGCATAAAACATGCTTCAATAGGACCATCAACGTAGACCGCACTTTCATTACTTAGGTCTTCAATTACTATTTTAACTGGTGGTAATGAGTAGATATTACTCATCATTGTCCCAAAATTATCTATGGCATCCATAATGTGAGGATCTTCCATATCTCTAAGTTTCGGATTATATTCGTATCGATTACGTAATAATAATAATATAGTGGAGACACCCACGACTAAGTAGGCAATCAACATATCAGTTTCTAAATACCACTCCATAACTATTCCTCCTCCTCTATAAATTCACACCATTCTTTACAGTCACCACACCTACCTAAATCCTCATTTCCTAACCATGGGGATGCCCCACAACATTCTGATACCATAACTTATTGATTTACATATAAACGTTCGTGATTATACTTAGCGACGGGATTATGATCCGTTAACTTACCATATCTTTCCGTGGCGATGAAATGAATTGTTTTTGGATCGTGATCAATACACTCACCCATAATATCGACGAAGGAGAAGTTAGACTCATCTACCTCGGGTTGTCTGGTTTTGGGTAATCCACAATACATCGCTTCACCCACCTCACTAATAAACATACCCGTATAAAAACCTTTAAGGTTGTGTCTTTCCACGAATTGATCGGCATTACACCATATAAAAATAGAGTTATCTTTCTCCTTTAAAAGTTCAACCATTTCACTATCAATAATATATCCATTATTGGATTGTGAAGGGAATTGACCTACACTGAATAATCCTCCAGGTGACCCATGACCCATCATCATAACACGATCGTGATCTCTTATCATTGATTTCACTTCATTTCTACTTACATTACCCGTAACCAGTGTCAGGTTTTCTATGTTCTTATAAACATTCTCTAAAAACCACGTACTTCTGTCGTTAGGGTGAATTACTAATGTTTTCATCTTTTACTTTTTTTATTTAAACAAATATACTAATGTTTTTTAGAATATACAAATTATTCGAATAAATTGTGATTATTTACTATTGTTTCATCCCATTTATAGATGATATCCCACCAATTTGTTATTGTGTGATCCCCGTATGGTATGTCATTATTAGTAGATGGTATGGACTGCATCCAATATATTAACCAACCACCGTGGGGGTCATTACCAACCTCATAACTACCTCCGTAAGAACCGAACCTATCGTGGTCATTAATAGTAGGTGTGGGTATTTCCATCGTTCTTGGGTATGCCCAATCACTTTTACTAATTGTTTTAGTAGATCCACCCCCATTAGGTATCCAATCCAATATATCACTCTCAACAGGAACATCACTATCGTAATGGTAATCACCATCCGCATTGGGTGGATAGTGTACCAAACCAACCCTACCACCTCTATAATAAGGTTGTGGTTCTCCTTCAGGATAACCCCCAAACTTCTGATAAAACAAATAAGATAAATCGTAATTGTTCCTATAAGTTTCCCATATACTTAATTGGGCTTCGATTTGGTGACCCCTATTATGTAGATTGTTTGAATACCAACCCGTTTGTCCGTAAACTACGTATGTTTTATTATATATGGGTAAATCATCATCATTACGGTAACTATTTGATACATCACTAGTTAACGATCCGTTATGTGTGAATATTTTATGTGGACTACTCATGTTACTTTCAGGTATACTATAACCATCAGGGAAGTGATTAAACCATATTTCTTTTACCCCCAAATCCTCAACTTTAGTTTTGATGTCCAACTTATCAAATAACTTAAAATAATCAATTTGACCTTGTTCATTGAAATCCATTTCATATATATTAATATATTCAATTACATCAAAACCTAAGTATGGTGTTGAGGTATTATCTTCTTGTCCATGGTACCTTGAACCTTCCTCCATAGACCATTTTTGTCTAATATCACTACCCTTGAAATAGTTCAAAACTGACTCAACACTCAAACCATAAATCACATTATTACCCCAATCTCTTACCGCCTCTAATTCGGCGAACTCATTTGTGATGGTAGTACCATCATTAGATGGTATGTAATTTATTATGATAGTAGGTATGATTAACTCCGAACCACTTATTGGGGTTGTTAGATACTCAGGTACTGTTAAGTATTCACCACCTTCAAATACTGTGGGTTGTATGGTGTCCTCAATTACTATCTCATCCTCCAATAATAATTCTTCTTTTTGACATGAAAGGATAATAAAAAGAACTGATAAAATTAATAATCTAATATTATATGTTTTCATAATAACTTTTTTAAGGTTTAGGGTACAAATATAATAATACTAGTTGATATATCAAAATAAATATTTTATATTTTTTATGATATTTATAGTAATATCGTAATATTATGAAAATACATCTTTCTGAAAGTCAGGTTAAAAAATTAATTAGTGACTATAAAACAATTAATGAACAATCCGTTGGGTTTAATCCTGAAACAAAAACAGAAACGGTTAATTTTAATTCTGTTTGGAGAGCGGGTTATTGGAAACTGACAAGTAACCAGATCCTAAACTTAAATAACCAAATGAAGGTTATTCAAAATTTCTTAGTTAAAAACCCTCAAACTAAATTAAGTATTCAGGTTGAAGCGGGTGAATCTAAGGTAACAAACGCAGATAATGAAGATGGGGGTAAGCCGGTAAAACCAGGTCACCTTTCTTCGAGGAGAGGTGAGTCATTGGTTAATTATTTAAATACTTTCTTTAAAAAATTAGAAAATGGGGGAATGTCATTTACATACCCTGAAATTCCAAAACCTAAAACAATAGTAGGTGCTACACCGTATGTAAGAGGTAAAGATAATCCTAAGGATCCAAAATATAAGAAAGAACAATTTGTTAGGTTAAAAGTAACCGCAACAAGTCAGAGTGAGTGTCTAATTGGGTTAGAAGTTATGATAGGTTACATAGGTACAACAGGTCACCAATGTGATGAGGCGTTATTTGAATTGAAAATGAATGGAGTATCCTTAGGTATTGCAAATCTAAATAATGGTAAGTACGATACTTCAGGTTTTACAAAAAATATAGTTTTAACTGATTCTATGCTTGGGGTTAAGAAATTGATGAAAACACATAATGACAAGATGTACACTAAGATGATAAATGCGGAACGTAGAAAATATGTTAACTTTAGAAAATCCAACCCTGAAACCTCTTATAAAGAGTATGTATTTGATGGTAAACGAATAGGGGATTTAACAACTAGAGGTGATGTACCCTCCTATAAAGCATACGTGGAATCATTTTATAAAAAGAACAATCCACTTAAGGTAACTTACAACGATGAAACTGTTTTTACTAAAGAAATGTTAAATAAAATGATCGAAGACCGTAAGGGGACGACCCCTTTCTCAAAGTATGATATGAATATATTAAAAAGGTCTGTTGGTAAACCGTTCAAATTTGATAAGGATCAAAAAAATAAGACCGTTAAAGCGTTACACCAAAAATTAACAACTCTACCTGGTAGAACTTCCGATAAGAAATTTGGAGGTAAAAGAACTCAAACATTTACCATAGACACCGCCAAAGCTAAGGAGATATTCGATCAGGGTAAAATAAAAGATAATAAAATAATTTTAAGTATGGTACCTTTAGTATCACGATCAGGACCATACTCACATTATTACAATAATGGGTCCCACAGTGATGTTCCCTTCGTTAAGATAACTAAAGACGGTGAGAGTAAACCTAAGTATAGGGGATACCCATCAGTATCAGTTACTAGAGGTAGTTTGAAAGAGGTAACTCTATTGGAAACGGATCTATGTGGTAATCCAATTACTGCGAAGAGGCAGTAGAATCCAATTCTTCAATCATTTCCTCAGTGATCTTTTTATGTACAACCTCCATGATTGAATCGAGTTGAGTTTCAGTATAGTATTTATCCTTAAACCGGAAGTATTGTACACCATCATTTCTATCCATAAGTTCAAACCGTTCTTTGTTCGGGTCTTCCACAGACACAACCTCAGTACTTTGACATTTAGGTACTTCTTTAGTTTCAACACAAGAGGTAAAACATACCCCTAACACCATCATTACAATTAACTTTTTCATAATATTTAATTTTTTATTCTTATACAAAGATAACAATATTTTTGAATATACAAACAAAATACTAAAAATTTTTAATATATACTAGTGATTATTTTTTCTTATCACTCTTAATACTCTTAATCAAGAATATAATGATTAGGAAAAAACTTCCACCCAAAAACAAATTGAAGAGGTACTCAAACATATAATTATTTTACGTTGTTCATCTTAAACCACTTAATAAGGATACTCGCAGTTTTGTAGTTTGTTGCGAGTGGGACATTGTGAACATCACATAACCTCATCAACATACTGATATCAACATCATGTGGATGTTTATCTAAAGGGTCTCTCATAAATATGACACCCGTTATTTCACCATTAACGACTTTAGTGGCAATCTCAGCGTCTCCACCAAGTGGTCCTGAATTTACTGTCTCTAAATTCTTAATACCGGCATGTTTACAGTGTTTACCTGTTGTTCCCGTAGTTACTATATCTACATCTTCCCTATTAAAAAATGGTAATCTTTTTGACACAAATGCGACCATGTCCGCCTTTTTGTTATCGTGTGCTATAAGTGCAAATTTCATTTAATACAAACCCCCATTTGAGTGGATCCTTGATAGATCTGAAGATGTGAGACTTTCCCACCATTGCTCCTTCATCTCTTTTAGTATTATACCTTCATTGGTGTCCCTACATGATTTTGATTTACATACATAAACAAGACCTGTTTGTTGATCATAGTACGAGTCAACCGAACTTAAATAAATCATGGTTAATACCTGTTTCATAATAAATATACATAATTTTTTATCTAATATCAAATTCACGTATACCTTCAGACCTTCTCGACTTCAGGGCGAACGTTTTAAACATCTCTCGCTTACCTTTTCCATCTTCGATACCATTGAGTACTATAATTGGTTTTGTTTCGTCTGAGGTGATTAAAATGATTTTAGACAACCCGACTAACCTATATAGAAATGGTTCATACAATTGAACGTCTTTTATTCTAAAGTATTGTATCTCTTCTGTATTCACGTTTAATATACCCCTTCTCTCAATAACGGAATCTGAGGTATATGTCCATGACCAAAAGTATAGGTCAACTACATGGTATAACCATATTACCAAAGGGATTAAACCAAATTCTGGTGAGAAATATGTTACACCTATGGCCAATACAAACCAATGTATTTTTATCCATTGTGATGGTTTATCGACTGACGATCCATTTAAATTTGTTTGAAAACTATTTGTGTTATTAATCATAATCCTAATTTTTCTAATTCAATTACGGTAGTATCAAAATCTTTATGTAAAATACCTATACCACCATTAGATATCCACTGTTCTATATTAGAATCCCTATCATCAATTAATATACAGTCTTCACCCGCATACTTCTTTTTATTGTTTGAGTACTCCAATAGAAGTGGTACTCCCGGTAACTCTCTATTAACCCAAGAGTTTTTACCTTTTCTAGATCCGTATCCGTTACGAGATGGGGAGGACAATAGTACGGGATAGTATTCTTCAATATAGGACCATAATTTTTTACCGTCCTTCATCCATTCTAAATTGTCCCAAAACTCTTGACCTTTTTCATTTATGGGGTTCCAAAATTCAGGTGTGGTGTGCCACTGACCTGATATATCTAAACCTGTGAGTTCTAAGTAACCCTTCTCGAAATCGACAAGAACACCATCCATATCACAGAATATTTTGTATCTAAGATTATTAAATAATGTCATTTTAAAAATGTGTTAAGTATATTCCCGTAGTAAAAACCGTAAGTAGTGTAACTCCCACACCTATTACGAACCCTTGTAGTTTTGGATTTAAATCTTCGAATTTTGGTATCATGATTTTTTTATTTTATTAATTAAACTTGTAATTTCATCTTCACTTATATATCCGACTACATCATCATCATGAAACTCGTCATAGAATTCCCTTGTGAACTCACCATCTCTAAAAATGGCAATCTCATAAGAATCGTATTCAAGTGGATGTGATAGGTTAGCTCTCGGTGAACAGTAGAAAAACTGACCACATACAATGGAGATATCTATATTATCTTTAATGTTAGTTTTGGATTTGAATCCACCTACTTGGTGGGGTTCGAATTGAATTTCTTTAATTGTCATGATATATAATTTTTACCTTTATACTGACAAAGATAATAATTATTTTATTATATACAACTAAATTCTAAGAATATTTTTAGAATATACTAATTATTCTTCCATAAGGGGTTCCATGGAAATGTATTCTTTCACTTTCTCAATTGAGATAGTACCTGTGTATCGTTCTCTTTTTTGTTCACCTTTCTCTTCGATTATAACCTCTACAGGTACACCATTCTTTTCACAATCGAATTTATCTTGTATTGTTACCTGTACATGTTCGTTATTAAAACGGTATATTGTATTATAACCACCATATTTTTTAAAATACTTATTTAGTATTTCTTGTAACTCGTTTCTTGATTTTTCACATTCGGGATGTGATTCAAATTCTTCTTCTAATTTAGATGAGTAACCCTCGATATGGGTTTCCATATCTTTAAGTGATACTTGTTCTAATGGAATTTCCCACATTGGGTTCTCGTACTCATAGTTAAGATCTTTACTATCAACATATGCATCAAATAAACTCTCACAATCGGTTATTTGTGTAATATTTTCTTTGGATATAAACAGAGCTAACCTCATTACCGGTATGTATATGTCATGACTATTACGATCTTCATCAATGTCTATATATTTCGTTATCTCATTCTCTTTAACTTCATTTGCAGACCTAACACCCTCTTCATTTAATTGAGAGTATTCATCCGCAAGATCATTAATAAGTTCATCAAAATACGTAAAACTTATTTTCTTAATAAATTCATCACGACTGTTTGCATAAGGGATATAATTTTTATCGTAGAATGCTTCGAGTATTGGTGTTAATATTTCTTTTTGCTGATCTTCGTCAGTATCTGTTATGTCACTCCTAAGGTATTCCCCGTGATCTGAATAATGACCTGAAGCGGACTTATACCCATCTAACGCATATTTTGTCGTTTCAACGTCATCACCTATCTCACTAAGTGTAAATATTATTCTATTATTGTCTCGTTGGTCCGACGACACATCTAATACATTACCGTCGTTAATAAATGACCCCTCATTTAGTTTTTCAATAAGTTCGTCACCATTGTTATTAATTAGTATTTCTACCAACTTATTGTCGGTGTCCCCAATCTCTTTTTCAGTTAATGTGGCCACATCCACATAACCTAAGAAATCCATTCTGTCTAATTCAGTACTGTCGACTGGTGTGTCATCAAACAATGATGGGAAGAAGTATTTTGTAACTTCCCTATGTTTGTTAAAGAAATCTGAAGTGGAAATTCCTCTATCCGCGGGATTCATAAATTGTTTAGTTTCAAAATGGAACTGAAATTTCTGTGTTGGTTCGTCCCTTTTCACAATAACATATAGACTTCCTTTGTTATTATGTTGTGAGAAGTGGTTACTACGACCTTTATATTGGTCATTCGTCGAATATGGTCCCCATGCAGTACACCATTGTGTTCCGTGACCTAAGTAAGCGGCACCTTTCTCAGTTGTTGGGGTGTATATGATCCATTTCTCACCACTCATTAATAGTTTATGATCAGAATCAGTTAAAGTATTAACCACATCAAAGTAATTACGGTCCCCATCCTTAACATAGTATTTCTCCACGAGGGTATATAGGTCACCTAATTCTTTTACTTTGTTCACATCGACAGGTACTTGATGTTTGTAGACTAACGTAAGATACTCTTTTGCCTTTGGATAATCCTCTGGTTTTAGTTTATTCGATTTAAACATTTTAATAAGTAACTTAGCGTACTTACCAATCTTTAGTATTTCGTAGTCTTCTGGTATTTGTTTAAGTTTTGTTTTGGGGTCTAAACTTATTATGTTAAGAAACACATTCCATTCTATATCTGAATAGTATTTTTTGTATATTTCTTTTGGTCTCGCCTCAAGAATAAGTTCGTAAATTGTTTCTATTAACTTCATCCCTCTAATTTATAATCATACTCAACCTCTCCCAATCTATCGTTAATCATATCATTAACGTTCTCGTTACTAGCATCACCTTGATATCTATCATCAGGACTAAACTTAGGTGAGTCGTAAGTGTTTTTATAAAACATTTCCTCGAAATAACATTTAGGGTCGTAACCACAATCTTCGTCCATTTTATCTATTACGTCTACATCATCAATATCTTGACCTAACATATCCATCATTGTTGAGAATTTTATTTTAAGTGTAACCCCTTCATGGTCAAAACTTTTTATATCCCCATATTCCATCAAACATTCTCTTAATTGGTCTTTTAGGTAATTAACATAATCGTCAGCCTGTGCACTACTCAAACATTCTCTTAGAATACCTTTAATGTGGTCTTCAGTGTCGTACTGTTCAATTAAGTCCTGTAAAGACTCTCCCTCATGGTCCTCTATTTCCTTACCTTCTCTCTTAATTAGTTTATTGATAATATCTTTAATTTTCTCTTCATTTTCGGGACTTAAATAATAATCTAAAACTGACTCCCAATCCCCATCGTAATGGTAGTTTTCATAAATATCCCAAATATCACCATCTAATATGGTCTCAAAAAGTCCAATGTCGACTTTTCTATTATCTTTAGTTGTGTAACTACGTATGTTGTAGTCACCACCAACATAGTCACCAATATCTTCAGGACTTATATGTATCTCAAAATCAAACACACCATTATTTGCACCCAAAACAAACCTAACTCTGTTTTGGAAAAAATCAGGATTACGTTTTAGTATTGCTTGAACTTTTCTAGTGCTCAATTCCTCATAAAGAGAAGATAACTTCATATTGATAAATAGTTTGATTTTAAATAAGAAACCCCACTGTGTGGGGTTTATATTACTTATTTATTTTGAATACTGTTGGTGATTCCGATCCGTCGTCTTTAAAGACAAAATAATTACCTTTATCGTCTTTACCTAATTTAAGTGGAACACCATCTTCGTCACTTTCCACACTTTCTGGTTCGTCCCCCATTTCCTCAGGTCCTTGTTGTCCCATTTGCATTATCTCAGGATCAGTGGAACCTTTCCACTCTTCTTGTTCGTTAATTACATCCTGAACTAACTTCTCAAGATCCTCTTGTTTTAATTTAATGACTTTTGACATAATAATTGTTTACTAATAAATATCTAAATCTTTGAAAAAGGGTAGTAATAAATCCTTGTCAGATATTTTAGGTTTTTTACCCACATTCCAATCTATATTTAACTCGGGGTCATTATATATCACACCACCCTCACTATCTTTAGAATAGACATTGTCAACTTTATAATTAAAAACCGCTCTTGATTGTGTGGAGAACCCATGTGCACAACCTTTAGGTACAAAAACAGATTGTAAATCACCCCCTTTTAACTCTACCTTTACCACCCTCCCATACGTTGGGGAGTCTTTTCTAATGTCTAATATAACATCAGTTACACCACCATAAATACACCTAACCAACTTAGATTGTTCGAATGGGGGTTTTTGAAAATGTAATCCTCTAATAACATTTTTTTCCGAAAATGACTCGTTCTCTTGGATGAACTTAAACGTGATTCCCGTCTTTTGGTTAAATTCACCGACATTAAAGGGTACTTGGAAGTGTCCCCTATTATCTACATATTTATCAGACTCTATTATGTAACAGTCTTTTATGTCAGTACTTTTAATTTTCATCTAATCTAGTTAGTATTTTATTTTTAAGTTCTGAATAATAAATTTCTATTAGTTGGTCGTCAGATCCCAATTTTTCAAAGTAATTCTTAAATAGGGTCACATAATTTGATGCCCCCTTTAGTTGTTCTTCATTTTCACAACTATCAATAACTTTAATTGCCTTCTTGTATGTTTGACTTATGAATACCATTATTCCTCTATGGTGTGTATGTAGAGTGGTGTATTTTCACCCACATATGCGTTAAGTACATTAAAATCTAGGTACTCTATTGCATCTTCATGAGATAAACCTTCTTCCAAAAGTACGTCTATCATTTTAGAGATGTCATAGATTAATTTACCACTTAGTGGTTCTAAACCAACAATTGCATCATCGAACCCATCTGCCTGAAGAACTTCAAGTTCGGGGAATTGGTCATGTATTTTTTCAATATTACTCATATAAATAATATACGAATAATATTTTAATAAATCAAATACTAAAGGTGTTTGTCCTTTATTAGTTGAACAAAACTATTAGTTAGGTTCTCAATACTTGTTTTATCTTCCGTAGAGGATTTATCAATAATTGGCCTAATTTGATTTTTATCGTTATAAAGGGTATTTTTATTTACTTCTGACATAATAACTTAGTTTTTAATTTATTCTTTACCTATATCACCACAAGGACCCGATGAATATGAACCTCCATAACACATTGGTTGTGAACCACAACAATCTATGAACGCACCATCCTCCATACATTCACCCATGGCATAAACACATGGACTATTGCAACTACAATTGGTCCATTCAAATTCTTTATGATAACACATACACCCAATCTGTTCTTTATTGTGATGAATAACACTTTGTGTAGGGGTTTCAGAACTATCTGTTCTGAAATAGTAATCTACCTCTTCGACATCTATACTATATGCAACTTCATGGACGTACCTATAACCCATAGAAACTATCGTTTCGGGAATAAGGTTCCCCCCACTCAATTCTCTTGTTATTACTTTACACCCAACCAATAAATTATCCGCAATCATGAATCGATACAACTCATCGTTTGGTCCTGATGATAGGATTTGACTTCTACCTAAAAAGTTATATGTTTTACCCCCACTTAAGGTTATAATGTGTTCAAAAAATCCCGACTCTTCGGAAATAATACTATCAGTACTAACTGAAGTATCGGTGAGTCCACTTACGTAGGTAATAATTTTAAAATTGGTAATTTTAATATTTGAATCCTGAGTAATAACTTTTAATACAAAAGAACTAAAAGTGTTTGAACCTTGAGATGGGATCTCAATAGAATATTTACCACCCTCACCACTAACTGTAATTAAATCAGTATTATATCTAGGTAACGTATCATCATCACCATTTCCGTTATGATTATATGGGTTATTCTCAAATATGAATTTAACATCAATTGACCCTTCACAGGATGCATTAAATGTTAATTTACCACCCTCTTGAAAGGTAACATTTGACAATTCAGTATTGGTATTTGCAAAACCACCCCATTCGTTAGATGTAGTTGGGTTATTATATGTTGGATCATAACCTTCTTCTTTGGTATAAGACATACCCCCAAATGGGCCATCAAATACGGGTGAATATATTATATTGCTACTATTTAAATCATCTATATTCGAAGAAAAATTAACATGGGATTCGTCATCAGGTCCTAATCCCGATAATATCACACTTGAGAGGTTATCACCTACTTTAAGATCTTTTAGTTTAACTAACGAACCATCACTTTTTTTAACATTATCGTTTTCAGATCCAGTATAAAGTTTCGAAGCTGCCGTTGACCCTGTTTTTTGTAAGTACTTAGGTCTCTCCCATGGAGATAGTTCATTTGTTGTACCATCGTAATCCACAGCATCTGTTATTGGTAACCTATTAGAATGACAGAATACGTCGAACGGATTTAAAACTGACAGGTCACTTCCGTATAGTATTGTAATATGTCTGTACGTTTTTAATTTACCGTCAATTAAATCGTTAGTGTTACAAATATATTCCTGAAGTAATTCATTACTATTTAATCCGTTTTTAAGTGTGTTTAATTCCTCAACACTATTAATTCTATATACTTTAGGGTAATTTTTATAGTTGGTCGTAGGATACCTTTCCTTAATAATAAAGTTAGGGTGGTTACCATTGTCTGTTATCGTCGTACCTATGGTATCTACACTAATCTCATTCCCATCATTAAAAAATACATTAGGTAATGAGTTGGGATTACTGTCAGATATCAATTTTAGAAACCCAAAATTATCTTTACAGTATGATTCATCAACTAAAGCATTGTCGTCATATGCAATTCTTAAGATTAGTTTATCATCCGCATCCTCGATCAATGGTAAAGATCCATCTTGATTTTGACTGATAAAACTAACATTGTGAGTTTCACCATATACATTAGATAACATATGACTAATCTTTTGATGGGAAGAATTACCGTCATGTTGTTTGTCTAACCCATCTTGTAATAAGGTAGGACCTAAAGCGTCTATAATGACAATACTTGTTATGTTATTATCTAAAAGAAACTGATCAAATACAGACTTGTTGAAGTAGTCTTCGGATCTTGCAAATGAAGGTAAAACAGAAGTGTTACTTTCTAAGTGTTTAAAATTACCGTTATTATCTTTAAGGTAATCATTACCTACCAAAACTGCTCTCATATTAATGTGTTTTTAACTTTTGTTTTAAAGTGTCCTCGGTCTATTTCACTCCATTTACCTTTTGGACACTCATCCCCTTTATTAGTAAATATCTTACCATGTATAAAACAACCACAAACACCACAACTACAAAAATTATCCTCAACACTACCCTTAAGAAATTCACATCCTTTACAAATTTCTAATCTTTTTAGTGCCAGATCTTTTTGTTCTATGGTTGGGCTAATTTTTACTTTATATGCCTCAAGTATCTTTTTAAAATCAATCCTCATAACAATAAATATCTGTTTAAAATTTTAATAGATAATTTTAGGTGTGGGTTTAGGTTTCCCACACGCACCGCACGTCTCTCTGTAACCGGCATTTAATGCACCACAACCACAGTTCCAAGTGGAATCAACATAACTATTAATCATCTTACAATATTAAATGATTTAATGGTGTCACATTTAGTACAAACAACGGTGTCTATTCTACCTCTAACACATGAATCTTGTTCCCACAATTCTACATGATATTTATCCGTTTTACAAGTACAATTTTCTTCTACGGTACATCCCACAGAATCCCATTTTTTAAGTTTTGGATCGGATAACCATTCTTGTCTTAATAAACTTACCATACTTAATGTTTTGTTATTAATATAAGAATATTTTTTTAATATATCAAGAATAAAAAAAAGGGACACAATTTAAATTGTATCCCCTAATAGATTTGAATAGAACCGAAACCAATATTACTTCTTGTTTATTGTTTTCTTTATGATGTCTTTTATTTCTTCTTCATTTAACCTCATATCTGCAGTATCCACATCCTGTCTTGTCATTTGAGCCCTTTTAGCTGCCAATTGGAATTGTTTCTTACCACTCATTTCTTTCTTGAAGTTATCTAAAATTTCTTTTAGTCCTTGGACAATGTTAACATCTGTTAATGGGTGATTATCTCCTGTGTCCCCACCAACAATTTTACCGTCTTGTTCTTTATCTACTTTACCATCAAAATCCTTTTCTTCACTTAAATCAACATCAACAAAAAGATTTATTGATACATCCTCATCCTTGAATATTTTTCTTGCTACTCTATCAGTAGGTAATTTCTTTGCGTATTCAACGGTATAGACTAATTCCCATCTATATCCAGATGTCATCTCACCTTCACCCTGAGCAATACCTTTTATTTCTAAATCAGATGATACCATTACTGAAAAATCTTCTTCATTTGGGAAATCACCTCTATCTAATTTGAATACAGGTGTTTTACCGTATCCAGCACCTTGTTGAGTAAAACGTGTTTTGGACCAATTAGAATATCCTGAATTGTATTGTCTTCTTAAACTATTGGATTTTTTTGGATTGTACTCATCACTTTCAAAATACTCAGGTGTTCTACCCCTCATAACCGTTTTCCTTGTGGTATTTTGGAACTCTTCCTGTGTTTTATATAAATTTATGTTATGTGACTGAAATGTAATCTCTTTATCGTTTACTTCACTGTATTTATTTCTGTGTTTTGGGTTAAGGATAACTATTTCAGGTAAACTTATTCTTTTTAATGTAGTTACGAAATCTTCATCATCCACTAACTCATCTTTTAAGATAGAATTAAATGTTCTATTTATCTTCTCCCTAGTATATGTAGTTTTAGTCCCTGTTGCATCAGGTACTTGATCCGCATTATCAAAAGTGACCTCTTCCCCATCATCGCCAGGGATAGGTTTTACACCCCCTATATCTCTACCTCTTGGTTTATATGATGGACAGTTCTCCTCTTTTAACTTAACCTTACCAAATTTCTCTTTTAGTTTAGGTACTAAATCAGGGTGTTTTTCTGTCAGTTCGTCCCATTCACAAGTAAAAATAATTGGGGTGACCTCTCCGTTTTCATATCTATACCAACCAACATGTTCAATCGGTTTACCGTCATTGTCTGTTTCGAACATTGCTGTCCAAGGTGCAATTACTTCCTTTTGATCCACACTAGAGACGGTTTGTTCACTTCTGTTGTCGTCAACAATAACATCACCAGGTTGTATTTGTGTTACCTTAACAGTGTTCTTATTTTCTCCATCAACTTTTATAACTGATTGTGATGTACTAAATGTCATCTCCTCACCATTATCTAAAGTTAAAACAATTTTTTTAGATTTTTTTGTGGGTTTACCTGGTTCAATTTCTTTCTTTGGGAGTTGGTCTGGCCTTAACGGCATTTCGTCTAACTCCTTAGATTCGTCAAAACCTTTATACCCAGGTCGTCTTATAGTGGTTAGATTCTCACCAATAAGAGTCAAAATATCTTTTTTACTTAATTCTTCCATTAGATCGTTTTATATATAAATACTTTATTTATTAGTTTAAACCTTACAAACTAAAACTTTCCCCACATCCACAGGTTCTTGATGCGTTTGGGTTGATCCATTCAAACCCTTTACCGTTTAAACCACCTTGGAAATCTAACACTGTTCCCGCTAAATAAAGTAGTGAAGGTTTATTAACAACCACCTTTATTGCGTCCACTTCAAAGACACTATCACCCTCATTTATTTTATCATCAAAGTCCATTTCGTATTGTAATCCACTACAACCTCCACCACTTACACCAACCCTGAGATTGTGAGTGTCGGGGGTTATACCTTCATCCATCATTAGACCCACTATTTTTTCTATTGCTATTTCTGTTACGTCTACCATATTATAAAATATACGAAAAATAAAAATTTATAACAAATCATATTTCTCTTTAGTCCACTTAACTTGATCATAAATTTTCATACGTTTGTTGAGTGTGTTTATTGCACTTTTAAAATCAGAAGGAGTGGGGGAATTTGCCTTACCGTAACACATGGTTTTTTTACCTTTACGATACTGTACATCTACCCATCTTTTACCCTTCCTTAAAGATATAAATATCGACGCGACACCGTGAACAAACTGATTACCCATACAATTTTTCATTATATGACCCTCCACTTTAAACTCTTCTTCTTTAGATAGTAATTTTGGTTGGTAGGTTACATCTCCGATCTTTATTGGTTGTTCAACATGTTTCACAAATTCATCGGGAAAAAGGTATCTAACTCTGTACCCCTTCTGTAAATATTTTCTTAAGGATTCCCATTCTTCAAATAACGTATCTAATTCAGAATCCTTTGTTGCGGTAAATTTCAATTCAATACCTCTCTTTTCAATCTTGTTTCTTAATTCAAACAAACGAAATAAAGACATAATCAAAGTACCATCAGATGTAAGATCAGTATTTAATCTTAACCCCTCCTCTTCCCATCTTTGTATCAACTTAACCATGTTCCTTTTCTCTGTTTCATTTTTAAGTGGGTGTACTTTCCTGTTGGGGGGTGCCTTATAACAATGTAAATGCCAATCTATCCTATTCATATAATCAATGTAGTTGTCACCAAATAATTTACTAAAATAATTAAGTGTTTTGATTATAATGGGCATCCCTTCACTATCATTATTTATGGAACTAATAAATTGTCTGTTTTTAATACCGTATTGTTCTAATACCGCAGGTACAAACTTACGATCATTGGTTTTTAAATACTTTTGTTTAGGATAATCCTCTTGTATATCTATGTAAATCAAATCGTGACCTTTGATGTTCTTTTTGTCTAAGTGAAAATCAACTATAAGGTCGTATAAAGGATCTATCTCAACTTTATTGTACCCCTTTTTTGAAAGGTACTCATCTTTTATTCTAGGTTGGATTATTTTCCTTATTAGTTCCCACGCCTCTTCAGTCTTCTTTTTGTACCGACTACCCCAACTTGACCCTTTTTTAGAACCCCCGAAAAAACCAACACTTGTTATATCCTCCAACTGTGAAAACTTATTCTTGGAGGTCCTTCCATTGGAGGATTTCTTATCCCCTAAAAAACCTTTATTTGTTGTTTGTGAGAACACATGGAAGTCAGAGGTTTTTAAATCAATCGTTAGTTTATGTTCTGTCTCAACTCGTCTTCTTAACTCGAACTCGGTTTCATTGTTTTCGTTGAACCTCATATAGGTAAAAAGGTAAAAGAGTTCTACCATCAATACATCATCGTAATGATATATATCAATAGAACATTTCTCCTGACATTTACCTTTATCTGTTTTCTTGTTTTGTTTGTAATTGAAAACCTTTTCCACACCAATAATTTAGGTGAAAAAAAAATAATTGTGTAGTGTTATTTTAGTAATTTATATAGGTATTTATAATAATATTTATAAAATTATGGCATCAAATAAAATTAAACCTTCTTCTAAAGAATACATGAGAGATTCTAAAGGTAAAATAATGAACAGTAAGTGGTACTACAAGCACCATACTACTTCCAATACTTCTACTGAAGAATTAAAAAAACTGTACGAATCTCCCTCATATAACAAAAAAAAGAATATAATTAAGAAAGAACTTATAAAAAGAGGAGTTCTGTAGGGTTTTAAAACGAAAAATAGTTAACTATTATTTCACCCATATTGTGTGATGGTACCACGTAACTAAAACCGTGTGTTTCACATATACGGATAACCCCATCTCTCATGGGTTTACTATTACCTGTGATTATTGTTAGACTGAATGTCCCACTATTAGATCTAATTAATAACTCATCTTCGACAAGAATGAACGCTTCCGTCCTGTTTAGTCCATGTAAATCAATAACGTTACTTCTCACCAATTATTCTTTTTTGGTCTTTTATTGAGTACTCAAATATTAGGTTGTATATGTCTTTAAGTAATTGTGGTGGTAAACCATCATCATTACATTTAGTTTCAAGTCTTCCGTAAATTTCTTCTTTACGCTTCTCACACATATCCGTAATGTGGTATTCTCTTTTTAACTTACCTATGAGGTTAGTATCGTTAAATCTTTTTTTAATACAACCATACAACGCATCATCCAAAACATCAATCTTTCTTCTTAATATGTCTAAACGAAAATTATAATTATTCTTTTGTTCCATATTTGTTTTTGATTTTGTCAGATAATGGAACGGAGTCCCCATTTTCATCTATCCTTACAAATCTTATGTTAGTTTGTAATATAACCGTTTGATTACCTGAGTACACATTATGGGCTCTCGCCTCTAAATAAAACGTAATTGACGTGTTACCAACATGAACTACATTTCCATAAATCTTAATTAGTTGTCCTTCCTTAGCTGGTTTTTTGAATATACATTTATCAATCATGACAGTAACCATTCTTGGTGTGTCACATATCTCCATTGCATATGCAGCACCAGCAGCGTCTAACCATGCTAGTAGTTTACCACCAAACAAGTTAGCGTGAAAACCTAAATCTGATTTCTTTATTGGGTGTGTTGTTATTAATTGCATTTAATTACTTAGTGGTGCTTTTATTGGTGGGTGTGAATGATAATGTAATAACTCATAGTCAAAATCACCGTTCATAATATCGGAACTAAGTAATTTCAATTTTGGTAGGTGGGGTTTAGGTTCTCTACTTAATTGTTCTTCCGCCTGTTCCACATGATTCAAATATAAGTGGGTGTCACCTAAATTACCTATAAGGTCTTCGGGTACCATATTTACTTCTTTAGCAATTAGATGTAGTAACATCCCATAAGATGCTATGTTGAATGGTAAACCTAAAAACGTATCAACAGATCTCTGATTCCAAGATAAGGATATGGATCTATTTGGTACCCCCATCGCATCCATATGTTCACTAAAATAATCTGAAGATTTGTTTATAGAACCTCTATTGTGGTAGTCAATTCTTTCATCTAAATTTAATTCTCTGGTATACACTTGGAAACCATAATGACAGGGAGGTAAAACCATTTGACTTAACTCTCCAACATTCCATGCCGACACCATCAATCTTCTACTATCAGGATTAACTTTAAGTTCATTAATTAAATTTGAGATTTGATCTACATAATATGGGTTAACATTACTATCATATCCAAACCAATGTCTCCATTGTTTTCCGTAGATAGGACCTAACTCACCCCATTGATCTCTAAATTCTTGATCTTCATTGAAATCCTCCATGAACTCCTCTATAGTGAGGGGTTCAATAGTATCGTCATCTTTAAAATTATAGTTGTAAATGTTTAAGTAATTTTTATATGCATCACCATTCCAAATTTTACAACCATTGTCCACTAAGTATTTGATATTAGTATCTCCTTTTAAAAACCATTTTAATTCAGTCATTACGGATTTGACCGCCATTTTTTTAGTTGTTAGTAGAGGGAAACCATCGTTCATGTTATGTCTTATCTGTCTACCAAACACAGATAATGTACCTGTCCCTGTACGATCATTCTTCTTTACTCCGAAATTTAATATATCATCCAATAATCCTTGGTACTGTGCATCTAACTTATTCATAATTAATTATTTTATAAAATTGTACGTTTTCCAACCTAATCGATAATACAATAACGACGCTCTTCTGTTCCAATCGTCGGTAACACCGTACATAGATTTAAAACCTCTTCTACTCTCCTCCTCGAAAAACATATAACACATTATATAACCAGCGTTATTAGGTCTGTCTTTCTTATCTAAATTGACAAAACACCCACCTAAGTAAGTTTCATCATCTTCTAATTCTTGATCAACATCAATCCAATTATATGTAAAATTAGGGTTACCCCAATTCCACCCAATACACTTATCTTTATAATAAAATAAATAAGTATACGATTTTGATTCAAACCTTTTAATGACTGTTTCTACCGTAGGAGCATCATCCCAATCAGGTATTTGTTTTATAATTAAGTTAGATACTTTAGTGATGTCATCAATAAACGTTTTGTAATTATTTACATCAACATATTGAAGAGAATAATATGACGGAGTCTTACGTGACGTTAGGTCCCCATCGACCATTCTGTATTGTACTATTTTATCTACATCTACCATTAAAGGTTATCGTTCAACTATTTCTGATTTTTAGATTTAAATCTATTTGATTCTGATGTTTTACTATGTTTAGTTTTTCTACCTTTTACACGTTCTCTCCACATCTTAAATGATGACTCTTTCATATGAGTTCTCATTATCTTACGAACCTCATTCTCTTTAATACCGAATTGGAATTCTATAGCTTCAAAGGGGGTCCTATCTTCCCATGCCATTTCTATAATCCTATCTAAGTCTTCTATCTTCACTTTAAATCTTTCCTAATATCATTTTTTACCACTCGTAAATATTTTGCTCGTTTCTTCGCATCTACAAATGGTACTGACCAAAATTGTTTTGTTTTTCTCCACCTACTCAATTTCCATCCAAACACAAACGTGTAAACCCCCATTACTAATCTTAACTTAACTGAATTAAGATATAAAGTAACAACAGGTAACATCGGTGCACCATGTGTTATATAGGTCCTAACTTTCTTATCACTAAGAAATGGTTTTGGGTAAGCATACTTACCAAACAATGGTATGAACTTATATGCAAAACCTGGTGTGAGTACCTCATCGAAGAATGTCTCAGTTTTAGGGGTAAGTCTAAACCACCAAACAGGTGAAACAAAATAGATGTGAGTTGACCACTTAACTAATTTTTTATATCCCTTGATTAACTCGGTTCTATCACGATGTAATTTATCATCATATAAATCAATAATCTCAAACTCTTCTTTATATCTGGTTAACTCTCTTACGATAGTTTTGAAAATACCATTGTAACAAAATGATTTTTTATCGGGATGTCCTATTACTATTAAATGTTTTTTCATTTCCACAACACTTGAATTGAAATTAGAACGAAACATAGTCCTAAACTAATGATCGTTTTTAAATCTATACCTTCTTTAAAATAGATGTTTACAAATATTGCATATTGTAACATACCAATACTGAAACCAATAAATCTAGCGGGCCATAGTAATCCGTCCATCGCGTCCACAGTGTACTTAGTACCCCATATAAAGAAAAAAGATATAATTATACCTGTTGCAGCAACAACCACCTCATTCTCTTTGAAACTCTTCCAAATGAACTGACCGTTTAATTGGTAGAACACCATAATATGTCCTATTAAAAAATATACTATTCCGAGAATTAAGTCGTTGTACTTTGTCATGTTTAAAATATACGTAATTTAAATTTAAATATCAACTAATTATAGATATGGCAGTAATAATTGATGGTCAAGTATTTTACGCAGAATACATGACAACCCCCGACCAAATAAAACAGGGTATGATGGGTCGTAAAGAACTAAAGGGTTGTATGGTTTTTGATATGGGTAAGGGGTACCACAGTTTCTGGATGCACAAATGTCTAATTCCTTTGGACATTATATTTGTCAATAAAAATGTAATAACGAATATACACTTAGATTGCCAACCATGTGATTTAGAATGTGATAAGAGATATACAGGTATAGGGGATCATGTAGTAGAATTCCCTTCAGGTACTTGTAATAATCTTAAAGTTGGTGATCGTGTGAATCTAAATTACTAAACTCGTAAGGTACTCTAGGTTTACGTTTTTCAAAAACCCAAAAATAAGAGTGATATTTTCTGGCGTGGTGCTGTTTCTTCCACTTAGTTCCGTTAAATGCATTTACTCTAACGTTGGATGTCAATACGAACATATCTCTTGGGTAAAACCCTAAAGAATATGCCATATTCATTACCATGACGTGACTGAAATGTTGTTTACCACCAGAAACCGTATCTTGACATTTCATAACCACAAAACCACCTTTCTTAGTGAGTCTATACAACTCTTTAAGTGTATTGTAATAATTTTCTTTTAGGTCATTATATGTTCCATAACCTTCGAATCTTTTTGCTATAATAGAACTATTTGGTCCATTCTTTTTATAACCCTTACCACTACCAACAATAATAAATGGGGGATCGTACATAATCGCACTCATTGATTCATTTTCAAATGGAAGATTCTCAGAATCCGACTGAATGACATGTTCATAATGTGGAATTAAATCCGTCTTATGTGTGGGGTCTGGTAACCCCTTCCAAAAATTACCTTTAGAGTAAGTACAATCTAAATCAAACTTCTCAATACCGTAGAGATGCATTATGTTGGTTATGGTTTCAAAGTTAGAGTTGTAAACACTCTTTACCATTTTAAAATCTTTTTGTACTTCTTCCATTCTATTCTGAGTTTGATTATAATAAAATATACATAAAATAAATTAGAAAAGAAACCCCCCCTAAAGAAAATAAGTGGGATTTTTTATTTGAGTTAACTATTGATAAATCATTTTAAAATATTTATACTATACAAGAAGTAGTGATACTTTTTAATAAACCAAATAATTATTATAAAACACTTTATATTATGGGATGTGGATGTAAAAAAAAGAAAACACAACAGACAACCAGTCAGACAACTAAAATTATTCAACAGGAACCGAACAGTCCTGTAATAGTAAAGGTAGAAGAGGCAAAGAAAAATTCGTAGTCCACGTACGTGGATTTATGAATCTAATTAATACCACAGTATTATTCTGCAGTGGTATTTTTTTGATATAAACTATATATATAGAAATATATACAAGTATGAGTAAAGCAAAGACAAAGTTAACTACTGTTAACGTTATAGAAAACACTTACAAACAATTCAGAATCAAGACGATAGAGACTGATGGACTTAACTTTCAAAAATTGGTAAATCGTTCTTTAGATTTATATAACACCAATGAAGAATTTAGAGGTCTAATTGATAGTCATAATGTTTTAGCCGTTAGTGGTTCAAGATTTTAATTTATGAGTAAGAAAAAGATTTTACTTTTATCTGACGACATGAGAATGACTTCAGGTGTGGCGACCATGTCAAAAGAGATGGTTATCGGTACAGTCGATAAATTTGATTGGGTTCAATTAGGTGCGGCAATAAAACACCCTGAATTCGGTAAGATTGTAGATCTTAATAATGATGTTAGAAATAAAACTGGTGTCAAAGATGCAAATGTAAAAATATACCCATCTAATGGTTATGGTAATATCGAAAGGTTAAGAGAATTAATCTCTATAGAGAAACCTGACGCAATATTACATTTTACTGACCCACATTACTGGCAATGGTTGTACGATAACGAACATGAAATAAGACAACAAGTACCAATTTTCTTTTATCATATATGGGACGATTTACCAGATCCTTATTACAATAGAGATTACTATGAATCTTGTGATTGGTTGGGGTGTATCTCCAAACAAACCTATGGAATTGTTAATAGAGTTGGTATGTCTAAAAGGGAAAGTACTCACAACCCATTGAAAAAGTGGCAGGTAAGTTACGTACCTCACGGTATAAATCCAGACACATTCAAACCCGTAGAGGTTGATGATGAGATGAAAAAATTTATTCATGGTGACAAAGACTATGATTTCATATTATTCTTTAATAACAGAAACATCAAACGTAAACAACCATCTGATGTAATTTATTCATACAAAACATTTTGTGATACTCTTTCAGAAGAGGATGCGAGTAAGTGTTTACTCCTGATGCATACAAGGTCAATAGATAAAAACGGTACTGACTTGGTTGCTGTCGTCAATGAATTATGTCCTAAGTATGATGTTAAATTCACCAACGATAAATTCGATCAGGATAAATTAAATAGAATATACAACACAGTAGATTGTACAATAAACATTGCTAACAATGAAGGTTTTGGTCTAACCACCGCAGAGTCTGTAATGTCGGGTACCCCAATAATAGTAAACGTCACTGGTGGATTACAAGATCAATGTGGTTTTAAATTAGATGGTAAACCACTAACTGCAGGTGATTACATTGATATAGGTACACTTCATGATCCTAAAAAATGGGAAGATAAAGTTACTCACGGTGAGTGGGTTAGTCCTGTGTGGCCCGCATCTACAACTCTTAACGGGTCAATTAATACACCTTACATATTTGATGATAGGATAAATCATTATGATGTTGTTTCATCAATACAGAAGATGTACGATTTAGGTAGAGAGGAAAGAAAAAGAAGAGGTCTTGTAGGTAGAAAATACATGATAAAGAACTTTTCAACTAAAACTATGTGTGAATCATTAATTAAAGGTATGGAGAACGCCTTAACTAAATTCACACCTAAGAAAAATTTTGAATTATTTAAAATAACATAACTATGAACACTAAATTAATCGATATGCTAAGAACTAACGCCTTGGCAGAAAAATCAAAAGCGTTATTAACTTTAGATCTTTTAGGTAACAAAGGATCAGGTATTGGGGATCACTCAACAGGTGACTTCTATAAAAACGCAGAGGAGGCGTTATCAATGTTGGTTGATGCTGATGATAAATTATCAACCTTAACGAAATATTTTCCTCAAGAGTTTATAAATAAACAAACCGAAGATTAAATCAACATGATTAAACAGAAACTATTATTTAGAGGACCAGTCAAAACTTTAAGTGGTTACGGTTCACATTCAAGAGATTTATTGAAGTCCTTATATGATATGGATAAATTCGATATCTACATTGATAGTTGTAATTGGGGAAAGACCCCTATGACCGCATTAGAACCTGAAGTTAATCTATTTCATTCTTGGATCGAAGAGAACATAATAGATAGTTTAGATTTTCATCCTGACATATATGTTCAAGTCACCGTACCTAATGAATTTCAAAGAAAAGGTAAGTACAATATTGGTATAACCGCAGGGATAGAGACCACCGCAGCACCTAAGGAGTGGATAGATGGGATAAATAGGATGGATAAAGTTATAACCACATCGACGTTTTCGAGAGATGTGTTATTACAAACAGTTTATAATGAAACAGATAAGGTCACAGGTAAATTAATATCTCAACATAAAGTAAACGTAGATTTAGACGTTCTTCATGAAGGTGTGGACACTTCAATATACTATGAAAAAGAATCCAACTTAAAATTAGAATTAGAAAACGATTTTAATTATTTGTTTGTTGGTCATTGGTTGAAGGGTGATCTCGGTCAAGATAGAAAAGATGTGGGTATGTTAATTAAATGTTTTTGTGAATCATTCAATGATGTGGAAGACGCACCAGGATTGATTTTAAAGACGTCTAGTGCTAACTTCTCTATTAAACAAAGGGAAGTTATGAGAAAAAAAATACAAAGAATTACATCAACCTACAGTAACCCACCTAACGTATATCTATTATTTGGTCAACTAACTGATGATGAGATGAATGATTTGTATAATCACCCCAAAGTAAAATCTATGGTAACACTAACAAAGGGTGAGGGTTTTGGTAGACCCCTATTAGAATTTTCCATGACGGGTAAACCAATTATTGCATCTAACTGGTCAGGACATAAGGATTTCTTACCGATGGATAAGGCAATAATGTTAGGAGGTAAATTAACTAAAGTACATGAGAGTGCTGCCGATGATTTTATACTTAAAGAGTCAAAATGGTTTACGTGTAATTACAATGAGGTTGTTGAGGTCTTTAAAATAGTAGAAGAGAAGTACGATGAATTTTTAGATAAATCTAAAATACTCAGAGATGAAAATAATGAAAACTTCTCATTAGAGTCCACAACAATTAGATTTGAAGAAATTTTAAAAACAGTAATAATAAACGAGGTTAAACCAAAGAAAACTAAATTGGTTTTACCTGAATTAAAAAAAATAGATTAATAGTATGAAAATTTTAGTAACAGGAGGGAACGGGTTTATTGGTTCCAATTTAATCAGTAGATTAATGGATGAGGGTCACGAAGTGTCCTCAATTGATGACCTATCTACGGGATTAAAAGAATACGAAATAGATGGGTGTGATTACCATTACAATGACATCGAACAAATCAATTCGATAGGTGGTAATTTTGATATATGTTATCATTTAGCTGCGTTGTCAAGAATACAACCCTCGTTTGATGACCCTACTGAAACATTTAGAGTTAATGCTGGTGGTTGTCAGTATGTTGCTGATTGGGCTAAGGAAAACAATATTAAAGTGGTTTATGCGGGTTCCTCCTCAAGATGGTGCAACCCTCAAACATCTCCGTACGCAACTTATAAGAGAACAGGTGAAGATATATTCAAAATGTACAGAACCGCTTATGGTTGTGACTTCGAGATCTGTAGATTTTATAACGTGTATGGTCCTAACGAATTGGTGGATGGTACATGGGCTGCAGTGATAGGTATATGGAGACACCAAGTATCAAAAGGGGAACCTATTACGATAGTTGGTGATGGGGAACAAAGAAGAGATTTCACTCATGTTATTGACATCGTTGACGCACTTTATAAAGTGGGTACAGGAAATGAAAAACATGAAGATGCATGGGAATTAGGAACAGGTATGAATTACTCAATAAATCAAGTTTACAATATGTTTACTGAAAGGTTTGGTGATCACCCAAAAATTAATATACCTGATCAACCAGGTAATTATAGATCCACTAAAAGAGAGAATGACGATACTTTAAATAAATTAGGTTGGTCACCTAAAGATAGATTGGAAGACTATATAAAAACCTTATAGATGAAAATTAGTTATGCTATAACTGTCTGTAATGAATTCGAGGAAATAAAACGATTGGTTGAATTTCTACTTAGAATTAAAAGACCTAAAGATGAGATAGTCATTTTGTACGATCATAAAAATGGTTCTGAGGAGATTGCTGAATGGTTAATTAAACATAATAAGTTACCTAACTTCCAAATGTGGAGAGGTTTCTTTGAAGGTCATTTTGGTGAGTGGAAGAATGAACTTTCAGATTACTGTAACGGTGATTATATTTTTCAAATCGATGCAGATGAAATGCCTCATACAAATTTAATTAATTACCTACCAACGATACTTGAGGCCAACCCTAAAAACGAAGTATTCTTAATTTCAAGAGTAAACACTGTTGAGGGTTTGACGGAAGAGCACATTAAGAAGTGGGGATGGAATGTAAACTCAAAAGGATGGGTTAATTTTCCTGACACACAAACAAGAATATGGAAAAGAGAGGGTAGGATAAGATGGTATGGTAAGGTACATGAAAGGTTAGTAAACTATAACACGTACACCAACTTACCTGAGGACGAAACATTTTCACTAATACATCATAAAGATATTAAGAAACAAGAAAAACAAAATAACTATTATGATGAACTACAAAGGTGATTTAATAGTAAGTAGATATAGAGAAGACATATCTTGGTTATCAGAGTTTTCTGATTATAGAATTTTCTTATATAATAAAGGGGAACCTATCGAAGGTTCAATTAATTTACCTAACGTTGGTCGAGAAGGTAACACCTATCTAACCCACATAATAAAAAATTATGATAATTTAGGTGAGTGGGTATTCTTTACTCAAGGACACCCATTTGATCACGTTAGAAATTACAAAGAGGTTTTAAAAGAGTTTCCAAATATTACCAAATCAGTGGTTTTTGAAAAACCTAATGAGTTACTATTTTTTAGTGATGGACCCTTTAAAAGAGTTTTACATTCGAGACCAAACGGGACTCCCCATCACGGAGGTATGGACATAAATGGTGTTTGGGTAGAACTATTTGAAAATCCACCTCTTGAACTATATCCATTTACCGCCGGTGCAATATTTGCGGTTAGTAGAGACACTATCAGAATGAGAAGTGTGGAGTTTTATAAAAGGGCTAATGAATTATGTGTCAATAAAGTATTAGGTCCGTGGATCTTCGAACGACTATTCATTTCAATATTCGATAACACCAATAAGTAATGGATATCTCTTTAGTACTTGCCGTTTTTAATAACTTAGATTATACTAAGAATACACATAAAAGGATTAGGGATATATACCCTGATGCCCCTATGGTTATTAGTAGTGGTGGGTCTACGGATGGTACATTAGATTGGTTACAGTCTTTGGATGATGATAACCTTTCCTACATACATGATGACGATCAATTAACTTTCTCAGACAATTATAATTCGGCGATCAAGTTAGTTGATACTGATAAATTGGTTTTGATTCATAATGATATGGTGATCGGTAAGAATTTTTTAGAGAATTTATCAGAACTAATTGATGAAAAGTCTCTCATCACATATACCACTATTGAACCCCCTATTTTTAAGGGACATAAGAGACCTGGTAAAGTTATATTAGAATTGGGTAGAGGGTTTAATGATTTTAATTACCACTTGTTTGATCAATACGTTGACAAAGTTAAGGAAAGAAAGGAATTAGTTAATGGGGCCACATTTTTTATGTCGGGTTATAAGAAAACATTTATTGATGTTGGTTTATTCGATGGTTTTACTTTTGACCCTTTTTTCTGTGAAGATGATGATTTCATTATTAGAGCCAAATTAAAGGGTTACCTACTTAAAACAACTGAATGTGCCGTAGTATATCATTTTGTTTCTAAAACCAGTAGAGTATTAAGGTCCGAAGAAAGTAAATTAAGTGAACACAGAAACATACGTAACTTTATACGTAAATGGGGGATTACCATACCCACTTTTAATGAACTGTATTATTGGGAGGACGAAATTTTTAATTACCCCACTTTTAATATGGGTATTAAATTGAGGAGTGATAGACACCTATATAAGTTGGAACCTTATTTTGATAAATTGTATTTAGGGGGTACCACACCCACTGAATATATTGCAAACGAACAACCTAATACCAACTACGATTTAAGATCTAAATTTCTATTAACTGATATGGTGGATGTTACGATAATCGAGACCGAACCAATGAACGAAGAAGATCTTCATGTAATAAACAAAATCCGATTATCAATTCCACACTACGATGTAGGGGAATATCAAATCGGAAATTTGAAAATTGTGATTAAAAGAAAAGTTTAATTTATCCTACCAAATTAAATAGGATGTTATATTGGTCTTTGGTTTTACCCGCATCTTTAAGATCTTCTTTAGTGATTACAGGATGATCCAACTCTATCTCCTTAGATAGTAACTTATTATATTCATTCAAGAATTCTACATACTTAGGATTTTTAACCGTTTCTGTTTTCTTTCCCTTTTTTTGTTCTACTGTAGGAGTAATTTGTATACCACCCTCTTCAGTTTTTTCACCAAATTTTTCAATTAGTTCGTTTCTTAATTCATCAACCTTAGTTCTTTCTTCTTTTAATTTATCAGACAATTCTCTGAGTTCGTATTTTAAAAGAATTGATAATGGTTGTGATGCAAAACCTTCATAGATAACTTCACCATTTTGAGGATTGGTATATCCGTTTATTTCTGCATCTAATTGTAAGATTTGATCGATTGTTAACTTTGTTGACATAATGTTATTTTTTTAGAAATATAGTTTATTTTAATTTAAAAGTCAAGTCTAAAACACTGTAGACTATCATAATTATTGTCCATACCGAAATGGATGAGATATATTTTTTTATGGGAGTACCAAAATATTGTTGTCCTATGTAAACACACTTATGTGTTGGAGATAATAAATAACCTGAGTAACACATTGTAAATAAGAAAAGAAAATATTCAATACCCACTATTGAGCTGACTATTGAAACTATTCCCGCGTATTTACCTGATGACCCCAATAAGAACGAACTCAAGAAACATAAACCTCCAACCAAAAAAATATTATAAGTTGTGGTAACCCCCTCTAAATATGTTTTTATTTGTTCATTGTATTGAGATATGAAATTAGAAAATACAATCACAACCCCTACACTAATTACCAATTTCCAATTGACGTGTTTAAGTAATTTACCCCACGAGTTAGAGTAACTGACTAAGTACAGAGTAAAACCACAAAATAAAGGTAAATAACGATCCGTAAGACCCGATAATACCAATGTTAGTATGAACGGTAAGAATATAAGATAAACGTTCTTATAATTGATCTTATGGATTTTTGGTATTTCTATATTACCGTCTTCAAATTTATATATAAAACCACATATAACTAATAAAGATATAATTAAAAGTGGATACAATATATTGATTAGTTCTCCATAAGTTACACCTAATATCGCCATAGGTATGATTACCGTTTTCTCTAAAGGTGACCATATGTAATAGTGGTGTGTTGATAGGTAATCTATGATACCATAATTCTCCCTACCCCTCTTATCTTTTGGGGCAATTGTATCGAGTATTCCCGCAGAAACCGCAACCCTACCAGGTATCGGTAAAACCCCACCAAATAGTGAAATTAGAAATAAAACTATTTTCTTTGATTTCACTGTCTTTAGTAAAAGACTAAATACGTCAGTAAGGTATCCCTTTTCTTTTAGGATTCCCGTTATGACCATAATGAATCCTAAGTAAAGTAGGAAGTCTTGGTTTTTAATTAGAATCTCCATCCAAAAATAATGGTATTTCTAAACTTCTTCGCATCTTCATTAAGACCTGGCAGTAATTCAAAGTTTACATATGCATTACCGTTAAATCTATATTGTAGTGCGGGTCCAACATACCATTCATTTGAACCATCTACATCGTTATGTCTAAACATGTTAGACAGACCTATCGTTAAATCATCATTTATTACCTGACCATAAGATGCGGTATAAGCGTACTCTCTTTTTTGGTCTTCTCGTGTTGGTGCAGTATACGCCTCATAAATTAAGTTTACGCCCCATATTCCTCTTTTACCAATACGATCACCTAAAAGTAGTTTTGGTTCTATACCTTGGTATTTACCATCCAATAATTTGTGTTCAAAGTACAAAGTTGGATTACCCCATATCTTACCCCATTCGGCAAGTGCGTATCTTATCTCCCACGAAAACCCTCTGAAACCGTATGAAGATTCATACCCATCAGATTTATAAACTGTGTGAATATATAGATCCAACTCTAATCTATTAGCTAGACCAAATGCAATCTCATCTCTCATTCTAACTTCTGTTGGGTCACCACCTCTTGGTGTTCTCATATCGAACCATTTTTCATACATCACAGTACCCTTAGGGACCATAATATAAGTTCTGGTTGATGGAAATTTTCTTACTAATGTCCAAGCGGGTTGGTTATTCTCACCCACTAATTCGAATTGACTATACTTTTTGGCTGTAACTACAACCTCGTTTAATTTTTTAACTTGTGTACTGTCTTGTTGACCATTACTAAGTGCTCGTCCCGAGTATTGTGCCGATAATTGATGTGTTCCTAACACTAACAATATTGATAATATTAATTTTTGCATGTATATGTTTTTATTTAGATAAAATATAAATAAAATTTAGACAATAGTCAACTACCTTTCAAATAAAAAAATACCCAATCCATTCCAAAAATCTGACATATCCTCACCACTTGTATAAATTTCTCTTTGATGGGTCACAAATAGTTTTTCCTCGTGTATCACTCGATCTAACGCACCACTGTTCCAATTCCAATCATCCATTATGAGTATTGTTTTGTCTGAGAATTGGGGGATTAATTTTTTAAGTGTAACATACTGATCATGGAATTTAGTATCCCCGTCATAAAATATAATATCTAACTTAGGTAGTTGGGTGTAATCAAATGTGGTATAGTCTGTTTTATAAACGTCAATCTGTTCAGTTTTTCCAAACCTCTTAACATTATTTAAAAAATCTTCTTGTGGTGGGGTGTCAATACCTTGTTTTAAATATGTTGCTAATTTCTGACTCACACCCATCGGCATAAGGTTGGGTGATGCAAAATTATCAATACCTATACTGTGAAGATTATCATTATTGTAGATTGATGAACAAAAAGTTGCTCCTCTGAAGACACCTATCTCCAAATAAGTCCCACCTATTGAACATAGGTTATTTAAGAAACATCTAACTTTGTTACTAGTGATACCGTGAATGTTGAGTACGTCTTGGTTAAGTTTAGAAACCTCTCTATTCCCCCACTCAATGGATTCATCAATGTGTTTAATTAGATCCATTTAATTTCTTTTTTTTGTGTTCAGAGACAATATCACAATAATTACAATCCCAACATTGAAATTTACATTTCTTGATCTTATTTCTCCAACCCCTTAACTCTTCATGAGGGACACCATCTAAATATATTTCTGAGGATTTTGATAAGATGTCCTTACCTTGTGAATAAGATTCCACTATTTCCATAGTTTCATTTAATCTATCAAAACTATCCCTACCATGCATTTTATAGACATCGATATGATTTAGGTATTCATCAAATTCTTTTTTAAATGGTGGTATGGTTGCAGTTTTAAAGAAGAACGCACCGATTTCGTTTTCCCATTTATGTTCACATGTGACTTTTGATATCTCATGGTGAAAATACGGTAATTCGTTAGGTTTTCTTAAGTTATTATATGAGTAGTGTTCATCCATAACGGGACATCTACCTAAACAACCTTCATTTGTTAATAACGCAATCTCAACGTATCTACCATGTTTTTGTTGAAACATGAGTTGTGCTCTTCTAATGTTCTTTAGTTCCTCCATATCCCTCATCAATATTCTATCAACATTAATGTAGTCAAACCCTTGTTCGGCGGAGTACCAAAAATCTTGTGCGGTATTAACCTTCCTGAGTATGGTATTTTTAATATGCATCTCAGGAAAATGGTCCTTTAAACCCATAGCCACCCAATGACCGTGAGGTATCGTCATGGACCTTAAACCTTTATCATAAAGTGGTTTTAAGTTTTCAATAAATAATTTATAATTTTCATATTTGGGAGACACGTTAAAATTATTGAATGTAGCACTAATTTTTATACCTAAAGTCTCCTGTATCATCAACGCATTATCAAAAACTGAATATCTATCGTCTTCATTTATAACAGACCCCATAGCATCCTGAGTAAAAGGGGGTATTCTACAGGTAAAGTATATATCATATATCCAATCCTTATTCTTTTGTAGAAATGGATAGAATACATGTGTGAACGCCTGTTCACTTAACATAGGATTTAATGGTATTGAGAATATTTTACTCATTTTCTAAACAACCTCCACAAATACCATTACATTCTGTTTTATAAAAAACACAATCTAAACAATCTTGTGGTATACTATAATCTTTATGGTTTTCTCGATATAAATCATCGAACTTATCCCTCAATGATAATATATTGTTTTCTCCCGATATTTTCAATACATTATCTATCTTAACTTTATCTTGTAATGGGTAACAGTGTATTGAGGATCCATCAGGGAATATATCTAAAGGCATGAAACCACAAATTTTATCGTAACCTGGTATTTTGAAAGTCGCGAACCCTAAAGAGTTCTCCATAATTGATTGTTTGTTTCCCCCCTCCCACAAACACGGTGGTACTTGACAATCAGAGGTCACTTGAATATTATTGTAAAGTCCAAACTTTAATATCTTAGTAACTTCTTTACCCATTTCTTTATTGTTAATTAGGTAAGTACCTGTTAAATCTAAACCTAACCTTATTGCATTTAATTTACCATCCAAAGCATGATATAACCACTTAATGTATTCAAACATTTTTCTTTCCTTCCAATCGGACGAAAGTGTTATTGCAATAAATAATCTTGAATTGTCCTCAAATCCCCATGTGTTTGCATAGGTTGAGTAAAGTGATAAGTAGTTTTTCTTAAATAGATTTAACCTATTTTTTTCATCCAACTCAGCACCATTAGGTAATATCCACCTAATATGTTTTATGTTGTTTGTTATATAATCTAAGGTTCTTTTACCAAATAGTAAATTACTGACAAGATTAACCTTATAACCTCTTGAGATTATATAATCCATCAGACCCATAAAATTTGAATGTTGTGTGGGTTCCCCTCCAAGTATTGTAACCTCCTCTCTAGATCCTTCAATATCAAAATGATCAAGTAGTTCACCTACTTTTTCTATTGACATCTCACCAAGAGTATGTTTTAGTCTCGCATCTTCTTTTGTGAAACAGAAAGAACAACCTTTAGCACATGTACCATTTATTGCTAAATTCATTTAGTTTTTTTTAGAAATCCATCTTCAGTGTCAATGGGGTGCTCTCAATTCCTTCCTCTTCTCTTTGTTGTTTACTTAAGGAGATACCAAACTTCTCGTGTTTGAGTCTGTGACAATCCGCCAAAGTGACACAATCTTTTACTCTTTGTTCTAATAATTGTTGTTCAAGTAATAAAGTTGCTAATTTTGTATTATAAGATGTTACGTTAGATATTATTTTATCAACCAAAACTTGTTTATCAATACCTCTACCAGATGAAAGTATGTCAATAACGGGTGTTGAATACGAATTATCTAATTGATATGCAAACGCCTCTCTTTTTTGTTCTTCCCAAGTATCCTTTTCTAAGTTAGATGCATCAACCATTAAATCTTTATGTCTCGTATAAAATCTATCTGAAATAACTTTTAATAAAACCACTTTATTAAAAACAACACCTAAATCCCTATCTTCCTGAGTAAGTGTATACTTAACTTTTTCTTCATCAGTTTCTGAAGATTCGGCTAAGACCGGAACCTCATCCATCAGCGATGAATTAGTTCTAATACTAATATAATCTTTGTATATGTCAGCGAAAATGAAACCCTTACCTTCTTCTTCAGTAATTACCGATGCATTTAGTTTATCTAACTCCAACCTCATATCGTCATAGATGTCATCAATACGCCCATAATAGTAATTCATGTAGGACCCAACAACTCGTATGTATCCAGGTATGTTTCCGGTTATTTTAAAAATAATATGTCTCATTATAAAAGTTTTTCAGTATCAGGTTTATCTGCCTCCCCCAACTTTAATTGTTTTCTCAATGACTCTTCTATTGAGAAACTATTTGTAGTTGCGTTTGCCATTAATTGATTAATGTTCTTATCTATAAATACTGTGTAAGAAGAAGCGAGAGATAAAACTTGTTTTTGTTGTTCTGCGGACATCATTAAAATAGAATCCAAGTTACCTGTACCGATCCTACCATATGAAATCATATCTAACATTGCTTGTTTTGCCATCCTAACAGTCCAATACTCATGTTCAAATTTATCTTCTAATTCTTTATTACCGATTACATCAATTAAATCACTACCATCAGGTAGTTTAGCATCGTCAGTATCTAAGAAATCTTTTATTAAATCAATAAAACCTTGTCTCTCTATGTAAGCATCTTTAAGATTTCTTTTAAATTTTCTAAGATCTATTTTCATATCTGAAATTGTGAGATCTACCAACTGTTTTCTTTTAGGGTCTGTTAAAAATTCTTTACTCTCCTCTTGGATTTGTATTTCCAAATCCTGTTTTTTAACGGTATATTCTAAATGTTCTACGGCGTCTTCTCTACCTCTAAGTTCAAGTAACCATTGTTTTAGTTTCGCATAAGGTGTTATTTGTGCACCCCCAACAAAATTTTCTGCCTTGTACCTTGGTAGTGCGAATGAAACTTGTTCCGCAACTTCAATTAACTTAGTATCTAAACCATCTTTTAGGTTGTTGGTTTTTTCATATTTATACTCTTCTTTCATATAATAAAAATTTTACTATAATATAAGTATAAAAAACAATTAAATAAAGTGTTTATTACTATTCTCTCCAACCACAATGACCTGATGAAGTACCAGCGTTTACTGCCGGTGGAAGACCCGCGGGATTTAAAACTCCCGTATCTGTTTGATAGTACATTTTCCAACTATCGTTATTCTGTAAAGAACTACCGTAACAACCTAACATGTATTGCCAATCTTGGCCCATAGCGAAATTCTCTTCCCCACAATTCGATCTTAATTTTGCAACATTACCAATATTCGTATCTGTAGATGTATCCCATCTTCTCAAATTGTAACCACCTTGGTAAGATCCCTCATTACCGGCATAACCCTTACCAACTTTAGATGGAATACCTTTTTGTTGTCCGTGTGCTGACCATGAACTTGATGAACTTGATATAGTCTCCGTAGAGAATTCCATTTTTATACTACTTGTACTCCATCCATATCCATGGGTTTCATTACAAAAAGAACTCGCTCCACCACTACTACTTATCGAGGTTACCCCATAGTTTGTTATTGTCGTTTCATTAGTTAAATTAAATTTATCTACCTCTGTTCTGTTACCCGCAAAAATCCAAGCAAACTCATGTTCTTTCCACATGGTTCCACAATCGGACCTACTATATTGTAAGTCATGGTTAGATTGGTGGGCGTAGTTAGTGTCGGTAAACATGTTGACCGCAGAAGTTGTGTTACTATGTAGAGACGTTGGTCCTTTATGTGCACTATCCGTATTTACAGACCACATAAAAAATATTCTAAGATTACACGCTCCTGATGTGTAGTTTGCGGGATAGTCCAATAACTCACCAATGTGGGTTGTTTGATCAGTTGCGTTGGTTGCCTTATGTACGTTCTTCCAAGGTGATGAGGATTTATATCCACCGGCGATGTAAGAATAATTAATTATTTGTCTGTACTTAAAATTAGTTCCTTCGTTTTGTTGTGCTGAAATTCTTTCCCAACCCTCATCCACATTAGACACACCCGTATAAACCATTAAATAACTTGTGTGTTCTGATGATTCTTCCAAGAATAAAGAACCAGATAATGGGTTCGATGGTCTCTGTGACTTAACACCTTTCGGTGGTCTTGCAGTAACTCTGTCCACTTTAAGTGAACCACTAACGGACATATTTTCGTATATCATATTCTTAAAATTTTATTCTCTCCAACCACAATGACCTGATGAAGTACCAGCGTTTACTGCGGGATTTAACCCACTTACACTTGTTGTACCCGTATCAGTTGCGTATGTAAATTTCCATGAATTATTGTTTTGGAGACCATTATAATTACCTAACATGTATTGCCAATCTTGACCCATAGTAAAATTCTCTTCACCACAGTTACCATCGGGTTTGACAACATTACCTATATTGGTGTCTGTTTGATTACTCCATCTCCTTAAGTTATAACCACCACTATATGAACCTTCATTACCGGCATAACCTTTACCAACTTTAGATGAGATACCTTTTTGTTGTGAATGGTTTGACCAATGAGGGGATGTTGCAAAAGTTTCCGTTGAAAAGTTTAATTTGACACCTCCACTTGAAGTCCAACCATAACCATATAGTTCATCCGAAAATGCCGAACCACCATCACTACCGTTTATTGTTGATAGTGTATATGCCGTATGTAAGGATTCTGTGGTTAAATTAAATAACTCAACAGTGGCACTACCCCCACTAAAAAGATATGCCATTTCTGTTTCCTTATGCATCGTACCTAAATCACTTCTTGCTATATTAGTATCCATCTCAGCGGTGTGTGTATAATTAGTATCGGTTACCATATTAATCGCAGATGTATATGTACCATGTACATTACTCGCACTCTTCCATGCACCATCATTATTAACAGACCATACGTAGAAAATAGTTCTACTACACGCACCTGAAGTATATGATGCAGGATAATCTAACAATTCACCCAAGTGTGATGTTTGATCTGTAGAGTTTACCGTCTTATGTACATTCTTCCAAGGTGATGAGGATTTATACCCTCCCGCCAAATAAGAGTAGTTAATAATTTGATTGAACCTAAAACTGGTTTTACCAAAATTACTTTGATTCGCAATTCTCTCCCAACCAGAATCATTTCCATTACCCGTGTAAACCATTAGAAAACTATTGTCGAAACTACCCGATGTCGTCATTTCTAAGAACATAGATCCTTTTTCAGGTGAGGAAGGTCTATCCGCCTTTGCACCTGAGGGTGGTCTTGTTATTCCCTGACCTCTTAACGACCCACTAATTTCTAAATTTTCAAATATCATATCTATAAATAGTTAATTTCTCCAACCACAATGTCCTGATGATGCACCTGCGTTAACACCTGGTGCTAACCCTGCAGGATTTACCGTACCCGTATCTGTCGTATATGAGAATTTCCAACTTGTATTTGTTTGACCTGTACCATCGTATGTTGCTAACATGTATTGATGGTCTTGTCCTAATGTGAAGTTTTCTTCACCACAATTTTGGTGGGGTTTAGGTACATTACCTATATTGGTTTCAGTAAAGACATCCCATCTTCTCAAATTATAACCCCCATTATATGTACCTTCATTTCCACAATACCCTTTACCAACCTTAGAACTAATCCCTTTCTGTTGTCCACTAGACGCCCATGAGGATGCCCTTGTCTCGAACACATCAGTAGCAAAGTGACATTTGTTTCCACTTTCAGAACCGTAACCGTAACCATAATTTTCATCAGAGAATCCTGATGAACCTAAAGTACTTGTAATAGATGAAGTTGTTGTTACATATGGTGAACCACCAGGATAATAAGTGGTATACATTGTCTCATTTGTTAAATTGAATTTCTCAACTGTTGCTACAGATCCACCAAAAACATACGCAAACTCCGTTTCTTTAAATAGGGTACCACAATCATCTCTCGCATTTAATAAATCCCATTTAGATTGGTGGGTGTATGTTGTTTCATTCACCATATCAATACCTGATGTATGTGTTGAGTGTATGTTAGTTGCGCCTTTATGAGCACCATCCGTATTTGTTGACCAAAGAAATAATTTAGTTTTACTACACGCCCCTGAGGTATAGTTTGCAGGGTAATCTAATAACTCACCTAAGTGAGATGTTTGGTCGGTTGCGTTAATTGTTTTATGTACATTCTTCCAAGGTGAACCTGACTTATATCCACCTGCCAAATATGAATAGTTTATTATTTGTCTGTATTTGAATCCTGTTCTGTCAGTATCTTGCGAACCCACTGGTTCCCAACCATCATCATAATTAGATGAACCAGTGTATGTAACAACGAAACTACCACTTGTAGATTCTTCTAAGTACATAGAACCTATCTCAGGTGAAGTAGGTCTTTCCCCTCTACTACCTCTTGGTATGATAAATTGTCCACTCACGTCAAGTGAACCACTAACTATTACGTTTTCTCTAATCATTTAACTCTTTTTTATCCTGTTACGACTACTCTTCCTGATCTATTTGTTTCAAATTTAACCACAACCACCCCATTTAAAGAATTTATTGCCGAAGGGAAAAATAAATCACCATTACTATCATATACCTGTACAATCACGTTGTCGGTTCCTAAACCATGGGTAAAAGTAACGGTACCCACATTACTGAATGTAGAAACATTAACCGCCGGTATCTTTTTCCAAGATTGCCAAGTATTATTATTTTTACCTCTAACCGCAATTCGTCCACTTCTATAGTCACCCGCAATTTGATGTTGCCATGATGAACTATATATTTGTGAGTAAAGAGCTCCGTCAGTTGCGTTACCTGAGAAGTTTGTCACACCACCTGTGTAGTATGTGATACCCGCACTATTTAAGGAGTCCGCATCAATCCCTCCAGTTGAATTTGTGTTTCTAAATGCAACACCATCAATCATATCCGCCGATCCTGCCGTTGTTGCATAATTTACAGATTGTGAACCAATATTACCTGTAGTAATTAAACCTAATTGACTAATGAAGTCGGCCTTACTATAATATCTAATATAACCATCTCCCGACGCGTAAATTCTACTTATGGTATCTGAAGCACCGTTCGCTCCCGATGTTGTATTAATCCAACCAGCTTGGATATAACCGTTTGCATCTGTACGTACTACTTTATTTGCCTCATTGTTACGTCCCGTATGAAGGTCTAAACCATCAAGTAAATCAGAATCTGCCGCCTTGTCTCCTGTTCCTAAATACCTACCGTCTAAATCGACTGTCTGATTAGTTGCCCCATTCACACTCGCCGTAAGAACACCATTACCAGTATCGAAACTTAATCCATCAACATAGTAATTATCATTTCCACTATCGGTGACTGTTTCTGTAGCCGTAGTTATACCCGTAACGTGTCCGTTACCATCTACTAAAATGTCTTGAACATACGTTCTACCACTATTGTTAGAAGATGTGGCCGCAGTAATATTATCGTGTGCTGTATAAGTTTCAGTAGTTAAATACCTACCATCAATATCGACAGTAAATCCAGCATTACCTGTTCCTGTGCCTGTAATTACACCTGTAGTATCATCAAACGTAGCTCCACTTATGTAATCTATATCATTATCATTTCCACTATCGGTAACTGTCTCTGTTGCTGTTGTAACACCCGTAACGTGTCCGTTACCATCTAATAAGATGTCTTGTATATATGTTCTACCCGAGTTATCTGAAGAATTAGCCGCGGTAATCGTTGGGTGTTGTTGGTATGAAGTATAGTTACCTGCGTGAACCACAATGTTACCATTGATTCTAACCGCACTGTTACCATTAACCACAAAGTTAACACCATCAGTTGCATCGTTATGTGATTTAATCTCAATGACAGAACCTGCCAATCCACCACTATTACTTGTGTGTAATATATGTGCGGTATCTGAGAAATCTGTGGTACCTTCTTTATCATAACCTGTCCAATAGATACCTCTACCTTGGTTGGATGTGGTTACAGGTCCATCAAACTCAATATTACCACTACCATTAATTACTTTATTATTTCCAACATATAAAGAACCAAGTGGGTCGAGTGTTACCGCACCATTCGCATTAACATTTAGGATTGGTACACCTGATGAATCTGAAACCGCGAATAGATCACCCGTCAAATCATCAGTGATTGAGAATAACTGGCCACTTGTACCTTGGATATCAAATATTGTTGATCCTGAAGTAGAAGATGTTAGAGTTAACTTATCAGTAAATTCTGACTGACCATTTGATCCTAAAGTTAATATTCTTGTACTTGATTTAACGAATTGTAAATTACCACCACTGTTTGTTGTTAAGTCGTTTGGTGATTCAACAATTCTAAACCCATTACCACCTAACCATTCAATACCTTCTGTTGGTCCTGGGTCTGCAATTGTAATATGGTTAACATTACTTATCGAACCATTAACCATATCAATACCACTACCGTTCATGTTAATGGCACCACTCATAGTTCCACCAGATTTTAATAGGAAGTCACCTGATGCATATCCTGCCGCTGAGTGGTCTCCCCATCCATATGCGGTATTCCAATTATTAATACTGCTTTGTTGGAAGTGTCCGGTGTGCCATAATTGGTATCCAGTACCCCATGACGCCGAGTCGTATGATTGGTCAGAGACGTAAACATTTGTACTGTACTTGTCGAACACCAATGCGTGTGACCCTTTTACATCACTACCATTATATGCACTAATCCAAAGTACATCATTCCAAGATCCCCCGAATCCAAGGTTAGTGTTTGATAGCATCGCTATCTTCAGTTTTCCTGATCCAAACGTTGCTGAATTTGGTTTTTCTGTACCACCACCTGAGTAGTGTCCACCTAAATAGGAACCAACAGCATTACCACCACTTGTATATGTTTTATTTTCTGAAAGTGATTTTAAACCATACCTACCATCAATATCGACAGTCCATGTACCTCCATGGTGTGTCCCTGTTATAATACCGTTACTCGTATTGAATGATGCACTTGTCGTATACCAGTTAACATCTGTATCAACCGCAAACCCTGAAATATCTACGGTACTTCCGTTTGATTTGGTTAAGGTTAGTATCTGATTACTACTGTTATATGTACCACTCGTTACAGTAACGTCTACTAGGGCCGATGATAAACTTACACTGTAAGTGTTTCCATCATTTCTTGTGAATTCAAGGGTACCTGAACCATTATTAAAAGTGGCACCTGTAGTGTAATAATCAACTTCCGAGTATCCCGCTATTGAATGGTCACCCCATGCATATGCGGTTTTAAAGTTCTGTATGTTTGTTTTACTTAATTCCTCACCGTCAATATAAAGTTTCTTTTGGTAGAGTTTCATCCACTCTTGATAGTTTCCAGTCCCATCTAAACCTACAAACTTTATCATTGGGTTAGTACCTGTCATATTAAGATTACCCGATAACGATCCTCCCGACAATTGTAGATATCTATTGTCTACATCAACCGTATATGTGTCACCATCATTTCTTGTAAATGTGATTATACCATTACCACTATTAAATGTGGCACCTGTTGTATACTCGTCATTTTTCACGTACCCTTCAGTGGAATGGTCACCCCATCCATATGCGGTTTTGAAGTTTTGGATATTAGTTTTGGTGAGGTCTTCCCCATCTAACCTAAGTAAATCCCCTCTAAGTAATGCTGTTTTTCTATCTGACCATCCGTTTACTGTCCAATTACCTGTTTCTGAATTAACCTCAAGACCTTGTTCTGCATTGATATAAACATATTCGTTTGTCTGTCCTGTTGCATATGCGTAGGACTCACCTGCGTTTAATATTAGTTGTTGACCATTACCTCTTATATCACCGGCAATTGTAAGTGCTCCCGTAAATGTGTCTGTTGTATCTAATAGGTATCTACCATCAAGGTCAACAGTTGCACCCGCATTTCCAACACCCGATAATGTTACGACACCTGTACCTGTATTAAATGTTGCTGAATTAACATAATCGATATCATTTGTATCGGTATATCCTGTTAGGTATCCTACAGTGCTGTGATCACCCCATCCATATGCGGTGTCCCAATTACTTATGTTGGTTGATGTGAAATCACCGGCATCCCATATGAGATTACCGTCATTCTTTAAGTTACCGCTTGTGAAGTTTATATCACCTCTAAGGTTCCCAATTGCAACACCACCATTAACGTGTTTAATGAAGAATTGGTCAGGTGTACCTGTTGCAGATGAATTACCTGAACTTAATATTGTACCTGCATCAGGAACGTGTACGTCAAGAGTACCTGTCATGGTGTCTCCACCTAATTTTACAAATCTACCATCAATATCTACAGTGAATCCTGCGTTACCCACACCAGTACCTGTTATTACACCTGTACCTGTATTGAATGTCGCTGAATTAATATAATCGATTGTGTCTGTATTAGTAACAGTTTCTGTTGCGGTAGTGATACCAGTTATATGACCATTACTATCAACTAATATATCTTGAATGTATGTCCTTCCACTATTATTAGAGGAGGAAGCCGCACTTATATTCTCATGTTCGGTATAGGTTTCAGTAAAACCAGTTAGATATCCAACAGTACTGTGATCTCCCCACCCATAAGCGGTATCCCAATTTTGATCTTTTCTTGTACCCGCACCTGTACCTGTCGCCGGTTTGGAGTATATACCTTCTTTGTACATTAACTTACCATCGGCAAGTATTGTCATTGTGGGTTGTCCATCAATATCAACAGTAACATCGGATGCACCCTTAACTTTATAAGTGATTACACCTGTACCTGTATTGAATGTTGCACCTGTTAGATAGTAGTTTACGTCAGTATCCAACGCAAAACCCGTAACATCTACCGTGTCGCCATCTGATTTTGTCAATGTTAATGTTTGACTTGAACCATCATATGTACCACCCGTTACAGTAACTTCCGATAATGTTGCAGATATATCAACAGTATAAGTGTCACCATCATTTCTTGTGAATGTAATGATACCCGTACCACTATTAAAAGTAGAACCTGTCGTATATTCATCGGTATTGACCACAGTTTCTGATGATGTGGTTATACCTGTAACATGACCATTACCATCTAATAAAATATCTTGTATATATGTTCTACCACTGTTGTTAGAACTACTTGCCGCATTTACATTAGGGTGTTGTGTTAGGTAATTTTCATCTGCATGGTCACCCCATCCATATGCGGTATCCCAATTAGTTATTTGAGTCGATGTGATATTGTAAGCGGCATGAGCCGTAAATATTGGATCGGTTTCTGTGAATGACGTTAAATACCTACCATCAATATCTACAGTATAAGTATCTCCGTCATTTCTTGTGAATGTGATAATACCGTTACCTGTATTGAATGTTGCACCTGTTGTAAATTCGTCTGTATTAGTTACAGTCTCACTTGCAGTTGTTAAACCTGTAACATGACCATTACTATCAAGTAATATGTCTTGTATGTAAGTTCGACCACTATTATTAGATGAAGATGCTGCAGATATATTCGGGTGTTGTGTTAAATAGGTATTACTATCAACACTACCGTCCGCTTTCAAGAATTGAGATGAAGTACCCCCACTTTTAATAAATGAAGATGCAGTAACGTTCCCTGAAAAGACCGAATTCTGAGAAGTGTCGATATTTAATGCGGTTGTGTTGTTTGTTACTAATGCAACGTTGTCACCCCCCGTTGAACCAAGGTAGAATCCGTCTCCCGTAGCGGCTGACGTAAAGTCTTTGGTTGTTATCTTGTAATCGTCACCGTCGGCGTTATTTCTAAATAATATAGAATGGTCGTCATCGTCCGTTGTGTCTTTTAAAACTATTTGTGAGGAACCTCCATGAACTTGTAAATTTGTTGTAATTAAACCACCCGTCATCGTACCTCCACCTAACTCAACGTACCTACCATCAATATCAACAGTAAATCCGGCATTACCCACACCAGTACCTGTTATTACACCTGTACCCGTATTGAATGTTGCGGAACTCACATAGTCAATATCATTTGTGTCTGTATTGACGACAGTTTCAGTGGCCGTAGTTAGTCCTGTTACGTGTCCATTACCGTCTAATAGTATATCTTGGATATATGTTCTTCCACTATTGTTAGAAGACGCTGGTGATGCAATTGGTGGGTGCTGTGTTAAATATGTATTTGAATCTACACTACCATCCGCCTTTAAGAATTGTGATGATGTACCCCCACTTTTAGTGAATGAAGTAGCAATAACTTCTCCTGAAAAAGTAGCGGTATCGTTTTGGTTAAGTATTAATAATGATTTCCAATTCGCACTCGCTCCTAATTTAACATCAAAACTAAAAGTATTCGCACTTGTTGATGAAGTGTCAATAGTTTTTATTCTTTGGTAGTAAGTTCCGTCAGTACCTTGTATACTAAAATTACCCCCCAATTCGAGAGTGGGTCCTGCAGTTATATTACCAACAGTTATGTCGTTTGTTGTAATATTCCCTCTTGTAGTTACACTATCTAAGGTGTCTGTCTCAGAATAACTTGTTAGGAATCTTCCGTCAATGTCTACGGTAAACGTATCCCCATCATTTCTTTTGAATGTAATTACACCGTCACTAGTATTAAAAGTGGCACCTGTCGTATATTCATCATTATAGTCTGTTAGGAAATTTTGATCATCAACCCAATCTCTTGTTGCGATGTGATACCACGTTGATCCCGTTATTGAGTCAGTACCCGCAAAATTTCTAAAGTATAATCCGTCACCATTAACTATTGTTGATCCCCCTAATTGGAAACCATAATTACCGTCTGTTTGAGATACATGTAATATTGTGTTGTGACCACTGATAGGTCCGTTAGACGCGTAATTTCTATATATACCAAATTCTGTATAATCATTAGCGTCACCATTTGTACTATATAATTCACTATGTACTTGTGCCCTTGTGTCTAAAAATCTACCGTCTATATCAACAGTAAATGTGTCACCATCATTTCTTTTAAATGTAATTACACCGTTACCACTATTAAATGTAGCACCTGTTGTGTATTCATTGTTGTAGTCTGTAAGATAACTTCCTGTTTCTGCCTCGATACCATCTAATCTACTATCTAAAGTGGTTAAATCGGTATTATCTAATAATCTTTCTTCAGATCCTTTTTGACCACCCTTCCAATAGTTGTTTTGTCCGTCCCATAATAATGAACCCGATAATAAATCAGGAGAAGTGTTGTCTCTAACCTCTATACCCGCATTTTGTGCCCCACTACCATTTAAAGATATGATATTATCACCGATCTCAACAGTTGTTGAATCCACTCTTGTTTCTGTTCCCTTAACTAAAAGATCACCTTTGATAGTTACGTTAGAACCTGTAAATTCTAAACCACCTTCTATTGTATCTAACCTACCATCTAAACCTGTAATATTACCATCTAAACTACCAGTCTTAGTTTCTAAAGAACTTAATCTATTATTTTGTGATGTATTGGTCGAATCGTTAGATGATGTGTAGGTATTAAAATCACTTCTAACACTACCACTTTCAGTTTCTAAACTAGTTAATCTAATATCTTGGTTTTGGTTGGTTGTGTTGTTAGATGAGGTATAAGTATTTAAATCATTTCTTAATGTAGTAACATCTGTATCACTCGCATATGTATCATCAATACTCGCAGTGAATGATTCTATTGAATCTAATCTACCGTCTTGATTGGTATTGGTGGTATCTAAACTACCTGTCTTGGTTTCTAATGAATCTAACCTTCCGTCATGAGAACCTGAAGTTGTTTCAAGTGACCCTAATCTATTATTCTGAGTAGTATTCGTAGTTTCTAATGAACCACTTTTGGTTTCTAAACTACCAACTCTGTTGGTTAGGTTAGTTACATCTGTGTCAGTAGCATAAGTATCATCAATACTTGCGGTAAATGACTCTATGGAATCAACCCTACCATCTAAAGTATTTATATCGGTTGTTAAACTCCCAGTTTTAGTCTCTAAAGAATCTACCCTACCACTTAAGTTTTGTTTATCTGTTTCGTTTGAAGACGTGTAGGTATTTAAATCACCCCTTAGATCAGTTATATCGCTATCTAAACTACCTGTTTTGGTTTCTAATGAACCTAATCTATTATTTTGTGATGTATTGGTTGAATCGTTGGAAACCACTTTTGGTTTCTAAACTACCTAATCTACTATTTTGATTTGTATTCGTAGAATCATTAGATGATGTATAGGTATTTAAATCATTCCTAAGAGTTGTTACATCAGTATCACTCGCATATGTATCATCAATACTCGCAGTGAATGATTCTAAAGAACCAATTCTATTGGTAACTAAATTATAATTTGTAGTATTTGTTATATCAACTTGTTCAGAACCACTAATAACAGTTTCCGTATTTAATTTGGATTTAACTCTAGCATCCGTATAGTAAAGGTTAGTTGATCCTTCTGTAATTGAGTCTGTGTCACCAGCTCCACCGACGAAAACTTTATTACCCATACCATTATGATTGGTACAATAGTATAATAGTGTTTGTGGTGTGTCTTGATTTACAATAATTTGAACGTATGCCCCTGATCTACCTTCAGTACCATTTACAGTTACACCATCTGTGTATTGATTGTTATCTGTCGTTGAGAATCTAAATGGATGTCCTGCATTTGAAGAGTCTGACACATCAAACCTATAAACTAGTCCTTTCGCTAATGAGACAATTTGTTGTTCTACACCATCTATATAATATACACCACCACTTGCAGTTACGGTAACATCAACATATTGTGTTATTGGTGAGGTTGAATTTAAAACAAACTCAGAACCTGAAACAACATTTTCCGTATTTAGTTTTGATTTAATATCGGTATTTAAAGAACCACTTTTGGTTTCTAAACTACCTAATCTACTATTTTGATTTGTATTAGTTGAGTCGTTGGATGAGGTATAACTATTAAAGTCAGACCTTATAGTACCATCCACACTACCCGTAAATGTTTCTAATCCATCTAACCTACCGTCATGTGATCCCGTAATAAACTCTATCTCCCCTAACCTTTCAATTATAGAACCTGACGCTAATTCTAAAGAGTTTAATTTAGATGAGTGTGAACCACTCGTTGTTTCTAATGAACTTAATCTCCCATCATGTGAACCACTAGTTGTTTCTAATGAACTAAGTCTATTATTACTTGCGGTATAATGTGCCGCAAATGCTTGGTCATTCGCAGTATCAACACTATTGATTAATCCTACGATTTCAGCAAACGAATCTTTATCGGCTTCAGAAGAATCTAAAATAGCGTCTACATCTGTTTTTAGTGATGCCACATCAACCCCATCGACAGTACCTGTTAATCCAATACTACCAGTAATAATCAATCCATTACCAAAAACAATTGAGTTTCCGTCTGAAGATATTATTTTATTACCCGCCGTTATTTGTATAGGTGCATCTAATTCTATATTACCCGTTCCTGAAGAACTTAATGTAATATCACCATCAACTGTTTGTAGTGTGATAGTATCAGAACCCGTTTCTAATATTTTTATTGATTCACCACTATCTGTAGTGACTCTTAATTCAGTACCTGTAGTTGAAAGTACTTGTTGTCCATTTATATATAATGACCCTGATGAAAGATATAAATCTCTCCACTCCTTGTCGGGTGCACCTAAATCAATTGTATTTGTGATACTAGGTATAATTGAAACATTAGTTATCAAACTGTCTGAGGATATCGACGCGGTTGCTGTTGTACTTGCAATCCGATCTAAACTTAGACCCGTAACCCCACTTGCGGGAACATTAATTAAACCACTACCATCTCCTCTAAAAGAACCAGTGAACGAACCCGATAATTGGGCTAACTCTTCATCACTGTCGTTAGTGGCCATTAACTTTAAACGACCATTATTTACTTTAAGAACTTTCTTGTTCGATCCGTGACCTAACTCAATTTCAGATGCAATTAATCTTTTTAAAGTATTACCACTATCGTGAAGTTGTACATCACCATCACTATTCTTAGTTATTTTTGTACCACCCAAATCGATAGTACTTCCCGCTAAATATATATCATTCCATCTTTTAGTGTCGCTACCCAAATCATGAGTAAGTGTTCCTTGAGGTAACAACGATCCACTAATTGTTTGATCCCCAATGAATATATTACTTCCAGTAGTAGCTGCGGTATTTTTATAATCATTAAAACTTGATGTGAGTAAGTAGGAGGCGGCGTGTGATGCACTTATTGCATTATCAACACTTCCGTCAATCTGTGCAGTACCATAGATAGTTCCTTGTACTGTTAAATCCCCTTGTATTTCTGCAGATGCGGAAACGGATAGGGATCCTGTAATGTGTGGATCAAATATATTCATCTATAAAAACGTTTTTCTTATTAGATAAATACTTTATAATTCAATAGTAATTTGGTTTTGATGAGATTTATAAGGACTAAATATATTTTTTCTAAATTAATGATGTGGTTCCATGAAATTTAAACCCGGTAAGTCTTGTGTAGAGTCTTTCTCCGTTGGAAGTAGTTGGTAATCCTCTTGAAGGGTAATGTTTTCTAAAATAGTCATGTATTCTCCTTATCTCGTCATCTCCGATCTCCTTTCTTAGTTTGTCAATTATGATAACTTGTATAATATCATACCATTTCATATATGTGGTATGAAAAAAACCATTAAACTCATGATCAAAATAATTTTTAATGTCATCAATATCATTAATAATTAATTCATAGGAGTCATCAGGTTTTTTTTTGGTTTTAGATAGAGGGGATATTATCACGCGGTCGCAACAATCAAATTTAAAATGATCATTATTGTTTACTTTTAGTTTAAATGGAAACTTTACACTATTAATATCAGGTACGTTATTGTGAGCGTCTACGATTGATAAGGGTATATCATCAAATACGAAATTGTTCCCTTTCTTACTTGATTTTTTATATTTTTTATCATGCAATCTTAAATTTGTGTGTAACATTAGTTGTTCTATATAACAAGAACCGTAAACCTCATCGTCTATCCTTTTTTTATTTGAATAATAATGATTTAGGGTTTCCCTACATACTTTACCAAAGGTTTCATGGTTTCTTACGTACGTAATGTTCATGTTTGGTATAGATTCAAAGTGAACTTCATCAAAGACCTTATCACTCATATTTTCCATCAAATCGAAGAACAATTTACTGTAAGTTCTATCGACATGGGGGTAATCCATATCTTTTGACGTTTTTTCTAAAATTATTTTAGGTATCTTATTGTTACTGTCTTTCACTAAGGATCTAAAAGGGTATTTATTTTGATCCATCTCCTTTTCATCCAAATTACAAAACCAATAAATAAAAAGGTTCTTGAGTGTCTCACCCTTACCATCAATAAACATATCCCTGTGACTAAAAATATAGTCACTATCATATCTATCCAATAATATTTTATTAAAGAGTAATGTGTCGGTATCAATATGAAGAAAAGGTTCTTTTATTGATTCATATACCTTTATTTTTGGAATACTCCACGTGTCCGTATCTCCTTTGACGAGTATGTCATGATTTATCTCATCGTAAGGTATGCCAATATCTTTTATTTGTTTACATGAAATTTCATCACCGTAGAAACTTATACTTCCATAATGTTTTTTGGCTAAAATGGCACTTAAATATTGAGTGTATAATAACTCTTTCCATATTAAGTTTTGTTTGTCTATGTATGTGTGAATTACTTTCATACTAATGCTTATAGGTAAATGGGTCTTGTTTTTTTAACCTCTCTATTTTTTCCTTATATCTTAACTCTCTTTTTTTCTTTTCTTTTCGGTCCTTAAACCATCTAATTATTTTTCTAAACATTATTTAAAAATTACGATATTATTTAAGACTAATACATCAATGTCTGTTGAGTCAAAAGTATCTAATGCGTCTTTAGGGGTTAAGACCATTGTCTTATCTTTAATGTTGAATGATGTGTTTAACAGTACAGGGTGTGACGTTAAAAACTCGAATTCCCTTAAAAGATTATGTATGTCATTATCATGATAAACTGTTTGTACTCGTGCGGTACCGTCAACATGGGTTGTGGAGACAAGAACATCCCTATATCGGTCACGAACCTCAACAACTTGATTCATATATCTCAAATCGTCATTCATTATAAAATATTCATGTTGTCTTTCTTTAGTTACCATAGGTGCAAAAGGTCTAAATCCTTCCCTCCTTTTTACCATTTTATTTATTCTATCCTTCATTTTAGGGTTTGTAGGGTCGGCTAAAATTGATCTATTCCCCAATGCTCTTGCACCAAATTCTATTTCATTCCTAAACCAACCGACGACTTTACCCTTTCTTATTTGTTTGGCAACTATTCTATATAAATTTTTATTACTAAGATACATGGTCTTCCTATCACCCAACTGTTTCTTGGATTTTGAATTTACGGTGTACGATGGACCCAAAAACGGGGTATTGGGTATCTCAACATTTGTCCCGTTGTTAATATAATAATTAATTACAGAACCTATAGAGGACCCTGCATCAGATGGTGCTGGTGGTACCCATACCTTCCTAAATCCAGTGTTTCGATATATCTTACCATTCGCCAACCCATTATACGCACATCCACCACCCAAACATAAATTACTAGTCCGATACTTTTTACCAACATAATCCAAAAGATCAAACAACACCTTTTCATAAACATGTTGAACCGCATATGCTAAATCCTTATGTATTTTTTTTATTTTTTCGTCAGGAGTCCTTGGTAACAAACCCAATAATTCAGATAACTCATAGTTGTACATAATTTTATCTGACTTATGCCAATTAAAATATTTTAAATTACATTTTATTTCTCCGTTTTCGAATTTTATTAATTTACTGACCTTCCCAACCAACTTAGTTTTATTCCCATAAGATGTTAATCCCATAACTTTGTATTCACCCTCGTTTGGTCTAAACCCTAAGAATGGAGAACTAAATGATGAATAATATAAGTGTGAATGATGATGTTTTGAGAAAAAAATATTATCAGAAATATTAGGTAGTAGTTTTTTTAACTCTCGTCTATTTCTATAAGATTCCCATACTCTTCTAATTGATAATAAGGGTTTGGTTAGTAATTGTTTTTTTGAGTATTCTTTAACTCTTTGACTTTTCAACTCAACATCTTCATAAAAACAAACCACCTCTACATTTTCCTTTGTTAAAGAATACTTTTTTGTAACATAGTTTAGTACTTTCTTAGGAAAACTATAGTCATGTTTTACTCCCGTGAATTTCTCTTCTTCACACGCGAATATTAATTTCCCGTCTTTAAATAAACATAAAGACGAGTCGTGAATTTTAACATCCAACCCTCATGTCCTTTCCATGACCAATGGTAATCACCATTACCCATTTCATGATCAATTGATTCATAACGAAACTGAACATCTTTAAGATCCCATAGTAAAAATCTAACACCAAATTGTTCTAATTTTTTTAATATTTTTAACGCTTGTTCATACTGATATTTTTTTAATATTTCACCGTGTTGTACTCTATACTCAACCAAAACCGTTTTCAATGAATTAAATAATTCCACATTATATCTACTATCATCCTCATCAAGTACTAAGGGGGTGTCCTCACTTGTATGGTTAATAAAATCCTGAGGTAAAAAATTCATATATTTACCACTTTTCTTATCGATCAGTTGAAACCTTTCCGACCATGATAAACCGACCACAACAATGTCATTAGGTTGTATGTTTAGTAACTCGTCGATTAATGAATTAATTATCCAATCATTAGATGCCCCACCTATCGATCTATTAATTTCATTCATATTAAAATGGTCCGCAACACCTTTTCTCCATAACACACCATGTGGTTTTAGTTTATAATACTCCCCATTAGGTGGTCGATCTTCAACACACCCATCACCATAAGTGAAACTGTCACCAAAGAACCAAATCTTATTTTTCATATTATCCAATTCGAGTATTTCCGTAATGAATAACCTTAATATCTTTTTCTGTCTTATATGATCTCCACGGATCCACCACTACCGACCCATCAGGGAAATCATAATCATGGTGTTTACCCATATGTCCCAATAAGTAAATTCCTTTAATTGGGGTCTCTAAATCATACTGTACTTTGTATTTACCACCATACGAAGATTCACAGTAATGACCAACAAGAATAGATGAAGAACCATCTAAATACTCTACGTCAGGTTTATATGATTGACCTAATATAATAATCGGTAGGTTACGTTTATTTGATTCAACAACTAACTTAGTTGCAATGTTTTTTGCTTGTACTTCTCTTGCTAACATAATCGCATCAAATAAGTCATACCCTAAATTCAATTCTTGGGCCATGTATCTTAATGCGATATTATCACGAGGATGACATCCTCCACCATCTCCCATTCCTGCTTTCATATATGCGGGTCCTAAAATTCTATATGTGGATCTTTCAAGTGCTCCTGTAATAACATCAGTATTAATGTTACCCGATTTTTCAGCAACGTCTTGAATCATGTTAACCAGTGCGACTTTGGTCGATATAAACGTATTGTAAAATATTTTAATTCCTTCGGCTTCATCCCACGTACCAAGTTCATACCTCGTACCTTCAGTAATAAATGTTTTATAAAAGTCTAATAGTAATTTCGCGTCTCCCGTTTCGGAACCATCTTCTGTTCCGATGATAATCATTTCAGGATTTACCATATCCCATTTTACAGTACCCATTGCAATTAGATATGGATTATATATAAACCTACCATTTGGTATTAAGTCAATAAATTCTCGTCTAATAGTACCAGGTAGGACTGTTGAGATTAAGACAATGAGTTGATCTTTAGAGACATATTTATTTACCTCCGTTAGAACTTCTTTCACTATGTCGTAATTAAAATCCTTATTTTCTAAATGTGATGTTGGGTATCTTCCATCATAGTCTGGATGGTGTGGTGTTGGAACAGCAATGAAAATTAGTTCTCTACCACCTTCACAAACATCCTTAATTGTTGGGACCATTCTAAAGTTATCTGGTTGTACTTCAGTTATGTCATAACCAACGACGTTATGTTTCTCCGCCATTACTTCGGCCGCGTCTTTTCCGAGTTTACCAACTCCAATAAATCCTACGTTCATATTTTACATGTATTTAATACATATAATGTATAATAAAATGACGTATTAGTAAAGTGTTTTAATGTCTTTAAATTATCGTTTTATGGGTTTTTGTATATTGTTTTTTTGTGTGTGAAGGGTCTATTTCTTTAAATAGATCTTGTAGTGTTTGACCCTTCATTAAGACATTGAAGTTATGTAATAGATTAGGTAACATCTCCTGAGTTATCTTAAAACACTTTTCCATATCCCAAGACGCAATTTCTTTCATTACATCAAAAATTTTATTCATCCTTTTATAGTAGTCAAGTTCTTCATCATAACTCTCATCCCACCATTTAGAAAATGTCTTGTATCCTTGACTTCGTAAAACCTCTAACGACCTGGGGTTACCCACCAATATAAATGGTTGAGCAACAAATATGGGTTTGTATATTTTCTCTGAGAAAAATACCGTCGTTTCATGAGTTAATGATTCAGACACGATATTTACAAATGAATCCGTATGTGCTTTCATATTTAAATTCATTGCCTTATTATTTTCCAAGTCAGGTTCATCGTACCAATAGTGTTCTCTCGCATCGTGATTCCTGTAGTAATTTTTAATGGTGTTTTTCCATTTATCATTATACTCCTTAGGTACACTTTGATCAACCCAATTCAAATACTCATCTGGATTATTTGTACGAAGTCCACCCAAGGATGAAATGAATTTACCCTCAAAAATATCGTGACTTTTTAATAATCCGTAAATTAAAACCCTATGTAGTTTGGGCACCCTATTGAAATTTAAGAAATGGTATTTTTTTCTTTTTGTAAGTGATGATTTGATAAAATCAGATAGTTTCTCCCTTCCACCTATCTCACATTTAGGGTCAGTTATTTGACCTGGCTCATGAAACCATAGATTACAACCAAAATATGTGTAATCTAATATAGTATATGAATCTTTTGTTATGTGACCATTCGTCTCTAAAAACTCTTTACGTTTTTTTGCAATTAAATTAGTTGTAATCATATAGAGATTAGTTTTATCTAAACCATATTTTTTAGATAAATTATCAAACCACACATAATTATGGTCATCTTGACCAAAGAAACCTTCTGTAGGTTGTAAAAAACATATTTTACATTTACCACTTTTCGAGTCCTCGATTATTTTAGGATCTATATCAACCGTACTATACGCATCAAACAATTCGTTATTGTATAAAACAATTGGGTATATATATTTGATATCGGGATTATCCGTTTTTATATCATCTAACGTATAAATTTTGTGTCTAAAAACGTCATGATCTAAAAAAACCTCAAAACTTTGACTCCTCAAGCAGTGAAAGTGATCCATTATCTCTTTACTCTCATCACCAGTTCTTTTATAGGGAAATACAATACCTAACTTATCACTTAATATATTAATAAATTCATAATTACCATCACGATCGTGTTCAGTTAGTAGTGGGTGGGTGTGCCATGGGTGAATATTATATGATGGGAGGTTTGAACTTACAAACTCAGGTCGACCTTGAGTGTCGTACACAAATATTTCATTATAAACTAGATTCATTTTAATTTAGTATTTTATCCTCGATAATATTAATTATTTTATCCAACCGTTTCCATATATCACCAATTTCATCGTAAGATGTGTCACACCAATCTGTTAGGTGAGTGATATCAAGATTCAGGTGTTCTTTTACTTCATGTTTAAGGTTTGTCAGCGACCCCTTACTTGAGAGTAATATGAACTTCTTATCTTGTTGGATACATTTCATTGTTTTTTCTGTTATAAAATGTAAACCTTCTGACACATCACTTTCAACTACTATTACAAAGTCAACGACTTTATAATAATCACCGTTATAATAACGTGTGTGTGAAATCCCATGTGTAAGATTATTGACATCTAAAACCAATTTTTTTGGGAGTTTTGATAACCCGTCTTTAATCTTTATTTTTTGACTTTCAGTAATACCAACCTCGTTGAGGTAATCCGATGTTTTATCATAAAAGAAATTACCCTTATTATTCGTAACTCCATCACCAAAAAAACTAACATGTCCATTACCAATTAAATTGTGGTGAGACAGCAAACCAACCATAGAAGTTCTTGGTGGTTTACTTTTTCCACTTAGAAACAAATAGTCTTTATGTTTAATATCTTTATCTGAATACATAGGTTTGTATTGATCCATATATTTTATAAAAAATGGTAAAAAAACCACGTTACCACCTTTCGTTCTAATTGAATTAATATCGTTTTCAAATTCTAATTCATAGGTGTTTGCATATATGGTAATTAAAGATGAATCCTCAAGATCTAAAACAAAATCAATAGTTAATTTACCAATAATTTCCGTAGATGCATCTATTATCAATTTACGACCATCATTAAGAAAACCCATTAAGTCTCTTTTATATAAATCAACATCAAACCCATATGGTGATACAACAACCGTTTCACAATGTTCGATTGTTTTCGTTTGGTTGGGGAATTTTAAAAAACTTAATTCGGGTTGGTGATCATAACCGTGGATATAAACTAATTCATTTATTACCATAAATTAAATTAATTTTCGTTTAGTTTTTATGTTATCCGAATTTTTAGTTTTTATGTTATTCGAACTCAAATGAGGTATAATTACCTCTTCAGCAAATTTTTCATGACCATAGGATGTTGGGTGTACACCTCGATTACCATCCTTGTCAAATGACATTGGCATCCCTAACTCATCATAGTTATTTTGAACCCATTCCATACAACCGTCAATAGGTAGAAATTTATCTAGATTTACCTTAGAGAAAAGAGGTACTATTTCAGGGTGATATTTTAAGTGTCCCCATTTAAATATATCCATATAAGTTGACATAAAATAATCAATACCCAAACTGTCTAAGTACCACTGAATTCTTAATATGTGTTCGATAGTAAAGACCATGGATGATATTTCATTATGAAAGACTTCATAGTATGATTTAACTTCTTTACTTTCCCAATTAATGTTTAATATTCTCCAATTAAACTTACCATCAATAACATCGGTTGGATTTTTTATAGTATTATCATCTTTACTAAAAAATCCCCATGTTTTGACATCTTCTGTGTCTTCAGTATAATACTCATGTCTATTAACTCCCGACCACATTATACCAACTAATATTTCTTCTTTCTTATATGTTTTAAGTAACTCATCTAATCCTGAAATAACCTTACGAGAAATTAGTCCATTACCTTGTGATGCCATTCCTTTGTTCATCACATTTAAATTTAATTTTTGTGCCAAATGTCCCGGCCAATTCCAATCTTCAAATGTGAAACTACACCCACTTGCTAATAATACTTTTTTCCCCTCAACCATTCTTAGAGTTTTTATTATAAATATAAATCTTATAATTTTTTAATGTAGTCAAGTATGTTTATCTCCTCAGGGGATTCAACATAATCTTGTGCACCAGGATTAGCCCACTGAGGTTCTAAAACCCAACCTTCTTCCTTAGCGATGGTGAGTACTTCATTAACATATTTATTATGTTTAGTATCATCACCATTTAATGTTGTCTCCAACTCCTTGATATTTGTGTCAGGTATTAAATCCCACCACTTTTTTAACATAGGGAACGTTTCTAAGAAATTTTTACCTCTACGTTTATCATATTGTTTGTAAAATGATTTAAAATCCCGTTCTCTAGTCTCTATAGATGATGTATGGTCATGACCTTCCTCAGTATTTCTTAGATAGTTGATTAAACGGACCATACCATCACGCTCCCAATCCATAAAATAGTTAGAACCATCAGTGTAATTGTCCTCGATCCATTTTTCGAGTGCATCCGCCCTTTCTAATCTCATTTGCATTGGTAATGTCACAATTGATTGAAATGACGGGAATCTTAGAATGTTAAAAGAACATACAGGTGATGAGGATTTATGTCTTCTTTTAATTTTCATCATTTCATCCATAAACTCAGGTAAACTAAAAAGACATAATGAGTTTATTGTTAACATCATATTAAGTGATTTAATATTTCCCTCATCTAATATTCTATCTACATTTTTTAACCACTTCCTCCAATCTAATCCGTCTCTAATATATTCCGCATGAGTTCCATACGCTTCACAACTTGTATAAATGTGAAATGATTTAACATTGTGACTATACTTAATAAGTGCGTCCATTATTTTATCACTTATACCCAAGTTAGAGTTTATTGCAAAATCAATTTCTGAGTTTTGGTTTGTTTCCCACCACTTCATTAATTTCCAAAAATTACGGGACATTGATGGTTCACCACCTGTTACCCTTAACTCTCGTAATGAGTGTTGTAATTCACCCTCCCACCATTTCCAAAATGCGTCGACATAGGGGTTTTTTAAATTTAATTTTCCATAAGGCATTGCATGGTCACCATTATGTTGAAATGCACCCGCACCATCACTTACCAGATTTTGGTAGGGACCATTCTTATTGATGTCTTTTTGCCATGTTGTGGAAAACGATGAGTTACAATATGAACAAGCAAAGTTACATACAGGATCAAACGAAATTTCTAAAGTCCTTAGATCCACATCTTCACTTGCACCTAACTTTTCCTTGGCATCAACCAATTCTTTATCAGTGTAAATGACTGATTTATGTGTTCTATCAGAAATCATATCTTTCCCCAAATCTTCTATTCTCCAACAGTAATCACATTCTTTTGGACGTACACCCTCCAACATTTGTTTACGTACCGCCTTCTTATATGTGGTATTATGGATTGCTTTATACGATTTTTCAAGATCTGTTAGTGGTATCTTATGTGACGGTGGGTGATGACAACTTGTTGTTGCCCCGTTACCTAACCATATCGTTGCATTATACCATTTAGCCCCACAAAATGAAGGTGAAATTTTGTTAATTACCCGATCTCGATATTCGAGAAATGTTTCACCGGGTTTTCTTGCATCTATACTCATTATTTTATATTATAATTTTAAATTTTATGTAGGAAATTACAATTCCCTGAAATATCTACTGATTTGTTATGTATAAATTCCTCAAACGTATGTTCAGATATTAATTTACCATCTGTTATTAGTTTAAACTTATGAAACTCAAATTCAGTATAATTTGTATTCGTTTTATTCTTAGGGAAGTTACCCGCACCAAAAATTATGTGAGGTGAGTGGTCTAAACCTAATTCCCTTTCACTCAAATCAACATTTAATATTACTTCACCATTTAAAAACAATTCAAACCTATCTTTATAAATGTGATTTAATTTAATATTAGTTAGTTGATTAGGGACCACCATATGTTCTAAGGTATAATATTCTACATCATCTTGAAAAGTGATTGTAAATGAGATATTAGTAGGGTTAATATTTAAACCCATATACCTTGGTACTAATGCAAATAGAGTTTTCTCCAAATCACTCTCATCTGTTAATACAAAATCAACTTCTAAGGTGTAATTTAATTTATTGGATAGTATTTTGTTTCCCGCATCTTCAGGAAATGTTTCACAAATACTATTAGGCCAAAATATCCAAGGTTCCCCTTTATTGATTTTTAACATAGAACTCTTTTAGTTGTGGAAATGTGTCCAAAAAATTTAATTTTCGTCTTTTATCGTACTGATCAACGAATTTAACGAAATCCTTCCTGTTGGTTTCAACGTCGAAGTCGTCCGTACTAATTGCGTAATCATATGTTCGTTTTAATTTTTGTATTTCTACGGTAGAAAACCCATAATTATCATGAGTGAATTCCTTCATACCATAATATAACATTTTTTTAGCTGATTGTAAAATCAATTCTTTATGATTATCCTCTAAAATTTTAACTGACAGGTGTTTAGGGTGTCGTATGTATGATGTGTCTAATTGTATTGCAGACACCCAATACCTTTCATTATTTTGGTATTTTCTTTTCAGATCAAATACTCTATCAATTAAATCATCATATGTGAATACAGATAATGCGTTGTATGTTGACATTATATTAATAGTCACTTTTGGTAACTTACTAAGTATTTTCTCAACATTAGTCCAAAATTTACTAGTATCTAACCCATACCTCAGATATTCTGCTTGTGACTTGGTTGCTTCGATTGATGTAAAAACAATAAACTCCTTTACTTTATTGTTTTCTGTTAAATCTTCTATGATATTGATGAACCTATCAATGATATCATCACTCACACCTAAATTTGTGTTTATGGCTAACGATAGGTTAGGATTTACTTCGTGGTTATTTTGTATATATTCCAATAACTTAAAAGTGTCTGATGATAGTAGTGGTTCACCTCCCGTCACCCTAAATGTGTGTAGGTCAGGATACAAATCAGGGAACCATTTCCAAAACGCCTCAACATATGGATTAAAATCATTATGATGAATTGGCATTTCATTTTTCTTTTTTAAATGTTCCGTATCATTATAATCATACGATAATTTATAAGCACCATTTTTATTTATCTCATTCACCCATTTCGATGAGAATTGTGGTCCACAATACGCACATTTAAAATTACATACGTTTGAGAAAGAAACCTCAACATATTTTGGATTATAATTACCTCTCCATCCGTATTCTTTAATTTCTTCTATGTATGGTGCTGACCATGACTCTGAAGATTTAAATACCCTGTCTGAGAATGAGTTTGAGTTGTCCTCGATCTTCCAACAATAATCACACTCACTAGGTCTTTCACCTTCCAACATTTGTTTACGAGCCCTCTTTTTGTGTTGTGTGTTGTGTAGTGCCGATGGGTTATTTCTTAATTCGGCTAAACCAATTTTATGTGGGTTGGGGTGGTGACATGAATGTGTTAACCCCGTACCTAAATGTATAGTTACTTGTGTCCACTTTGCAGCACAAAAACCTCTACCCTTTTGGTCTAGTTGTTTCTTTATGTTGGATAGTAACTCACTCATAACTTAACATTAAAGATTTTACATTTTTCTGTATGTTGGATAGTTTCAACTAGTTCATATTTTAAACTATTAATACCATCAGTTTTATAATCTAACTTACCTTGTTGCATTTCAGTGACAAATCTTTTTTCATTTCTTGCGGTAGTTTCACCTTTAGCCCACCTTCCATTCACTAAACCTTCATCTAAATGTGGTAAACAATAAAATTTACCTTCTCGTCTATATGGTAAGATACTTTCATCAATTTCGATAGTCTCTTTCTGTAATTCCACATCATTTTTTATACTATCTTCATCATTGTTCATGTCGTATATGATATTTTCATTATTTAATTTACACTCTTCAAATGTGTCGAAGAATCTATCGTATATTTTTAATTCTGCAACCTTACCCTTAAAATTGGTATTTTGGTGATTACATCTACCAATATTAAAATCACCCATCAATGAGTGAGATCTTATTTTATCTGGTAGATCAATGGGTTTAGATTTAAGAACATCTCCATTATTAGAAACTAATTTATTATTTGAAAATATGTACAACTTTTGTTCATCGTGTTTATATGAAACGGTGAACCATGTCCATTTATTCTCTACCGCCTTTGACCAGTGATATAACGGATTGTTTATCTTATCGTGATTCAGTATCGATAATGCTCTTGAATTGTTAAACGATATCCCCCAAGTCCAACTTCCGTCTTTTCTTAGTATGGGATATTCTATAAATTTTCTTTCTTCATCACCCACTAACCATATTGGTACAACTTCAGGTTGTTGTTCAGGTGAAACTAATATAGAGATGGTGTGATCTCTAAACAAAGGTGTGGTTAAACCTCTATGTGATTTAAAAGTTAATGATGATGTTTCACCATTAAATAGATGTACTTCTTTATCTTCAATAGTTTCATATATTTTTCTATCAGAATGTCCTTCATAGAAACATCTCCAAAATAAATCATCATCCTCTTGTCCCCAATCCCAATAGTTGTTAGAATACCCATTTGTTTGTACTAAATGTTCTTTATTGAAAAGTACGACACCTCCAAAATATTGTTCATAACCCATAGACCATGAGTATTTTGATAATTTTGTTGCAATATGTGTCGGAGTATCATAGGGATATGAATAGTCACATGTCTCATCATGAGGTAACATATCAACATCATGAAATGCAACATAATCACAACCGTCTTCCATTGCTTTAACAGCAGCAATATTCTTCATTGCACCTCTATTGAATAGTTTATCATCTACTTGATGCCCAACATAAACACAGTACTCTATACCCTGTTTATTTAGATGTTTATCTAATTTAGGTAATAACTCATTCAAGTGTGATTCCCTGTTTCTATATGGTATGCATATTCCTAATTTATGACTCATATCCCAACATTTATATGTATTTGATTATTTTTTGAGGTCCTGTTCCATATTTTAAAATCTAAATTAGAAAGACCGTCTTTATTAGGGTCTCTAAACCCTTTTTCCATTTCGTTATGAAACCTAAGTTGATTATAACGTATATTAATATCTGACCACACACCGTTTTTATATCCGGTGGTCTCATGAGGTAACATCTCAAAATAAGATGTTCTCCTAAATGGTACCTTTATTATATGTTCAATATCATAAGTATAATGTACTAGTTCACATTTTTCTAATTGTAAGTAATTTTCCCTATCGACTAAATCCATGACCCTATATTCACTTATGTACTTCATATCGAAATAGTGACGTAAAGCATGAGAAGATCCATACTTGCCAAAATCCATTGTTAATGAGTACTTTTCGTTGGTTGATATTTCTTCTATTTCTTTCGATTTCAATATTTTATTATAAATCGCAACCTGTGATATAATACCTTTAAATAAATCTTTTTCTTTATTAGTTGATCCGACAAACAACTCTTTTTTGATGCATTTAGGTATAGTCTTTGAAAATTTCATAGACCCAACCTCTTTGGAATCTTGGTACATAGTTAGGATCTTTCTTTCCACACTAAGTGTTACAACTAAAGTTGTTTTTCTGTTGGTTTCAATTTTACTGTCAACATAACACCAATCATTATTATCTTTCATTAAAACCTTATATCTTCTAAAAGAATCGTAACTAATGGTTAAATCTAATTTAGGAATAGAGAGTGCGGTATATCTATCGTACGATTGATCAGTATCACACACAATTCCATCAGGGTCGATTGTAACCATAATAGTTAAATCATCTTCACTTGTATCGATATCTACATATCCCTCAGAATAAGCGTTCATACCATTAAATTTAATTGCTGAGTTTGGACCTCCTTGTGTATTTACATATTTTAAATCATACGGAATACCCTTGTCAACACATCTTTTGAAGAGATCGTCATCTTCAAAACCCCATCCCCAATATTCATTAGAGTAACCATTGATAATTTCAAACGACTCTATTGGAAATATGGTAACACCCCCAAAATATTGATCATATAACTCCCTCTTAAAGGTTTTATCTTCAGATAAGAAATCAGTGGCTAAGTGTATTGGTACATCCGAATATGAATAATCGACTTTCAATGGTATCATATCTATGTCATGAAAAACCACATAATTGCAATTTGATTTTACTGCCTCTTTATATCCTATATTTAATAATTTACCTCTATTAAATAATTTAGCATCATCCTGTTCTACCACTATTAAAACATAATCAATACCGTTTTCACTCAAGTACTCACCAATCTTTTCTTTAAATTTTAATAATTGTCTATACCTATCTCGGTATGGGACTATGACCGCTATCTTATTCTTCTTCTTCGTCTTCGTCATTATCTTGTATAGTGTGTTTATGCCATTCGTGCATATAATATTGGATTCTTTCATCCCAACCCGATTTGTCTATTTCTTCAAACCATATTGTTAGTGCATCCAAAGTATTTGCAATTTTTTCTAACGATTTAACTTTTCTTTCTTCTAAGATTAATCTTTCTTCTTCAAAAGATATATTTGTTTTTATTTGTTTTTTTGCCATGATTATATACTTATTATTTTTCTTATTAATTTATCCCAATGTTTATATGAACTGTAGATTGGTTTACTTGACTTTAAAAATAGGTAGTCTTTATTTTTAAGATTAACTATGAAGTTCGTTTTTCTCAATTCATCATAAAGTTTTAAATATTCTTTAGAATATGCGTACGGTTCGTTAACATCTACCACTTTTTTAATACGACTCTTACAGGTTTCATCCCATTTAAAATGGTGTACTTGTACGGAATGTTCTTTATATGGGGCAATCATTGGATGTGTCCATCCTTGCCACCTCCAAGTGGTATGACCATCTATATTCGCATAATGTTGACCATTAGTTATTTCAATATTACCTTTTACCACACATATCTTGTTGGGACATGCATTACTCATAGGATACCTAAAAAAACCTGCGTATGGGAATTGTTCAAATATGGGTGTCGAACTTTCTAATTTAGGGAACTCACCTTTAGGTCCGACCCTATCTATAAAACCACCTCTAACTACCGACCATAAATTTTCATCACATTCTTTAATCATATCACGTAAGTTACTGTAAGGATATACGTGGAATTCATCTATATCTGCAATAACCCACCAATCATTCTTTTTCTTTGATTTAATCATATTATAGAGAATGGTTACTTTTTCCCAATCGAAAACACGATCTCTTACCACCTTTACTATTTTACAATTATCGTATTTTTCAATTATTGGTTTTGACCTACTTAGTATTCTTGATGATGCTTCAGATTCATATATGACAAATTGTAATTCATCTACATGTTTACTGTAATGTTCAATAAAATGGGGTAATAACTCATGTCCATGACCCAAAACACATAATAATCTTATCATTTTCTCTTAATTATTGTTATTCCTGTTGAGGAAGGTTTATCTTTTATGTTTCCGAAATTAAATAAGTCCATTACTACCCACTCATCGTTATTTTTTAACTCTTCTACTAACTTGGAAGGACCATCGAAGGGGAAGAAATCTTTTTTAGAATCTTCAGATATAATTAAAGTTTCGGAATATGAAGAATCACTATCGTGCACCATTATTAAACCGTTGGGGTTTAACCTTTTTGAGTACAGATCAAAATCTTTCTTCACACCTTCGTACGAATGGTCACCATCAATAAAAAGTAAATCAATCATGATATCTTCTCTAACAAAAAAATCATAATACGCTTTTTCTGATGTCTCCTTTATGAATCTTGGGAAGAAGGTCTTCTGATAAAAACCTTCCATATCACATATATTACTATCACCACCAACACCATTACAAGGATCAACAACATATGTTGTTCCAATATCACCCCAACTATACGTGGGGTTACCTTCAAAAATTCCTTGTTTATGTAGATCGATTCTTGCTTGTGTCATTATTCTCGGAATGTAACCACCCCCCGTTCCAATACAAACACAATTTTTATATCTCATGTGTTGTATCATGGAGTAAACAACAATCCCATCACCCAAATGACTGTTAGTTGCACCATGTGTCCACAGAAAAGGTAGTTTTTCACCATTATCTGTAGTTATATTGGACTCTATGTAATTTTGGTTAGTTATCATTTTAAGTGATGAGGTATTTCTCTACTTGGAGTATGTCTTGTGATGGGTTTTAATACATTACTTGTTAATGAAACCAATTTTAAATCTTTTTGTATGGGTATTTGATTCAATTTACATGCAATGGACACGGATACCCCTTCACCAGCACCCGAAACATCTTTATTGTACCTTAAATCACAATATTCTTTTACTATTTGTAATTTCTCATATGATTTAAAAAAATCATTAGTTTTAAAACCACTTTTATTGAATACAATAAAATATTCCCAAAGTGTTTCTAAGTTATCTATATTAGGATATAACGATTTAGCATAATTTTTATACTCTAACCATTCATCTCCCTGCATTGGGATATCACCTACAGTTTTAAATTTTGCACTATGATTCCATAAGGTATCTATATATGAAACACCGTCTTTGAAGTTGTAATTTCTGAATCTCTCAAATAAATTGTAATCTTTGACGTATAAGTCGGCATCTAATAAAATACATACGTCGTGAACTCTATGAATTTCTTTTACTAAAAGAACCTTATCATAATATGATTTGTATGTTCTCTTATAAGGAACTATGGTTATCCTCCCCCAATACTTCTCTAAAAAGTGGTTTTCATTATCGGTAAGTACATAACAAGGAAACCCCATCTTAGTGAGGTTGTCTATAATATCCTTTGCTCCTTTGAAGTATTTATCATCACCGAAGCACATAATTCCGAAACCTATGTTCTCCATAGGTATTAATATAAAGAAAATATACTAAAAAAACAAGTCTAATCTAAACCAAATGGTGTTTTAAATGAGATATAATTTTGATATACCTCATTATCTGACAATTCATTATTGTATCTTCTAAATACAGGTATGGTACCATCGAAATAAGCGTTCCAACTTTTACCTATACTATTCACAGGACCACCATTTGTTGTATAACTATTAAATCCTGAGGTACTGTCTTTAACACCGTTTATGTAAAGGTCCATTGAAGAGTTATAACCCCTATTCACCCATACTAAATGATAATATTCATTATAGTTTACCGTAATATTACTGTTGTGGTTTTTCCATGATCCATCATAATTTCTATAATGCATCTTATTACCATATATCCCAAATGCGTTTGTAACGGGACCTCCCGAATTATTAGATAATATTGAATAACTGGAACTATGTGCGTTTACAATAACCTCTATAGCCCAACTACCATTACCTAAAGTAACACTATCTATGTCAATATAATTAGAACTACCATTAAATTCGGGATAACCATCAGATGTCCAAGAAATATTTGTTGTGTCTAATGTTTGGTTACCCTTAATATCAATTAATGATTCAGTGTTTGATCGTGTACCTTGAGTGAATTTTGTTGCCTCATCTTTATTAATCTCAACCATAAAATCACACATATCAATTGAGTATGGTTGGGTTGGTGTGTTTGGCCACCAATATGATATAAAGGAATAGGTGTTTGATGCCGTCCAACTAAATTCATATTTCTTCCATTGTGTTGTAAGTGGTCCAAATGAAGTTGAACTACCTGAAAACCCCGAACCAAAATACGTCGAGTACCCCAAAGATTTACCTTCACCTCTTCCGTCCGCTAATTTTAACCATACACTTACAGTGACCACATCACCTTGAGTTACAGGTGTATTAACACCATAAGCCATACCATCAACTACACCATCGGGTCTATACGCATGTAATCTCATTGCATTAGTACCGTGTCTTATTCCTTCGTTTGGTACTATCTCCTTAATTAATCCCGAATTTGGAAGGTGTGGTCCTCCCCACCACATCGTTGGGAAGTTAGTTGCATTTATTGATATTCTTGTGTCATTTACATATGCATCATGAACTTTAAAAAATCCCGTGTCAGGGTTTATATATCCTTGAGAACCGTTTTGAGATGAATTATATTCATGTAAAGTGAATGAATCAGTATTGTTTATTTTTTTAATAACGTAATTAGTACCTGCGGTTACCCCACCACCACTTGTTTGTGGTTTCAGAACATCAAAACTTCTGATAGTCCGTCCAACCGTACCTAAAATTACTATATTATTAGCTACCGATTGAATTGTACCTATTGAGAAGTAGGTATTACTATTATATTGATTGGTGTTGTAGGTACTCCAACCATTTTGAATGGTGAAATTACTATTATGTTGAGGTGAGGGTACTAAATTAGTTGTTGGTTCACCACCAAAGGAGAAACCTTGGGAATCATAACCAAAAACCAAATTTTCATTATTTAGACCACCACCTATTTTCATAATCCGTACCTTTCTTTACCGTTATTATATATTTGTAAAATTTCATCATCAGACAATGTAACATTGTACCCATATACCTGACCTATATTACCCGTGTGATAATAACCTGCGGAGTGATAATCAGCACCAAGTAATGTGTTACCACTATCATTAACCCCTCCTCTAAAATTTCCATTTGTGTTTGTAAATCCAACAGTATTTTTTAAAACACCGTCAACATAAATTTTGATGTCACCTGTACCACCATTTCGTGTACAAACCAATAAATGATATTCTCCATCACCTGTTATATCTACATTGGAACTTAGTAAATGAGATGCACCACCACCATCACCCATCCAAGCCGCGGCCGCTCCGTGATACCTACTCATTAATTTAAGACCGTATAAATAACTACTTGAAGTTCCTATCACGGTTTGGTGTGGGGCACCAGTACTTCCCTGTTTAACCCAACCAACTAATGAGACATCGTATAGATTTCGTAGGGGACTTGTTGTCCCATAATTAAAATAACTACCATTTGCACCAAAGGTAAATGTCCCACCACCATCGGTTACGTGTGTAATTGTTCCTGTAATGGTCGTACTATCATCTGAATGTGCGGTATTTCTATAATTAAGACCATCCCACGATTTTGTACTCGCAGGATCTACTGAAAAAATTAAACCTTCTTTAGGTATGTTTGGTCCTAAGTGTATTCCCATTATAAATTCTGTTCTGCCTCTTCTAATGTTTCGTATACACCGACTAAGTTTGCATCTTCCAAGACAAACCAACACCGTACACCATCTTTATTTATACCTTCTTCTATTATTTTCATAATCCAAATCTCGATTTTTGTGCATTATAGTTTTGTAAAACTTGGTCACCACTTACAGTGTTATTATAAACCTTAATCACTGATATTCCACCTGAAAATTGTCTACTGTCACCCTCCCAACCAATATTAAGGTCAGAATAGTATGTCCCCGTAGTTGTGGATGTTGTTACGGTATTTTCTAAAACACCATTTATGTACTGATAAAGTTTTCCCGTTGAGGAATCCCATACCGACATTAAGTGATGCCACCTGTTTCGATCCATTTGTGTTGTTGGTTCATGATATCCACTTGGACTTGCCGAATACCAATAATTACTTAATCTTCTATTTGACTTATTCCAACTTAAATAACAATACCCCTGAATTACTGCACCTCTATCTCCTGAACTTACTTCGTCTTGAGGATATATCCATGCTTCCAATGTTAGATCATTTGTAGTTCTATTATTATCGGTATTGGCGTTAAATCGTTTTCCCACCGCATCTAATATGAAACATTTAGCACCACCTAATTCCCCATGAGTTGGGGAACCGATAATATCCGCATTGTGACCATTACCACTCAAATCGTACCAAGTAGTACCACTACCCGGATATGATCTTTGTGACGCCGCATCTAAAATTAAATTAGCCTGAACACTATTTGTGTGTGCACCTCTGAATATTCCCATAACTATAAATATCTAATCTATTGGTTTGATGAACCAAATTTGTAAATTCCTAAGTGACCTATTTCTCTACTCAAATTGGTATCTATGTATATATTTTTACCAATATTTCTAAACTTAGTAAATAAGTTAAAATCTTCACCTAACCAATCATCGGTTTCCTTATTATAAGTGAATTCAAAGTAAGGTTTATTAATTTCTTTGAATAAATCTGTCTTTATTAATATACAACCCATACCAACACCCTCAACTTTGACAAGATCCTTCTTTTCGTCTAAAGAAACCCAACTATCCCAATTACCAATTTCTCTATATGCAACAGGTGTCTGTGGGTTAGATCTTTTTTTGTAGTTACATCCCACTATCTCTTTATCATGTGATAATAGTCTTAATAATGTGGTCGATGGGAAGGTCATGTCACTATCTAACCATAACGTGTAGTCGGATTCAACCTCCATAGACGATTTAACTAATTTCTCTCTCTGATTTAATAATACAGATCCTGAGTTAAAGAATAGGAATGTTTCAATTCCCGCATTTTCAGAAGTTTTTATTAGTTGAGTTAATGAGAATGCAAAACCACTATGAACCATATCCCTTGTCGGAACGACAATAGATATTCTTTTAGGTTGTCATTTTGAACATAAACAGATTGTCCTATTTTTATGAGTTCCTGTACTCTCTTGGTTACCAAATCAAAATCACTCTTTGGTAGGTTACTTATTTGTTTATATGTGTCTGTGTTGTATGTTCCTGAGGTTAGTATTTCTATTGACCCATTCCTTGATAATCTTTCAATGTGAGATAATCTTGAGGTTGTTTCATCATTACTTAGTAGGTTAAATATTTTAACCCTACCATAGTGATCTACAATATTGATCATAAATTCCAACTCTTTTTTATATGTAGTACTGAATATTGATAGGAACTTAATCCACCTGAATCGTCTAACGAATCTCCTTAGGATTTTACGATCGTATTGTACACCCTCCCATTTTATATAGAGTGTTTCGTATTTTGAAAGTTTGTTTTTGAATCTAAGTTTCATTTTTATATATATAACTTAATATAAATAAAATAACTTAGTTTTTAAAGGTTAATAGTTGTTCGGTGTATCTAACCCCCCGAAATCACCCGACTCTTCAGTTGAAGACCCTGATATGATAGATGATATGTTTGTAATAGCATTACTTCTATTAATACCTAAAGTACCGTTAAGTTTAATTTGTGATGGGGGTGGATATGATGTAGAAGTACCTAATGCTCTAGATATTCTACCCATACTTACTTCTGACCCTGTTGCTGGTATTATTCCCATATCACTTTACTTTTTTAAACCGGATAAGTACCCATATTAATTTTATTTTTTTGTGCATCATAGTTCTCTTGAACTTGATCTGAACTTAAATTTTTACTCCATAATCTAAATGATAAAATATCATTAGTACCTGGTCTATTAGTTGCTCCTCTTCCTAAAGAATGTAAACCTAGACTTTCTCCATGAGTGAACGTCCAACCAAACGTTGTTGTTTTTTCATTACCATTCTTATATAATGTAAATGTTCCTTGATTAGATCCTGTAGATTCATAAACAATGGTTAGATGATAGAATCTACCTTGAGGGAAAACCGACGCCTTAGTCCAACCAGTGTATTTTATTTGGGAACTACCATTGTAACCTTCATAGTATGTCAATTGATTACTATGAAACATCCAATATCCACCATTACCTAAGTCTCCTCCGAATATACCAGACCAACTACCATCATTAACATCCCAAGGGTTAAATACCACTTCCGCAGTCCAACTTTGTGATGGTGAATATGTAATTGGATCCACCGAAATATAATCATCAGTACCGTCCATATCAAAATAGTTTAATTGTCTATAACCATCTCTCATACTTGAAAACTCTCCCGAGTTATTAGGTGTCATATATTGTTTGTCCGATCCTAAACTTTTAAAACTTGATTCCCCCCTAAATAATAATTGTTCAATTGTTGGTTCATTACCGTCAATTTTGTCGATTCTTGGATATGCAAATTCAAGCCCCGATGACGTGTTTGTTGTATAAAAATGATAAGTTCTGTGTTGTGCCGATGTGGTTGTTTCATTCCATCTGGTGTCTTGATCACCACAATTACCATAACTTTTATCACTTATTTTAGTCCCATTTTCATACCACCCCGATTTAGGATGTCTACCACCACTATAACCCGCATAAAATACGTGAGCAACCACCAAATACCATTGATTATGTATTAAATTTGAAATTGATGGGTATGTAAAATAAGGATTACCTTGAGAGGATCCGTTATCATTTCTTATTGGGTTTGGGTTCATTCCCATGTAAAAGGTACCTCCCGTTCCTGAAGTATGTCGTCTAACCCAAACAGAATACCTGTAAGTGTATTGTACATCAACATTATAATAACTACTATTCCAACCACCATCAGCACCTGAAGTTGCATCGGGTGTTGTTCTCCAAATAACCGATTGTCTACCCCAAGGATCATCAGAAATTACCGCCCTTAATTGTTCGGTGGAACTTCCATTAGAACCATACCCCGTAAAACCTCCAGTACCTGTTTGCCAAAACCCCGGATCTGTAAGAATGTTACTTGTTTGTAAATTCCTTAATGTCGATCTTATACTTTGAGCATCCACCGATAATACTAAGTTGTCTGTATGTATTTTTGATCCTATATTCATTATATATTAAATCTTCTTTTATAAGAATTAAAATTTCTTTTAATTTGGTTATCATCTAAAGGTTGTTTGTACAGTTTGATTACCGGCATCTCACCGTTAAAATATCTTGATGAAAAGGAAAACGACGTGTGGTCACCCCCCTCAGGTTCACCATTAACATAGTACTGCATACTAGTTCCTGATTTTTGGACGAACGCAACATGGTACCAAGTATCACTATTAAATACCGTGTTACCATATTTCCATACCCCTTGCCCATGATCCCAAACCGCTAATTTCGATTGGTATATTGCTAACCAATTAGCGTTAAAATCGTCCGCTTCCGCAGAGTTAAAATGTTGTAAGGTGGACGCACTATGAGTATAAAAAACATATTCGGCTGTCCATCCTTTATTATTTGGTGATAACATTATATCACTCCCGAAATCAATAAACTCATTAGTTCCATCAAAAGTAAAATTCGCAGTAGGGGTTTCATAGGGTATTACACTATTTAAATGTGCAACCGCACCTCCCGATTCATTCTCATAACCCCATCCGAATGCATTTCCTGCACCTAAACCAGGTCTACCAACTAAAACAAATTCTCTCCTTCCATTTGCCCATGTTAAAACTTCTTTAGGTGCCCCCAAATCCACCAAAGTCTCTCTAATTCCCGTAACATCATATCTATCATTTGCATGACTTGCAATTATTACGTGAGTAGCATCAGGAAAATTTGATTTGATTATCTCATAATCATCTAAAAATTTATTTGACTCACTAACATAATCCGTAGATGAATATAAATCATAACAATGACCATTTATTCTCATTCCTGTGAAATAGGAATCAGGTACCCAATCAACTCCATCATGAACATAATAGTTAAGTGACCTACTAGCACCATAAGTCATACTTCCGAATTGTACGTTATGACCTGGTGTGACACCATCTCTAACCGTTAGGTGTGAACCCTCGTATTGAACTTCCCGAGTCTAAGGAAATTACCAACCCATCTCTCTTTATTTTAGGACCTGACGATACACCCATCTTTATTGAATATCATTACTTGGGCTCCACTCAGGAGACCTTAATAATTCTAAGATTTCCTTGTGGTTATATTCTTGGTACTCTTCAGAATAAATTGAAGGTCTACCATAAACTCCAACTTCTATTGTATTAGTATAAATTATTGTAGGGTCTTCGGCGTCTTGATATTCCTCATTATATTCTTCTGTTACCACATTAACCTCATATTTAATAAAAGTTTTTGAACCATCTACAGAAAATCTTAATGATTCTGATGATGACTCAAGTACTTGATTGAAATCAATTGTATCTATTAATGTTGTTGGTATTACTAACCATCTTCTGTTTTCGTACATATCGTTATAAGTTAAATCTGTTTTTATAGCTGTTATAATTTTGTTTTATCTCGTCGGATGTGAGTGCTCTACCATATACTTTACCAACATACACCGCACCATTAAAATAATAATCATTATATAGACTATACGTCGAATCTGATACTCCATTTATAAACCACTCTATTGTGTTATTAGATGAGTCGTATTTTAATACGGCATGAAATGGTACATTCTCTTGAATAACGTAAGATGTGTTTTTGGACGCATATTCTCTTGACCCATTTGTATATCCAATAGAGGCACCTAACCTACTTCCACTTACATAGTTTATTCCAAAATTAGATTGTGGAGACTGAAAGTGGTGATTTGTTAGTATACCCGCAGGTGAGTCGGGGGCTCCTGTAGACATAGCTACAATTTCCCATGTTTGATCTCCCTTTATTAGAAAGTCCTCATAAGTAACAAGATAATCGTTTGTACCATCAAAAGTAGGTTGTCCTGTTGAATCAAACGATAGGTTAGACATATCAATATCTGTTGTTCTTTTTAGATCTATGAGTGACTCTGTTGATGGTCGGTCACCATCCACATGTGGGGTTACGACACTTCCTAATTCATATTGAGGTGCCGTAAAGTAAGCAACTCCGTTGGTTCTATATGCGTTTGCAACATTACCGTAATTATTAACATCATTAGTAACTGTTTGAGATAACCTTACCCACCTACCTAAAGGTGGATTTTGTGTGTCACCATACGCCCATGGATTCCAATGTTGACCCACCGTTACGATTGTTCCTGATTCTAAATAACAGTAAACACTATGGACATAATTACCACCCACACCATTTACTACGTTAGAGGTTCCCATTATACCTTGATTTAATCCACCATCGTTAGATTGTAACTTATAAACTTCAAACCCTTGTGCTTCAAGTGGTGGTGGTACGGGTGGTGTTGCATTTCTTGTGGCGGTTATATTCCCACTGGTGTAACTATGTGAGTTTTTATTCCAAGTATTAGTTGTGGGTTTACCTTGGTAAAACCTACTACTCGTGTGATTGTCGCACACACCGTGTCCACTATCATATCCGAATACTAATCCACCTTTTTCCATATTTGGTCCTCTATGAATTCCCATCTATTTCTTTAGTTTAGATTCGAGTTCTTCTACTCTCGCAATTAATTCTTTATTTGATTGTATTAGTAGTGCTGTTAGTTTTTCGTACTTAACACCTTTATAACCATCACTTCTTGTTCCAACAAGTTCAGGTAATACTTCTTCTATTTCTTGTGCAATAACACCCACATCATGACCATTGTTATTTTTTGAGTTTGAATTCCAATCGAACTCATAACCACCAATCATTTTTATTTTATCAATTGCGTTTTCAATAGGTTTAATATTGTCTTTCAATCTCTTATCGGATGCGTAGTATGCAATAACATCTCCCGTTACATGTAAAGTATCGTCTACAGTTACTACATTTTGCAATAACCATTTTACCTTCGGTGGTGATTGACGCGGCTCCTTGGTCATCGGTATGTGAGGTGTCTCCCCACCACCAACCTCTACCGGCGGTATTACTCATTTGGAATGACATTGCGTATTCACCTGATCCTATATGACCGTAATCATACCCATTCTTCATACCAATCGAATACTCACTTGAATCCCAAACTCTTATTTTATCTCTTGTTTGAGAACTGTATCCAAGGATAAGACCTATGTTGTATCTCGTACTCTGCGAGAATCTCGCCGCTACAAATGTACCACTTGTAATATCACTCGTCGAGTGTGTGTGTGATGAAGATGCGTAACCAGCACTTGCGTGGTTACCCCATCCATATGCGGTGTTCCATTGTGATGAATTACCATGGGATGTTGTTGTTATAGTACCATCTGTCCATATACCCGCCCCAATGGCAGATACAGTAGTACCATTCCTCATTATTAACATTTGATGATCTAAACCTGATTTAGATTCTCCACCAACATTTGTGTGTGTAAACGCTAATCCGTATAAATTACCTGCACTTGTACCGTCATCTGAGAGATTATAACTCGTACCCATAGACCATACGTGTTGGTATCTTGTTGAGGAATATATACCATAAACACCTCGTCCATAGTTATTAGCCACTAACGCCTTTTGAGTACCCATTGTTATAGTACCTGTGAAAGTGTCCGCCGTGTTACTTCTTAAAAACTCTGAAGAATCAATACCATCAAGTTTATCTGAATCCGCGGCCTTATCTGATATTTTTAAATACCTACCATCAATATCGACAGTGAACCCTGCATTACCCACACCTGTACCTGTGATAACACCCGTACCTGTATCGAATGATGCTGAATTTATATAGTCAATATCATTATCAAAACTTTTTATATAACCTTCTTGTGAATGATCACCCCATCCATACGCTGTATTCCAATTACCTGAGTTTCCTCCTGATGCGGTTACACTACCTGTTACAACAACGTTACCGTCACCTCTAATTACCATGTTAGTAGTACCAGCTACACCACCATCCTTAAATGCAATGTCTTCACCTCCCGATGTGGCAATAATGAAATGTTCGTCATTTGTGTCTGTCGATTGTAAAAATCCTCTCGTAGTACCAGCAGCGGTTTTAAATGATATAATACTTCCACTTTCTATAGTGTCGTCAACATCAGTTCTTAGATATTTTGATTGTGTTGAACTACTTGTTAGATATCCCACTTGTGAATGATCTCCCCATCCATACGCTGTATTCCAATTACCTGAGTTACCACCTGTCGCTACTATCTGACCTTGTGCAGTAACCGTTCCATTGTAACTAACTCTGAACTGTTCCGCTAAACCACTACTATTACCTAACTCATCACTACCAACAGGTGCAGTATATACCACAAACGAACCCGCACCTTCTTTAGACATTGCGTTTGCGTCCGCATCTGGACCAACCTGTGCACCTATACGTACTTGTGGTGTGTAATTTGCGTTAGTGTCAGTAAACTTAAAATCAATAAAAGACTGTTGTTGTGATATATCAGAATTTTCGTTATGTAACGTTAATAAACTCTTACCGGCGGTTGTTGATGTATTTGTATCCTCTTTAATTGTGATTAAACCATCAAACTGACCACCACTTGATTTGGACACAAAGTCTGTCGCTTGAGAAGTTATGTATCCTGCAGTACTGTGATCACCCCATCCATACGCTGTATTCCAATTACTTGAGTTGTTGGTGAAATTACCTGAATGATAAACTTGTAACCATGCTTGAGTTGAGTTTATTGCCGCCGCACTAAACTTTCTATAATATATGTTACCGTTAGAACTAAACCCTAACTGACTATTGTATTCACCTGAGTGTCTATTAATATTTAAGAATGCATTTGAATTATCTACGGTAGGCATCCCCAATGCTCCTGAACCTGCACTTACTTGACCTGTAAATATTACCTTATTTGTGCCAGGGTGAGTATTTGCAGATCCACCATCACCCAAGAAACTGTTAGATTCTGAAGTTAAATATCTACCATCTAAATCAACAGTATATGTGTCTCCACCATTCTTAGTAAAAGTTACAACACCATTACCACTGTTAAATGTTGCACCTGTTGTATGTAAAACCGTATCGACTGCGAACCCCGTAACATCTACACTACTTCCATTTGATTTATTAAGTGTTAATGTTTGGTTAGCGTCATTATATGTACCACCAGTGACATTTATATCAGTTAAAGTACTACTAATATCAACAGTGTACTGATCTCCATCATTTCTTGTAAATGTGATTATACCATTACCACCATTAAATGTTGCACCTGTGGTATACTCATCATTATAAGAGGTTAAATAACCCTCTTGTGAATGATCTCCCCATTCATATGCGGTATCCCAATTAGTTACGTTCGCGTCACTTGCACCTGCAATAGTACCACCGATGAAATTACCCGACCCATTAATACCTTTACTTGTACCATCAACAAAGAAACCTGCGTCGGCTCTTATGTATCTTGGTGTGTATATATTTTTACTTGTGTTTTGATTAATTCTTAACCATGTATCATCTTGTGCACCAATCTCACCAATACGAGTTGTTCCATTATAAAATACAATATGATCCGATACGTCGTTATCCGCTTTCTTTATTATAAGTCTTGCTTGGTTAGTACCCTCACCAATTGTAAGTGCTCCCGTTGTAGTATCATCAGTATCACTTCTTAAGTATTTACTTTGAGTTGAACTTGAAGTTAAGTATCCCGCTTGTGAGTGATCTCCCCATCCATACGCTGTATTCCAATTAGATGAGTTGTTGGCAAAGTTAGCACTTGTCCATACGGTTCTCATAGATTGCCAAGTAGTACCATTACCCTGTCTAAAATATAGGTTTGTATCTCCAATACCACTATCCGCTTCCGATATTAATTGCCAAGCCGCATATGTACCTGTCCAACCTTTTAAAGTTATTCCACTATACCATGAACCTAAAGAACCATATTCATCGGTAAAATCTAACGAAAGGTGTTGATCGGTATATTCATTAGGTGTTTTTTCTGCCGCTCGTGTATCAGGAATCCTTAATTCTGACAATTGTCTTGTAGAATGACTTGTTATTACACCATCAGTCATTGTTAATTGGTCAACAACATAAGAACCTGATGTATTTATATCTGAGTCCGTACCTATAATAGTATTTCCACTTGAGGTTACGTATCCCGCTTGTGAATGATCACCCCATCCATATGCGGTATCCCAATTTGTTTTATTATACCCACTTGCAGAAAGAGTACCCGAAATTTCAACGTTTTGATTGGCATCTATGGTAATTGCAGTGGTTGAGTTTGTTTGTAAGTATAGTTCGTTTGCGGTTGTGGTTCTAATAGTACCTGTACCACTTGTAAATGATAATCTTCTACTTGCACCATTAATATTTAAATCAGTTGAACCTTGTACATGTACATCGCCACTAACTAAGAATCTTTCTGAAGTACCACTATATACATGAAGTGCACCTGAAGGATTAACCTTATTAATACCAACATTACCTCCAAATGGTTGTAATGACATGTCCCAATCAGCGGTACCCGCACCATTTGTAAATTGTAAACCAACTGAGTTACCCGCATCCACTTGTGCTATTGCTAAAGTACCCGAATTCGTAGAATGGGGTCTAAACTTAGCAACCCCCATACTTAACATCTCCGCCTTAGTCGTTGCGTTCTGTGCTGATTGGTGAGATGCTAGGAAATCACCAACACTAATAGAATTGTTTGTTGAATTTCCTCTTGATGTTACACTACTTAAGGTGTCTGTTTCTGTAAATGAAGTTAAATATCTCCCATCGATATCAACAGTAAATTGGTCTCCATCGTTTCTTGTGAATGTAATTACACCATTACTTGTATTGAATGTTGCACCTGTGGTGTACTCATTATTGTATGTTGTTAAGTATCCTGCTTGTGAGTGATCTCCCCATCCATATGCTGTGTTCCATTGGGCAACCTTACCATCAGTTATGGTATTGGTTCCCATATCTACACCACCAGTGGCAGTAAATTGTATACCATTACCCATAGTTATTTTACCATCAGGTAGGAAAGTCATTAAAGTGGTTACTGTTCCTGCTGAAGAATCAGACCATTGAATCATACCATTATTTCCACCCGCTCTAACTCTAAACCTATCGGCAGTGTCAGTAAAACTATTAGTATCTACAAAATCCAAATAAGGGAATGTATCGGATATTGTTAATCCACCAACTTGTAGATCGTTACTCGTTGTCGCACCTAAGGTAGTTACGTCATTTAATGTTTGTGTTTCGGTGTAACTTGTCAAGAATCTACCGTCAATATCAACAGTATATGTATCTCCACCATTTTTAGTAAATGTTATTACACCATTACTACTGTTAAATGTCGCACCTGTTGTATGAAGTACAGTGTCCACCGCAAATCCAGTTACATCCACACTACTTCCATTTGATTTATTAAGTGTTAATGTTTGGTTAGCATCGTTATATGTACCACCAGTGACATTTATATCGGTAAGTGTTGAACTGATGTCTACGGTATAGGTGTCACCATCATTTCTTGTGAAAGTAATAATACCATTACCACCATTAAAAGTAGCTCCTGTTGTATATTCATCGTTATATGATGTAAGGTATCCGGCACTTCCATGATCACCCCATCCATATGCTGTATCCCAATTACTTATTTGAGTTGATGTAATATCGTAAGCGGCATGGGATGTGAATACTGGGTCAGTCTCCGTGAATGAAGTCAAATACCCCGCAGTACCATGGTCTCCCCATCCATATGCCGTATTCCAATTGTTTCTATCATTTGCTGAGAAGTGATTTGTCGTCCAAACCTCAGTCCAGTTCTGCCAACCAGATCCTTGTGGAGATGCCGAGTTACCGTTGTATTGTCTAACCCATAATCCTGATTCAGAATAATCTTCATTGGTTCCTAACTGTAAGGCGTTATATCCACCACCTAAAGTGTAAACAGTTGACCAATTAACAGGTCTATTTGAAGTAGATCCATTAGTATTATTAGCACTGAATATTGTTCTTGTAACATTATTAACGTCTGAAGTATTACCATTGGTTTCAAACTCCAAATACCTACCGTCTAAATCAACTGTAAATGTATCACCACCATTGTTTCTTGTGAATGTAACAATTCCATTTCCATCATTAAAAGTTGCTCCCGTTACAAATTCGTTCGTATCTGTATATGATGTTAGATAACCAGCACTAGCATGGTTACCCCATCCGTATGCGGTATCCCAATTTGATATTTGGGTAGAAGTAATGTCATAAACCGCATGTGCCGTAAATATTGGATCCGTTTCTGTGAATGAGGTTAAGTATCTTCCATCAAGATCAACGGTGTACGTATCCCCACCATTCTTAGTAAAGGTAACCACACCATTACTTGAATTAAATGTTGCTCCTGTTGTGTGAAGTACGGTGTCCACCGCAAATCCAGTTACATCAATAGAAGTACCATTTGATTTATTAAGTCTTAGTGTTTGGGTTGAGTCATTATATGTACCACCAGTAACATTTATGTCAGTTAAAGTACTACTAATATTAAGGGTGTAAGTATCTCCATCATTTCTTGTGAAAGTAATAATACCGTTGGATCCATTAAATGTGGCCCCCGTTGTATACTCATTATTGTATGTTGTAAGATATCCTTCTTGTGAATGATCACCCCATCCATATGCGGTGTCCCAATTACCTATTTGAGTTGATGTAATGTCATAAACTGCGTGTGCAGTAAATATTGGGTCTGTTTCTGTAAATGAAGTTAAATACCTACCATCAAGATCGACCGTGTATTGATCACCATCATTTCTTGTAAATGTTACAACACCATTTGAAGTACTAAAAGTCGCCCCTGTAGTGTATTCGTCATTATATGATGTTAGATAACTACCCGTACTCGATTCAATACTATCTAATCTACCATTCTGTGTACTGTTTGTGTCGTCGTTAGATGATGTGTATGTATTTAAATCATTTCTTAAGTCTGTTACATCATCATCCGTGGCATATGTTAAATCAATACTACTTGTAAAAGATTCAATACTATCTAATCTACCATCAACTAAATTATAATTTGTAGTTCCTGTTATATCTATTTGTGCGGAACCACTTACAACTGTTTCAGTATTTAATTTAGATTTTACACCACTTAAGAAGTGTACCGATCCAGTATCGAGAGTTAAACTCCTATTTGTATCGATAGTACCTCCACCAGTTAGACCCTTACCACTACCAATTGTTATGGATGAGTGGTCAATGTGTTCATTACCTACGTAATATCTTCGTGGGAACCACTAGTAGATTCTAAACTATCTAACCTACCATCTAATGTTGTAAGATCACTATTAATTAGTAATCTTTCTTCACTTCCTTTAGTACCCGCTTTCCAAGTATTTTCACCCGTATCGTATATTAAAGAACCCGATAAAACACCTGGGGACTCCGTATCTCTTACTTCTATACCCGCATTTGCCGCACCACTACCATTAAGTGATAAAATGTTATCGTCAATGTCTACTGTGGTTGAATCTACCCTTGTTTCTGTCCCTTTAACTAATAAATTACCCTTTATTGTTACGTTTGAACCTGTAAACTCCAACCCTGTATCAACTTTAGTCTCAAAAGTTTCAAGATCGGTTAATCTTCCATCGTGGGACCCTGAAGTTGTTTCTAAAGAATCTAATCTTCCATCATGTGAACCACTTGTTGTTTCTAAACTACTTAGTTTTCCCTCATGAGAACCTGAAGTTGTTTCTAAAGACCCAATCTTCCCTTCTATTGTTGAAAGGTCGTTAGAAACAAGGAAACTCCCCGTTTTAGATTCAATACTATCTAACCTACCGTCATGGGACCCACTTATTGTCTCTAAACTGTTTAATCTGCCGTGATGTGAAGAAGTGACGGACTCTATATAATCTAACCTTAGATTACTTGATCCACTTGTTGTCTCTAAAGAATCTAATCTACCATCGGTTGATGATGTGTATGTATTTAAATCGGTTCTGAGTGTTGTAACATCATTATCCGTAGCATAAGTATCGTCAATACTTGAAGTGAATTCCTCAAGACTATCTAATCTACCATTTTGATTACTATTTGTGTTATCATTTGATGATGTGTATGTGTTAAAGGAACCAGTATCAACTAAAGTGGAAAAATCAATAGATCCACTAAGTATTCCTGTTTTCCAAGTTGCAATACCATTATTATCTACCGATAAAACTCTATTCTCATATCCTGAGTCAATTGATGGTAATCCACCACCGACAGTTGCCGTTACAGTACCTGTTTGAGGTGATGCAAAACTAACAACCACTTGATTAACACTTGTTGCCTCTATTTTCTGTGGGATAATAACCTCATCATTACTGTCAAAAACCTCAATAGAGGGGTGTTTTTCGTTTAAATTGTGATTTAATGTCCATGTACTTGTTGCACTTGTAACTTCTAACTTTGCAGTTTTACCTTCTCCACCGTCCGATTCCGAGGCAACCCCTGAAAGGAATACAACCGCATCACCACCTGTGGTACCACTTATTTTTATACCTGTTGAATCATCGAATTTAATTCTTGTGAACGTAGAATCGATAGAAGTCGATCCCGCGTCTGATCCTGAGATTTTAATTGGCACATCTGTTAAACCTAAACCACTACCTGTAAATTCTGTTGCTGTGAGAGACCCTGTTACTGTAGTATCCGTATTAATATGTAAACCATCCGCATCAATAGATGCTGTGGAGGTTGAACTCGCTATTCGATCTAAACTAAGACCCGTAACTCCTGATGCAGGAATATTATAAAGTCCACCACCATCACCAATAAAGGATGAACTGATATTAGTTGCCGTTAAATCGCCAACTAAGTCAATATTACCAAAATTTTGTGTGTTTGTGATTATTACTTCTTCGACGGAAGGTCCGTTTGAACCTGATTTTGATAAGAAAATCTTACCGTCGGTTGTATTCATGGATAATTCACCAAGTAGTAGTTGTGAATTAATCGGAATCTTACCGGATATAGCGCTTCTACGCAGTTTAACTGTCTGTCCCATATATATGGATCTCTCTAAATGTATTTATAGTGATATCTATCACTTTTATTATGATCTATATAGATCTTTATTATAAATACTACTTAATATCAATATATAAAGAAAATCCCCTGATTTCTCAAGGGATTTTTGTGTAATAAATATTTAATTTAGTTTTTAGTAAGTTCCTCCATCAATAACGGTAGAAAATTTGTGTTATATGCCAATACACTACCATCATCAGTAAGTAAAGAATCACCCATAGTGTTCTTACCTGTTGCTACAGGTATTGAACCAATTCCTAAACTACTTTCCGAACCGTAAGCTCCCGCAGTTGTCCCAAGTAATTTACTTGATTTTCCTGATGAAGAAACAAACATCCAATGGTCATCTTGTGAATCCCATACTAAAGATGCAGATACACCTGAAGATCCTGAATCCATAACCTCAAAACCTGCGTATCTTTCAAATGGTGAATATGCGTTTAATTTAATAATATTGTCATCGATTTCGACTGTTTGTGATTGTATATTCACTTCGGTAGCCGTACCTAATATTTCTAAGTTACCTGATATTGTTACATTATCATTAACTGTTAATGTTCCATCAATTTCAGTATTACCTGTTACACCAAGTGTTCCACCTATAGTAGAATTACCTGTGATGGTTGCCGTGGCACCACCTAAATCACCTGATGCTTCAACATCACCAGTTACGTCTAATGTTGATCCGTCAAATGTTAACTTTGAACTATCTTCAATTGCTCCTCCCGTACCTGCTAATACTACTCTACCTGATGTTAAATCTTCTACGATTGCACTTGCTAATGTAGATTCACCATCAACATCTAAACTAGATTTTAATTGTGCAGAACCTGTAACGTTTAGTGTTGAATTAATTCCGACCGCACCTTTTAGTTCCGTAGTACCTACCGAAGTTAATGAACTTGCCGCAGATATATCGTTACCAATTGTTGAACTACCCACACTAATAACATTAGTTGTTGAGTTGTATGTTAAATCAGCGTCATCCTGTAATGAGTCTCCGTCAACTGCGAAAGGTATTCTGTTAGCAGTTAATGGTGTACCATTATTATCAAGTAATGTCTCTCCTTGTACCCTTGAGTCTAATGTGTCTTGTACTAATTTGTTATTTCCGTCTAAACCAATAAAGATTGCTGTATCTCCGTCAGGAATATTTGATAATTCAATGTCTCCCGAATTTACAGTAATTGTGTCCGAACTTGCATCACCTAAAGTAACGTTACCTTTTAAGTCTGTAGTTCCCGATACCGTTAAGTCACCTGGTAGAGCCAAACTATTTACAGATAATCCACCTTCAAGGTTTAAGTCTTGAATGTGTGCCGTTCCACTTACGTATAATTCTCTCCATGCCTTAGTTGTAGAACCTAAATCAAATGCGTCATTTACATCTGGTATGAATGAAGATGATATATCCGCACCAAATGAAACAAAGTCTGTTGATGCATCACCAACACTAATATTTCCACCTAAGTTTATATTTCCTGCAATGTCCGCATCTCCCGTAAGTCTAAGATTTGAACCCGTAATTTCTCCTTCCGAAACTAATTTTCCTACAGTCGCAGTTAAAGCAACCCCTAAACTATCTCCTAGGTTTGTTGCTCCCGTAACTCCTAAAGTTCCACCGATAGTTTGATTTCCTGTTACGGTTACCGTACCACCAGTTACATTTGTTAGGTTAGCGTTAGAACCTGTAAGTGATGTTATTGTTACATTAGAAATTAAATTACCCTCTATGTTACCTGTTAAATCTACCCTGTCATTACCAACTCCATCATTATTTAATATGTATAATGATTCGTCTCCTGACGCGTAAAATGGAGTTCCGTCTAAAATTGATCCGTAAGTACCAACACCTATTGTGGGTGCATTGGTTCCTGAATATATTTTTGATGTTGGTTTGAACGCTCCGGCGACTCCTTCGTCACTAGAAACGGGTGACCCAACAAATACGAAAGGTCCAGCTAAATCTGAGATCGATCCTGACGCTATCAAGACTTCACCATTTCTTGTGGTTGTTGCCTTTACACTGTCTATCGAACCTCTTCTGTGTTTAATAATTTGAGCCATCTTCTTTTTTAAATTTTGTCTTTATTTGATTTATTATTATAAATATCTTGAATATTAGAAACCACCAAGGTCCATGACAGAATTATTATTAATATCTCCTATCGATCCTAAGTTTTCAATGTTTAGTGATGCGGACCTTATTTGATTCTCTATTTGATTTTTTAATATACTCATCGCACCCGACACAATTAATGAATCTTGAGTTATGTCTTGCGATTGTAATGTTGTTTGTCCTTCAACCTTTAAGTCTCCTTTTATTATGACCGAGCCAGTTACTTGTAGATCACTTGTTGATGACCAATATGAACCTGAATTACCCCATACTAAATCGTCTTGTCTTGCAATTGGTAATTCACTTCCCTCTTGACCCGCAATCCACTGATCATTCGTAGCATCCCATAATAAAGAACCTGATACGGTATTAGGATTTACTGTGTCTTTAATACTTAATCCACCAAAATTAGATTCGTTACCGTTTAACTCTATAATATTATCATTAACGATAACCGTCTCAGATAATGATGAGGTTACAGTTCCATGTACAGTAAAGTCTCCTGTTAAATCTAAAGATCCACTTATCTGTATGTCATTCGTAGTGGCATAAAATGAACCTGTAGGTTTAAATATATCTTGTATAGCACTAGCACCACCTCCACCTAATTGGTCACTTAATGTTCTACCAACATATTGGTAAACACTCATGTATACATATTGATTACTTGAAGGGGTACCACTTATAAATTGTACTACACCTGTTTTGTAATCAAAAGAATAGGTAGATGGTTGTCTTAAATCACTATTTGATGGGGAGGAAGAATTAGTTGAAACAAAAAGTTTAATTAAATAACCTGGTGTGGAATCCTCAACTGTTGAGTTTGCCAAACCTGATATGGCATATTTTGGTGAAATGAAATTTACTTCTTGATCATTACTAATCAACTGTGCCCCTATACCGTCATTTGAACCGACGGGATCTAAGAAAAACCAAACCTCCCTATTTAAATCAGATTTAGTTAATTTATGTCTGTACCAATATTTTAATACATCTAAACTTGTATCACTATCGGTATAGACAGATAAGTGATCTGAACTACCATTAAATGGTAAGTTTGAAGAAGGTATGAGACTTTGGTCAACATAAATTTCACTACTATTTAAATCCAATACAGAAGTGAATGATTCTTGTGAATCTAGTAGGTTGTTGTGTGTATACCTCTTACTTTGGAGGAACCTTGATGATTTTATATTCTTATCGTATGCCATGTCTCTTAACTAAAACTTACACTTAAACTTGTTATGGGTGTTGGGTCCCCTTTGTATCTAACCAATACCATAATTTCATTATAGGTTGAATTCAGGAACATACCGTCTGAATTTCTCATAGGTAAAGAATATGAACCCCCTGAACCCGATCCACCTGTATTACCGTACAAATCTATATCTAAACCAAATGGGTTAGTACCATCTGTGTTAGAACTTATTGATCCAACAAAATTTTCTAATGTTTTAGTTGGGTCATAAAATCTTGCGTTTGCATAAACATTAGTTGTAGAAGATTCAAATAGTATTACCACAGATGCTGAGTTATTATTTGTTGAGTCCCATGAAACTAAAGACGTTCCACCTACATTAATACTCATACTTGTTTTTGTTCCTGATGTGGAAAATTTTCTAACATAATACTTATAATCACTACTATTACTTGGGTTAGTTAACCAATATCCATTGTTACCACCTGGTTTAACTAAACGGTTAGGTCTTACTTGTAAATCTTTAGGACCCAAAATACCATATTCATTATAGGTGTTATCCCAAGAAGTTCCACCAAATGAAAGTAAATTATCATTCAGTTCTAATCTTCTACCCTCACCCGTAAAATTTTCAGAAGTGTTAGATGAACCATCGTATGTTTGTGATCTACCATAATAATGTAAACTACCACTTGATGCCGGTTGTCCAAACGTTCCCGCTATGTGTACGGACCTACTTTCAGAATCAGACCTACTTCCACCGAATCCGGCTCCACTTATTGAAACCGACTGGTTAGCTGAGGTACCATACGAATTACCCGCACTCCAACTCAAACCTGAATTAAGTTTTATTTTATCATTAATGTGTGGAATTGTACCACTCGACCTTAAATCTGTAAATGTTTCATCATAAAACACATTACTTGTTGATATTCTACCGTTAGAGACACTTGCAGTTCTTTGACCACTATTACCTGACATTGAACCGTGTGTACCGTTTTGGTACAACTTATTAAATGTACCCCCAATGGACCCACTCGCGTTAAACGTTGCCGTTTGTAAGTATGGTGCCCCACTTAAAGATCTTGATGTTGCGGTTAATTGTTCCATAGAATCAATATTTGCCGAAACACCTAAATTAGTTGACCCTATACCACTTTCAATTGTCGGCATTGGTCCATATAGTATCTCAGTATTACTCTCTATTGGTGTGGTAAAATCACTTGACCCACTTGCTATAGATATCGAACTTGATATATGGTAATACCCAATATCGTCTATAGTATTACCAGCATTTAAAATTGTTGGACTAAAGACTCCACTATATTTACCGTCTTGATACCCTGCGGGAATTAATTCAGGATTTGCCGATTCAATCTTACCAAGAGTAACTCCATTAGTTGTTCCCGCACCAGATTGTATTATTAAATGATTAGAACTTGATTCTTCCAATAAAACTCTGTTATGGTCGAATTTTTTAAACGTAAAAGATCCTGAAACTTTAAACGTTGTGGGTGTTCCGCTACTTAATCTACCTAAACCAAATAAATTACCATCATTTGATGATCTAACAGTTGTTGAACCACCGTATCTACTTGTAAATGAGTGTCTATAATTACTATTTGTATAAAAAGTACCGAATGACCCTAAGATTGTTCCACCAATACTAGCAAATCCACTATCAATAAGGTCAATTAGTGTTGTATTTGTTGTTCCTGAAGGAAGATATCCACCAATACCCGAATCTGTTGATGTATTAAATGTGTTTTTAGTATATCCGTTATAATATTTGGTGTTTGGAGAGGCATCAGGTGCTGAAGAGGATAATAACCCCGCCATAAACCTAATAATCTCCGAAACGTCTGTGTTTTCATTAAAATTATTAAAATATGAACCATTCATGGTCCCCCAATCATTTGAAGTGGGTTGACCCACGTTAATATTTTCTGCATGTAATGATTTTGACACAATTACACCATATTTTCCTGTTATAGAACCATCGGGTGAATCTAAACCACTACCCGATATTTGTAAATTTTCAGATGTACCATAATATGAACCTGTTTGTTGGAATATATTACTTGCTTCGATATCTGTTTGTGCATTACCAATAGCATCACTTAAAGATGCGGAAATGTCTTCTAATTCTTGGTCTGTCGCATAAGTGTTATCTAAAGAAGTACTAAATAATTCTAAACCATCAATCCTTGTTTCATGATCAGACCCTGTCGTTTCTAATTCGACTAACCTACCATCATGTAATGTGAATGTGGAATCAACCGATTGTGATAATTCGTTTATCGAAGATGATAATGACGATGATAAATCAGTTAGGTCATTATTAACCTGATCAAAAGATGAGGATACTGACTGTGATAAATCATTTATTGATGATGATAATGATGAGGACAATTCACTTATTGATCCTGATAATGAAGACGATAAGTCTGTTAATTGTTGGTCTGTCGCGAATGTGGCGTCTAATGAAGAACTAAAGTCCTCCAAATTCACAACCCTACCATCTAATGAAGACGATAGATCACCTATTGATGAGGTGATTGATTGTGATAAATCCGTTAATTGTTGGTCCGTTGCAAATGTTGCATCTAATGAAGAACTAAATAACTCTAAGTCAACTAACCTACCGTCATGTAGAGTAAACGTAGAGTCGACAGATGAAGATAATTCATTTATTGATGATGATAATGATGAGGATAAATCTGTTAAATCTGTATTGACTTGGTCAAACGACGACGACACTGATTGTGATAAATCATTAATCGATGACGACACTGAAGACGATAAATCTGTTAAATCCGTATTAACCTGATCAAATGATGAGGATACTGATTGTGATAATTCGTTTATAGAAGATGATATTGAAGATGAAAGAGTTGTTAATTCACTCTCTATTACTATATTTTCTTCTAACCCTAAAGGTCCTCCAACCCATCTATCAGTTGTTGTATCCCACAACAATGATCCTGAAACTAAATTAGGGTTTGTGGGGTCTTTTATTAATAAACCACCAAACGCCTTGTCAGTACCATTTAATTCAATGATATTATCATCTAAGGTGACCGTTTCCGATTTAATAGAGGTATATGTTCCTAAGACATTCAAATCACCTTTAACGGTCATATTTGAACCTGTAAATTCTAAAGACGTTAAAACCGAAGCACTAAATTGATTTAAAGGGTCAATCCCTTCGGTTATTCCTCCACCAATTAAATCATTTAAACTTTGTGTACCGTTTATAAAGAAGTTATCCGCATAAACATTCTTCAAAGACGCTGTCGGGTTACCTAAATTTACCGTTTGTCCTGAGGTTATATCCTCGGTCGCAATTTGTTCCCAATATATTTGTTGTAATGCCATCTAAAAGTTTACTTTATTATAAATACCTGACAAATGGATCTTGGAAACAAAAAGGGGAGACTTTTTTGTCCCCCCCTTGATTTTATATATTTTCTTTGATTTTTTCTAACATCTCTTCTTGACTTTCCACATTTATATCTGGCATTAGAAGTACCCCTAAACTATCTTTTTCATTCCTTATAAACACTGTGGGTAGGTTTTCTTCACCAATCTGATTTACAACTTGATCCCATAGATATTGATTGTCGTCAACATCATACTCTTGATAACTTAAGTTTTCTTTTTTTAATATTTCTTTAAATTCATCACAATATGAACATCCCCTCATTGTAAAAACACATATTGTTGTCATTACAATTTATCTAAAATGTCTGTATAGTTTGTGTCTGCCTGAGCACCCGTTAATCTACCGACTTCAATGTCTCCATCAAAGATAATTACCGTAGGTACACTTCTTATACCCAATCCTTGAGCGTATGATCTATCTTCATCCACATTAACTTTTACGAATTCTACATTTTCGTATTTTTCGTCCATATTTTCTAATCTAGGGATTAGTGACTTACATGGTCCACACCATGGTGCCCATAAATCCACTAAAACTTTCTTACCTTCTTTTTGTAGTGACAAAATTTCTTGTCCTGTTGTATTTTTCATAATTAAAAACCTATTTTACCTTTTTGTTTAATTGTTTTATAGATATCAACATCTATATTGTATATATCGGATAATGCCATTTCTTCTTCTGTTATAACGTCTTTAGAAAGTGATTCCAATAATTTATTACTCTCCTCTATTGATAATTTAGTAAACTTATGTTCGGCAATTAACCTTCCTTTTCTCATAAATGCATCATCAATGTTATCTCTTTTCGTGTTGAAAGTCGCCACAATTTGTATATTTAAACAATCCCCCAAGATACCATCGGTTAAGTTAAGTAGGTTAGATGTACTCTGTGACATATTGTTTGAATTCTCTCGAGTACCTAAAACTTTCTCAGCATCTTCAATTATTAGAATACTATTTTTATATTCCATTAAGAATGGTATAATCGTTGGGTCTGTTAGTGATTCCGCCATCATAGGTGGAACAAATATGATTTGTTTTTCTTTTATTAATGAGGATAAATATTTTATATAGGTCGTTTTACCCGTACCAGGTTCACCATGTAAAAGAACAATACCCTTATCATTATCCCTATTTAACCTCTTAACTATAGTATCGTGGATTTTCTTAAAATCTTTACCATAATTAAGTTTTAAATCCGTTTTAGGTATTTTCAATTCATACTCTTCCAAATCTAAAAATCCACCGCTATGAGACTTTATTAAAGATATATTACCTTTCTTTTTTTTCGTAATATGTCTTTTTAATTTGTCTAAATTGTACTGAGACTCAATACTACCATTGTCGTGAGAATAATAAAAAGTTAGAGTAATATTTTTATTCCCTTTACCTCTTTTAGTTTTAATTAGTAATTCCTTATCATCAAAATGATATAGAGTCTCTTCAGATGTTCTCCCAATTAGGGTCCTTATACTTGTCTGGTACTCACTACTTAATTTACTCAGTATTGAAAACCCGTCCTTAGTTATGAGTTCCAAAACTCTTTCGCTGAAGGGTACCCTATATGACTTTACTGAAGGTAATTTTTCGTATTTTAGTATGAAGATTTGTTCACTGGCAATCTCCTCACTATATGTTGATTCAAATATTGGATAATATTTAGGTATATTCATTTAGTTTTAATTGTTTCAAGACCTCTTTCATCTATAAAGATTGTAGGTTCATAATAACTATCGTCTCTATTAGAAATTTCATTTATTTCTTCCATAATGCCCTTCTTTAACTCCGACGACCTCATGGACTTTCTTATTTGTTCAAATTGATCCATTGATAATGTGGGGTCGTTCTTTTTTTCGAAGTTCCCCATTGCAATCATAGTGACATTTTCTAAGAAAATTTCCACGTCTAAATCACCAACAAAATGTTCTCTCGCATTTTTATTGGTATCCAAATACTTTGTTAGTTTCGCAATATATAATAACACCTCAGCGTCTATCATAATTTATCTATCTGTTCTTTTGATAACGTAACTTTGGTAGGTCTACCAAAAACCTTAACATCTACATCAACCTTATCACCATTTATAGATCTGATTTCACCATCGAAGGTGTTAAACGGTCCGTCAATAACCTTAATTGTTTCACCTATGTTGTATTGTATACTACTTACGATTTCCTGACCTTCTTGACCATTTTTTAGAACCCTTTGAATTTCCCTATCTCTGACTCTTATCGGTCTTTTGTCCCCCAAAACTTTCATGGTGTCAGGTAAGTAGGACAAGTTAGTTAGATCGTCTTCTGTTAGAAGTTCATCCGTATTAAAATATAAGTAACCTGTGTATATTACTTTTTCTCTTACGACTTTCTTTGTTTTGACCATTTTAAGTTCTTTCTCTAATGGACAAACAAATTCTTTTATTCCTCTGATGTTACCCAACTCAATATCCGAATTGAATTTATCTTTAAGTTGTCTCTCTTTACCTGGCAGTACTTTTACTAAATACCAATAACTACCCATACTTTATATAATAAACTATAAACTACAGTTTAGGGACTAATATTTTTTTTGTTTTGTCCTTTTCATCATCCACAAGTTCAAACATACTTAGTTGTTCTCCCTCCTTGTATGATGGTTGTCCGTAGTTCATTATCAGAATTTCAATACCTGTATTTTGTGTACCGTCTTTCTTCGCTGCTGCGGATTTTTTAAAACCCTTCTTTTCCCATTTGTAATCCGTGTAAGGAAACCACGTCTGTAATAATGGAAAGTCATAATACGATAAACTGTATCTCCCTTCCGAATTTTTTAAACAGTCCGCTAATCTCTCATGGTCTGACCTATCAAAATCGTGATTCGAATAATAGTTTTCAGTTTTCCAATAAGGTGGGTCAGTATAGAAGTAAGAGGTGGGAGAATCATATTTCTCTATTACATCTTGAAAATCCATATTTTCCACGAACGTTATTTTGTCGAAGTGTTCTCTAAACTTACCATTCTTCAACTTATCCATAAATATCAAGACTTTACAACGATACTTACCTTTATAATCTGTGTAGTTTGAGGTTTCAGGTTTGGATCCTGAAAATATTTGTGTTAATACGTAAACATATTTTACTGCTGCCTCGTAATTTGGATACTCCCCTATTTCGTAGTCAGGATGAAAGACCTCTTCTTGACATCTATTGAAGAATTCTCTACATTCGGGAGGTGTATTTTCTTCACCGACTACCTGCACATATTCGATATACTTATTTAATTCTTCATGCATTCTATCATAGTCTAAAGAACACTTCATTAGGTTTGCGTTCAACCCATTGAAGTCATTATACACTACTGTCTTAAGATTAGGATATTTTTTAAGGTCCATATTGAAGAACACCCAAAACATCCCTGAGAAAGGTTCAACGTATGTCTCGATGTCATTAGGAATGAACGGAACTATCCATTTCCCTATTCTGGCTTTACCTCCAATATAACTTATCATGTAATTTCGATGTTTCGTTTACTTATATAAAATATACAGAAAAAGAATGAGTAAGTCAACCTCGTTATCTCTTGTTTTTTAGGAATTCAAATAAATCTTCACCCAACTTCTCACCTAACTTAGAATCGCTAGGAAAATGTACGCGACCCACATTTCTACTTATGGATATTTTTTCGGCAATATTACGATACCCCACGTCTTTAGTGACTTCAACTAATATTTCTCCAACTATTTTAGATTGAGTTGAATGACCAGATGGGTATGATGGTGATTTTGCACTTTCTAAATCCATACCACCTATCTTCATATCATTATGTTCCGCTATTTGTTGTGGTCTTGGTCTGTTAAAATGATACTTTAATTCATAAATTATACCCGCCGCACTTTTAATAACCTCTTTAATTTGGGTTTTAGGTATTTTATGGTCCCGTTGTTCCGCATATTTTTTAAATGATTTGAATATTCGATCATATTTTTCAACGAAGTCCTTTTGTTCGGGTAGTGATGATAATGTTTTCAATTCTTCTTTTGCAATCTTAGAGTCATTACTCGGAGGATACATTTTCTTATATTTAGAAATGTCAAAGTCCTTAAACAAACCACTTTCCCTATTATAATCTATTTCTTTTTGATGTTTATCACTTATTGATTCACTGAACTTAAGGTCTTTTAGTGATTCATTTATGGTATCGGCATTCGTGTCGTTACCACATTTATGACAAATGTATAAGTCGTCACCACCTTCGGATATTTTCCAACTCCATCCGCAGCTCTCACACTTTATTTTATCACCCTCGACTATTTCCAAAAGTTTCATATTGATAAATAGTTATAAATTACATATATTATTATTATGAAGAAAAAAAAGGAATCTTGCTCAAAGTGTAAGAAAAAACAAGAAAGGGAAGAACTACTTCAAGAAGTAATCAAAGTAGAAAAAAGTATTAAAATATCCCTATTCATAGTTTTAGGTTTATCCGTGTACGGACTTTACAAAATCCTATCTCTGTTATTTTGAGTATGAAAAAGAAGAAGAAATATAAAATAATACTCTTCTGTAATAAAAAAAGAAAGAAACTCTTTTACCAAACTATTAGTCTTCCCGCAATACGTGATATGTGGTATGAGTTAAAAACCGAAAAGAAACCGAGGTATACAAAAGAGTACGGTGGTAAACGCAACCAAAAGTTAGATTACGAACTCGCACTAATATATCCCGATAATAGATGGGCAAAGAAAAAAACAGTTGTCAAAAGAGATGAGTTCGGTAGATTGTACGAAGCGGGTGTTGATATGAAGGGTTTCAGAATGAAGGAAATAGTTCCTTATTGGCAGGAAGAGAAAATATACGATCATGATAATAAGGGACACATTAGATATCACCAACTATTAGATTTATTGGTTGAGGTCGACGAGATTGCACAAATATTCACTCTTAATACTAAATTGTTTCTTCAAATAGAAGATAACGTTAGGATGTTCGGTAATAAGAACTTATACGACTCTGACAGATTATTTGATTTACTTAGGGAAGATTTATTAAAACATAAAAAAAAGGGTAATTTCATTTTTGTGAAAGATATTACTACCACACAAAGAAAAACCCTATACAACTTACTTGAAAAGAAAGGTTACAAACGTACCGATCTATTTAGACACTATTCTTACTAAACATAAAGGAGATGTCCCCTATTAAAATGGAAAATGTATTAGAATCAGTTTCCTCAACCTCATTACCATCAAATTTAGTTTTAATGTATTCTAATATTTTATCGTATTCTTCCTCAGTTAATTCATAAAATACCGTACCCCCATTAAAATCAAATGCGACTTTTTCTATTAGATCTGAAATAATGGCTAATTGATTTAATATGTCACCTTTTTTTTCTTTTGACATTATATACCTAATATTTTACCTACTTTGGTTAGTAGGTCTTTAAATTTATTTGTTTTTTTACTTTCAGGGACTTTGAATAGATCCTCCTTCTTCGTCTTCATCAGTTGTTGAATCATTTTTTTCTTGTGTGTCTCCACTTCCAACTGATCCTTTTGAATCTCCTTCTCCAACCAATCTAATTCTTTGCGTGTCGTATTCTTGGACATTACTTTCAAATTTTAAATTTTCGAGATCATCTAACTTACTTTCCTCAAACAATGCTCTCATTTCTCTAACTTTCTTATCGAACAACTCTCTCTTCTTTTCATCTTCAATGTTTTTTTCAACCACTTCATTTGCACATTGTAGTGCCGTGTTGTATCCATCTTGAGATGATTCACATATAAAAGAGACTAAAACATCTTTATCGTTTTTGTCTTGGACCTTTATTTTTAAGGTCTTATAAACAGAAACAATTTCTTCGTATTTCCATTTTGATGGAAGTTTTAAATCTAAACTAACATTTCCCTTAATCTCTCTTAGAGAAAAGAAATAAGGTCTTAAAGGTTTTATTATTTCGTACACTTATTTTATGTTATTATATATGTTATTATATATGAGATTGCGAAGTATAGAGTTACTTTCTCATATTTATTTGTTGATAATGGTTCTGCAGATGTTATAAATAATTTTACTATAAACTCAACTATAAATCTTAGAACGAAAACTATCGATAAGACCAAAATGTATAATTCTATATTATTTATCATGTCTCTTTATTTCGTCTAATATTTCTTTTCTGAATGATGCAATAAGACTCTTTACTTCTTGAGCGTATTTTCGTGCTCTGATTGATGCAGATCTGTTACCTTTGTCGTATACCTTGTGAGTGTCAACCGACATTTTCTCTACAAGGTCCTTAATTTTTCCTAACGTTTCCATACTTTATTACCGTTTCTGATAGTAATATACGGAATTTATTTTACTAGTTCAAGTTATTTTCTAGTAATTTATAAATTTCTGTTAGAACCGCTAGTTCAGATCTTGTCTTTTTGTGGTTGTAATTGAAGAGTCTATAGAGATATTCCTTAATTTTAATTTCTTCCTCATCCATTTTTAAATAATAAAATGATTCTAAAAAGAAATCCCAAAAATATTCATAGTGTATTCCCCTACTATTAAAATTTATCTTTTCTTTAGATAGATTATTAATGACTTTATCCCAACACCATGTAAAATGTTTTCTTTGTTCATCTTCTGTAATGATAGCGTCAGGACCTAAGTAGGTTTGATCCACTATTCTATAGAGTGAATCCACTAAGTCGTAGAATAGTTCTATTTTTTCTGTTGTGATACTGTAAGCACGATACCACACTTCCGTCTGGTATCCGTAGTCTTGATCCTTGAGTATTGATTTAAGATATGTGTCTTTATTTTCCATATTTTCATTAAAAATATACGAATAAAAGAAAACAAAGACAACAATATTATTGAGTCTTTTCGTTATAATTTGAAAGATCCTTCAATCTTTGAATTTCTTCCTCTAAAACGTTTGTTTTTTCTTTTGATTCGGTTAATTCTTCTTTCTCTTCTTTAACAACTTTAACAGGTTGTATATCTTTCTTATACATAGGTTGATTTTCATACCTTTCTTTTCTTTTCTCGGCTGTCTTAGCCAAATTTTTACCTGTTTCAGTAGGAATTGTGTTTCCACCGTCTGCATTACCCATAGTAGAGTCACCTTCTAACGCCTTTTTAACTCTATCTTTAAACTCGTCACTAGGTTCGTGATCATAATCTAAATCTAACACATGTTCCCCTCTTTCCATATCTACCTCTTCATTCTCTTCTTCGGTATTATGTACTACTTTTTTAGGGTCTATTTCACCTTTCCCTGATGCATTTGGAAATTCAGGATTGTCATTACCTTCAATCGATAATGCCTTCTTTAATTTCTTATCTACGTTAGCCATATGTTCTTTTGTTTCTTTATTACTTAATTTATGGGAATCTTTAACCGCCTTTAAACCCGGTGTTACTGCTTCATTAACTAATTTACTGATCATATCTATTAATTGTGATTCCGATAATCTAAGTACTTTAGGTTCTTTACCTTCGTGTTGTTTACCACAAGATTCATACATTTCTTTTAATTTTTCCTTATCACATTTTGAATATTTTTCACAAATATCTTCATATGTCATTCCTTCTTTAACACATTTAGATATTTCATTCATAGTTGGGAGTGAATCTTTATCTTCTGATTCTTCCATACTTCCACACTCACATAAAGGTTTCCCACATTCCTCACACTGACCTTCATAAAGTGGTTCAACAGTTCCTTCCTCATCTTCGTACATTTTATCTCCACACTCTTGACATTCTTCTTTCTCGTCAATATCTGTTTTAATTGTTACGGGATGCATCTTTCCACTTCCTTCAGGGAATTCAAATTCATCCTTACCAGCATCTTTAGCCGCATCTGCCGCCAAAACAAATGCTGATTCATTTTGATCTTGTTCTAATTCTTCTATTGAATGGTCTTTTTTCATGTCTTTTGAGTCTAATTCTTCACCTAACTGATCTAATTTATCTAATAAATCTTGTTTTGATTCGTAGGTTTCTATTTCCACAACAAAATCTTTGTCGGGGTTATTTTTATTATATTCTTCACATTTTTGGTCCGCCTCCTCTTTTGTGTCACAAACCTCAACGTATTCACCCTCACACTTAATACAGTATGCGGTCTTATCACCACTTCCTTCTTTCAGAATGGTGTCCTTTATCTCTTGTGAGATCGTTTCTTCAATAATTTTATTTAGTTCTGAAACTTTCATATTCTATAAATATATCCTTTATCTCATTTATTACTAATTTCTCCACCTCTTTATAAGGTAATCCGTATTTTTTTGAAACGTTCTTCACTGCCTCATTTAATTCATCATTTTCATAGAATTCTAAAGCATTAATGTCTCCCTCCTCACAGTATGGAAATTTTTTACATTTTTCCTTCACTTTAACATATGAACCACCCTTTCCACCATACATTGGGAAATTAGTTTTTCTCATATGTTTCATACGTTGTACAATCGTCTTAGGTCCACCTATTTTAAGTGGATCTTTACCCCCACTACCAAACGGTGCGTCGTATTGTCCCGCCGATGACGTAGCTGAAGTCATTGCTTCAGTAAATTCCTCTTCTTTAGGTTCTTCCTCGTTGTATTTCTTACTATTATGGATTTTATATATTTCTCTCTTACTAATAAAATTCATAGGTGCCTCAAATGATCCTGAAGAACCACCCGCCATTGTTGCTTCCTTGGTTTCTTTTTTCATTACTTAGTGTTAATGTTTTTCAAAGGTCCTTCCCAAAAAGACTTACGTTGCCATAATTGTTTAAACAACTCAACAACAACTTTAGTAGATAATTCCACCACCTTTTTATTAATGTCTCTTGCCCCCATCTCTTTTTTAACCATATCAACCACGATTTTATGTGCTTGAGTACCATTAAGAAAGTCCTTTATCTCTTTCTTAGCAATAGTCTGTATTTGATTTTTATCTGTGGTTGTAAGAGCCATATTAATCTATTCTTCTTTGAGATATTAGGTCATTCATTGCATCTGCGAATACATCTTCAAACTTTAAAAGTTTTTGAATTGACTCTAATAGGTCATAATTCACTTTTAACATAGCGGTATTAAGGTATGTACCTTTATTTTCACCTGCAATTATTACAAAATCTAAACCAACGTCAGGTAAATTACCATCTAATCTTACTTGATTAGATTGTATTGTAACGCCTGGTCGAAGATCACCTAAATCCGATACCTGTGTACCGAAATTACTAATCACGTCCCCTATGGTCTTCTTTTGTACCTCGTTAACATCCAAATCCTCATCAGTTGAAGAAATGAGTCTCACTTCAACACCATTGACGACGATTACATTGTCTTTTAATTCTTTTTTCTCCTCTTGCTCTGAAATTGTCCCTTTTTCAAGTGTTGACTCTGTCAGATTCCTTAGAGTATTCAACATTTTTTTAGTATTATCGTAGTTCATATGTGTTTTATATTTCATCGTCTAAGAATTTTTTAAAATTAAACGAAGGGTTTATATCTGTATAAATATTTGAAAAATTGGATTTACATACAATTCCTTTAAATTTATCTATCTTTTCTATGTAACCGTGACTGGGAACCACTCTTTTATGTATTTGTTTCTCTTCACAGATATATTCACATAAATTAACAATACTTTCCATTTGTTGGTCAGTATAACGATCCCAATAAAATTTATCTCTCCAACTTCTAATAAATGGGTCACTTCTATGGGGGTCACCTATCCAATTACTATAATAACCCGTTATAGTGTTCTTTTGTAACCACCCCAAATTTTCAACCGCAATTTTAACTTGTTTTTTGTCTAATTCATGATTACCAAACGTAACTGAAGAATAATCCATGTCCAAAACTTGGTATATGTCCCCCATCTTAGAAACAATAAAATGAGGAATATCCTCATAATTACCATCTTGTCTATATTTTAATTTACCGACAAAGTCATCAATCCTACGTTTAGTATCATATAAAAGAATTTGTTTCTTTTTATATTTTCTACCAATGTGGTTTAATTTTTTTTTATCTATTGTTTCTACGTCTCGAATTTCCAACATTTCTAGTGATTACTTTTGACCCTACCATCATATATGGTTCTTGTGGTATAACTTTAGGTTCCATATAAAGGTCGTCCACAAATACTGTGGGTGATGGTGTAGGTGTATTGGTTGGAGTTGGTGTGGGTGTACCACTTACCGTGGGTGTGGGAGTTGGAGTATTAGTAGGGTTTGGTGTAGGACTACTTGTGGGGTAAGGTGTAGGTTGTGGTGTACTAGTTGGAATTACCGTACTTGTGGGGTAAGGTGTAGGTTGTGGTGTACTAGTTGGAATTACCGTACTTGTGGGGTAAGGTGTGGGAGTATTAAAAGGTACCGAAGTCAATGTTGGAATTTGGGTTCCTGTAGGTAGTACTTCTTCTAATTTTTTTTTTCAGGTTCTGTTTGATCCTGCAATTCGTCTTGTATTTTTCCAACAACGAAGTTTGGAAATGGTGAAGTAGTGGGGGTTGGTGTGGGTGATGGTTTTATCTCCACATCGACATCAAAATCATTCTTTGGGGTAAATTGATTTTCATCTATATCAACACTAACCTCTTTCTTTGGTGTGGGTGTCGAAATTTCTCCTGTCTGTAAATCTAACTCCGCAGTTTCTATTGTATCTGGTAATATACCTTCCTTTTCTTTTGAATCCCAATCAGTACTTTTAGTTAAATAATCACTTCTTTGTTCATATCTATTGGAGACTTTATTAGGGGTAGGTTCTTCTTTCACTTCTTCAGGTTCGTTAACCTCAATTTCTTTAAGGTCCTCCTCTGTTAAATCTTGAACCATATCATTCATTACCATATCTAATGCATGATCTTCGTCCCACTCGTCTTCAGATTCCTTAGCCCATTGTTCCAATTCCTCATCACTTATTGGAGGTTGTTCAGTAAACCACTCAGGTGGTTTTTCATCAAAGACATCTTCTACTTTTGAAGGTGGTTCAAAACCTCTCGCTTCATCAGGTAAGTCGGGTGTTGGTGGTTCGACTCTTTCCTCTGGTTTGAATTTGTTTAATAAGTGTTCTAACTTATCTAATTCTTCATTAGTGGGTTTTATTTTTGTTTCTTCTTCAATTACTTTTTTAGTGTCTTCTCCGTTCTCCTCTTTAGTTGCATCAACATTATTCTCCTCATTAAATTTTACTAACATGTGTAGGAATGATAATGAAATTAGTGGTAACATACCACCCGCAAATATCGCTAAGAATCTTCTATGTGATTGTAAGTCCCCTTGTTCTATACCAATGTATTCCAATATTGGTCCTGTTAACTCTACCCAAGAGAGAAACTGTTCATTACCTATTTTAATGAATTCAAATGCGAAGAAAATATTACCAATAAACTGTATTAAGGTAACAATACCAAAGGGTACATAAACTTTAGATCCCATTTGAGCCGAGATGGCGGCCAATGCGGATAATGCGGCAATCTCTATCCCTATTGATAGATATAATGCCCATGACATTGGATTAGATATACCATACCATACAGTAACGTGAGATATAGAAACTATCGCTACCGTTATGATCGGAACTAAAAACGAAATATAAATTAATAACCTAAAGTTATTCTTCAACCATTTACCCATCTACTTTAAAAGTTCACTTTGTAATAGCTCTAACTCTTTTTCAATTTGAGTTTGTCTGTTTAAGTCAAACATTTTTCTGTCAGTTGCCTGTATCATTCTATGTTCACTCTTTAATCCTTCGATTTTTAATCTTAGATCTAATTGTTCTTTAGTATAAGTTCTTTCTTTGGTGAACTCCTTTAATTCTACCATTTCTTTTTTCAATGCAGACATTTCTCTACTATCACCACAACCTCTAAAAAAGGTAAAAAGTAATATGACGAAAACTACAGTGATAAAATGTTTTTCTAAAAATTTTTTCATAATTATATTTTTTCCTATTATAAATATTTTAATAATGTAAAACTCTCGTTTCTAAGTTTTTTCATTGCCTTTTCTTTTACCTGTCTGATCCTTTCTTTGGTACATCCAAACTCTTCACCCAAGTCTTCTAAATTACATTGTACCCCATTTAATCCAAAGTATTTTTCAATTATCGTTCTTTCTTTATCGTTTAGAATTGATAGAGCGTTCTTCACTTGTTTTTTTCTTTCTTGTTCATTTTCCAAATAACTCTCAGGATTCAGAGAGTCCTTATTAACGACAATATCAATCAATTGATCACCTTCTTCATTAATAGGATTACTTAAACTTACGGTTTTTGGAACATATTGTGAAGCCTGTTTGTTATATTTTTCCACAAAATCGGGATCATCTTCAGAAACTACCATTCTTTTTGCTTTCTGATGTTCTTGAATAATATTAGATGGTAATCTTATTGTTCTTGCATTTTCATTCAAAGAAGACATTATTGCCTGTCTAATCCACCACACAGCATAAGAAATGAATCTGACTTTTTTATGAGGGTCAAATTCTTCAGATGCTCTAATCATACCAATATTTCCTTCTGAAATTAAATCAGGTAAATCTAACCCCTGATTTGAATATTGTTTAGCAACACTAATAACAAACCTAAGATTACCTTTTACCAACTCATGTTGTAACGCCGATTTTTCTTTTTCGGTTATGTTTTCTTGTTTAAGACTATGAATAATTTCTTTAAGTCTTTTGTTGTTGGTTGTTGGTATTTTTTTTACGTCTTTAAGGTAGAAACTTATCTCTTCGGTGTTTAGAAAACTGTTGCTTTTGTTCATGGTTGTGGTAAATTTTTAAATGTGAATACTGAACTACTAAAATATGTAAACAAAGTCAATAATCAAAATTATCTAAGAACTTTTTTTCGTCTTTTGTTAAACTATCTATTCCTTTGTTTTTAATTTTTTCAAGAACCTCATCTAAGTCAAGTGAATCAACCTTACTTATCTTAGAATACTGTACCATAATATATTTCTCCTCTTCCTTTACTTCCCCATAAATAAATTTCTTTACTTGTTCAGGTATGTGTGCAGACACGATCTCATCTCTCCTAAATATAAAATAGAATTTTACGTTCTGATCAAGTAAATCTTTATGTAGTGATTTACTCAATTCTTTTTGTGTTTTATCTGACTCTATTAATACTATTAAATTCTTAGAATTTTCTACTATAAATCTTAATGATTTAACCGCAGGATTTTCTAATAGTATTTCATTACAATAGAACTCAATATCCTCAGTGTCCTCAAACATACCGAAAATAAAAAGTATAAAAGTATTTGTCATTTATTTTTTCTTAAGATTTAACTTCCAATACATACCACCACCAATGTAAGGTGTAAGACTTGATGTGGGGGTCGGTTGATTTATTAAACCAATATTAAGTTGGTATAATTTATCCTTCTTAGTCTTCAATATAAGTCCTCCTCCGACACTTGAGAAGATATCTGTTCTATTTAAACCTAAATTAAAACCATAATACAATTGTGTTTTAGGTAAATCCTTAACAATTTTAGTATTATATACAGTAGGTATTTTAAAGACCCAATTTACATTTCTCGATTGTATGGAGTTCTGACTAATCACGTCGGTCAAAATACCGTAACCTAAATTAGATGGTGGTTTATTACCTAACGAATCCTTAACCTCTTCGGGAAAATCGTAATCAAGTTGTAATGTATCTCTTACAGTTATTTTGGTGTAGTAATCTTTAACTACCGCCAATGAATCTATATCTGCAGGAATCTTAACTTCTTTTATTACCTCTTTAGTAATGTACTTCGGTACATAGGTTGGAACTTTAACAGTCTTTTCAATAATTACGGTATCGACCTTTTGTTCTAATAATTCGTACTTTTTACCGTCAACCTTAACTATGTCTCGAGTCTCGGAATCACCATTCGAACAATTTCTTAATAAAAGGAATACACATAACACGATGATCGCAACTGTTTTGATATCCATGTTTAATAAACGTTTCATGTTGTGTATGTTATATTCCTATAAATATTGATTTTTATTTATTTTTTCTTTTTTACCACTTTGTCGATGATTCCATACTTAAGTGCCTCGTCTGCGGATAACCACATATCACGAGTTGCGTCCTCCATGACTACCGACGCTGGTTTATCACAGTACTCCCCTAAAAGATCGAATAGTTGGTGATTAAGTTTTTTCCACTCAACCATGTCAATTTCCGCATCTTGTATGTTTCCTCTAAAACCTCCACTTGATTGATGTAACATTGTTCTTGAAAATCTAAGTGACCCTCTTTTCCCTTTGGTTCCTGCACCTAAAAGAATAGAACCCATAGACGCCGCCATTCCCGTATTAATGGTTTGTATGTCGGAATCTATATAATCCATTACATCCACCATAGACAGACCCGATTTAACAGAACCACCTGGTGTGTCGATATGCATTGTAATGTCATTATTATCGATACTATCTAAGAACATAAGTTGTGCCTGAACGATTGTTGACATGTTATCATTCACAGGACCCGCAACCCATATGATTCTCTCCATCATTAATCTTGAGAACACATCCATTACGGTAACGTTCATTTGTCTCTCTTCTAATATATAAGGAGTTAGACTATTCTCTATTTGTTTATTGTAATAATCTAATTGAGAACCACTCACTTTTTGGTCTCTTGCGTAAAGGTTGAAATCTTTATATTCTTTTGGTATCATAATGTGTTTTGTTGATTTTTCAAAGTTAAACAAATTTGTTGAATGTACAAGTATTCTTGTTATATTTTTGTATTAATTGATTGTATTGATGATATGTTTTCATTTTTCTCAATCATAAGTAGGTTATCCGACCATGTCCTAATTAATGGGTTATGTGAAATTACTAGTATGTGTTCGAAATATTCTTTAATTTTGATGAAGAATTCACCCACCATTTCTAAATTTTCGTCCGCAATCTTCCCAAATACTTCATCCATAACTACAATGTTTGGTTTTGGTAATGATGAAACCTTTGTTAGTACACTTCTAAGTGCTAAGGATGCAATTGTTCTTTCATACCCCGAACCAGCGTAAAGGGGTTTCACAACCCTGGTATCTGTATCTATCATTATGAAATCAAGTTCATTACTACTATTAATTTTAATCTCTAATTTAAACATACAACTATCATCCAATAAATGACTTAGTTCATTGTTTAAAAATGGGATCATGTCTCTCAGAATAGTTTTAGAAATACCATTTTTACCAAACACGGTTAAATATACTTTATATGTTTCTAAAACTTTCTCCTCCACCAATATTTCTTTTATTAATTTCTTATTAATGTCGATTTTTTCGTTAAAGTTCTTTATATCATTCTTATACCTTTCAACCAAAATATTTGATTGTTTAATGTCAGAAGACGCAGTGTCTATTTGAGTTCTGAGTACTATTAGATCTTTATCTATTTGTATATTTCTTTCGTGTTTCTTTTTGTTAGCTTCAAAAAATTCTAGTTTGTTTTTTTTATCCTTCTTATCCATCTCGATTTGTCTAATCTCAAGTTCGTATCGAGTATTGATAAGTTTATTTTTTTCATAGGTCTCGTATTCTTTTTTCAGTGTTGAGAATTTGACTTCCTCTTCGGTCGTTATTTCAATTGTCTTATTAGTTTTATCAATGGTTTTCTCAAAATCCTTGATTTCTAATTTTTTAGAGTTTATTTCTTTGGTGTGGTCCACGCCCTCTAAAGGTCGTTTACATGTAGGACATGTGCTCCCCTCAGTTAATTGGTGTATTTGGTCCTCACATTTTTTTATGTTGTGAGTATCCTCCTTTACTTTAAATGATAAATCCCTCAATAAGTCCTTTATTGAATCATGTTTTTCTTCTAAATAATAATCTTTAGGTTCCTTTACAACTGTTTCTTTTAAAGTCTTATTAAGTCTTTTTATTTTTTCATCACAATCTTTAATTTCACTCTTAATTGTGGTTGGATTGGTCTTCACTAAGGTCTGATCAACATCAGTGTGTTTCTCACTTAATATTTTCTCTTTCTTTTCTTCTAAATCTTTTAATTTTTTAGTTGCATCTGTTAAATCCTTCTTTTTCTTAGAAATTTCCCCATCCTTTATTTTAATCTGATCATAATATGTCTCTATCTGATTCTCTAAGGTAAACTTATCTTTAGTGTTAGATAACATCTTTCTTTCATAGGTGTTTTTCATTTCCCTACAAACCCTTTCCTTCTCTTTTAACGCCTCTAGACCTATAAATTTCGTAAGTATTTGACCTCTTTCGGTTGGTTTGGTGTCTATCAACTCCTCTAAGTTATATCCTGTGGTTAATATTGTTGAGAGGAAGTCTTTTTTCGTTCCTATTGCTTTGACAATGAACTTTTCCGTTTCTTTACGTTGTTCTCCCGATAAGTTCTTATATGTGCCATCTTCAAGAATTTTATGAAACTGTAAATCATTTTTTACTGTGTATTTCTCAGATCTACCTAATTTTCTAGTTACTTCTCTTTCAATCACATAGTCCTCACCATCGATAGTTATCACACCTTTTACATGTACACGGTTTTTATCGGTAAATCTATTAAAAATCTCTTCAGATTTGTTTGTTTTGGTGGTGCTGTTAAAGAATAAAAACATTAATAAATCTACTGTAGAGGTAGATTTCCCACCAAAATTCCTTGGATTAGATTCCACAACAGTAATACCGTCTAAATTCTCAAAATCTATTTTATTGTTTTCCCCAAAAGATAGAAAGTTTGAAAACTCAACATTTTTAATATACCACCTATTATACTTGATAATTGTCTCATCTTGTGCAAAAATAGTTTCATTAACCTTATTATCTAATCTATCAATCATGTCACCATGAGTAACAATGTTATTTTGTTTAATGAAGTCATTCATTAATAACTTCTGATAATTAGGATCTAAAATACTTTCACTTATTTCTAGTGATTTTAGTTTATTATTATTGTTTGTGGTTTGAATTTTGGTAATTACCTTAATGAATCTAGTGTTGTATTTTTCTTTAAAGTAATTTTTAACCCTCTTCATTTTTTCAGGTGTGAATGCTTCAGGGGTATCATGCCATGTTACTTTTATGTATGGATTTTCGTGTTTCATTTATTTTACTTTATAGTATTTTCCATTTTTTACATTGTAAGTTTCTACATCACTTTCCCTGAAGGATAACCATTCCTCAACTTCATTACTGTTTGAAGGTTTAAATTTGGTTCTAACTAACTTTTTAGAATTCCTAACCGTCTCGGGACGAATGATCAAGAACTGAGTGAAATCAACATTAGACCTTACAAATATATTCTTATGACTACTTGGATTAACCCTTACTTTATTGTAGTACGTATATTCATCTAACCAATACTTCTCTTTCCTAATTGGGATATTTGCAGTCCTAAAAGACTGTTCAGATATAAGTGAGTAATTGTTGTTTTCCCAAAAATTACCGCTCCATTTACCATGTTCAACCTCCACACCTAACGTGGGATCGTTTATACCTACAAGATCTATCTTATTGTGTATGTCATTATGTTTTAAATTAATTCTAAACCGTTGTTTAAAAAATTTAATCACTTCATTCCTAATAAGAGTATCATTGAATTTACCCGGTATAAACATTCATGGTCTTATTTTATTCTACTTTCTTCGAAAAATTCTACAAAAGAGTTTATTGCCCAAACGACACCCGCGGTGAATAATCCGTCAAAGAATATCCCAAAATAACCTACCGAGAAAATTTTTGAACTTATACCTCCTAAGGTTAACGATAAAAAGAAACCCACCCATGTTGATGTACATAGAGGACAATTAACTAATTCACCGAAAAACTTTGAGTGTTTGTTGATCCAATTACGAAGACCTTCGAATATTGATCCGTATACTATTATGGTCGTCATTCCATACGCCATAAAACTCCAAAATATTAATAAACCTATCATATTAAAAGATACGTAAATTAATATTAAGAGTCAACCCCGTTTACTCGTCGTATAATGAGTTTAGGTTGGAATTTTTAATGTATTTTGCTTTGTTTAGGTTGGATAGAGATGAGGTTATTTTTTCTAACTCCTCTTTAAGTTTTTTATTCTCTTCTTTCAATTTCTCAATCTCATCGTTATTGATAACCTCCTTTACAACTTTCTTAGGTTTCTTTTTAAGTTTTGTCTCAAGTGAGGTGACTTTTTTTGATAGTCCTTTTTTATCTTTTTCTAATTCAGAGATTTTATCACCGAGTTGTTTGACCTGCTCGTCATCAGTTATGTATATTTCCTTTTCTACTATTACTTCGATAGGTTTTTCTACTTCAACTATCTTTTCAACCTCTTTGATTACTTCAACAGGTTTTTCTACTTCTTTGATTACTTCAATTTCTTTTACGACTTCTTTCTCAATCTCCTTAATGACTTCCTTACCTTTTAAAAAGGAGGGAGTTTCACCGTATTTTAAGATAGTGAATCCTCTGTCAAATGTTTCCTTTGCTAACTTGTTTACCTTAACTATTTTATTTAGTTCACAGTATTCAAGGAATTCATCATCCAATATTAAGGAGGATTTCTTTTTCATCATCAATATCTTTAATGTCGTTTATTGAGAAGTGAAGAAATGGTTGTTTGTTTTCCAAATCAAAGAACTCATAGTCATCGGTCTCTACATCATAAATACCATATCCGTGATGTTTTACCGTTTCGCCAAAGTTTTGTTGTACTAATGAACCAACCATAACCGCTCTCCCACCATCAGGTAATTCAAAAACTTGTCTCTTATGAATGTCTCCACATAATAATATGTCAAGGTCCTTAAAATTTAAAGGAGAATATCCGTCTTCAAACTCATAACCAGTGTCGGTGGATAATCCCGCAATTGGACTATGGAAAAGACCGACATATAACCCGTCTTCTTTTTCAAATACAGGTCTTTGATTGTGTTGGTATAGTGAGTAGACAACCCAATTAATATTCTCGTCTTTATAAACCTCACTATCTTTATAGTAGACAATGTTGTCGTTTTTCATCATTTCAACAACAGGTGTTATACTATCAACCCTTTCGTGATTATTTTCTAAGAAATCATGATTACCGGGTATGATAACTACCTTACCTATTTCACGAGTAATGTCATTTAAGAATTTAGATAATATTACTAATTGTTCGTTAGATATGTTTATCTTTTCATGAACCAAGTCACCCGCAATAACGACCCTTATTTCGTGGTATTCATAACCCTTTACTTGTTCCTTAGCACTCTCAATAAACTTTTCAAATTGTTCAATATACATATCGTGGTACTTAGTCCTACGTATATGTATGTCGGCAGTATGTATAATTTTTTTAATCATTTCTATTTGATTTAGCTCGTTTTCTTTCTCTTCTAAGTTTTTTATCTGATAAACCTCTGTTTTCTATATCTTTAGTTTCGGTTTTGTTGTTAGTTTTTACCTTAACAGATTTTCTATTTTTCTTATATTCTTCTTTACTACAATAAAACCAAGAACCACTACTAACCAACATTTCTGCAGTAGAGTCATCAACTCTTCTTACGTCTTCACTATTATTTTTAACTGTTTTCATATTACTCTCTTTTATAATCGTCTTCTATTCTAATGATATCGTCCTCACCAAAGTAAGTTCCTGTTTGGACTTCTACAAATTCAACAACCTCATCTGTCTCATTCCATGCTCTGTGTTTTCTCCCTTTAGGTATTCTAACTGATTGTCCCTCACCTCTAAAAATTTTTTCATCATCTAATACAATGGTCAAAGTTCCTTTGGTGACTGTCCATACCTCCTGCCTTTCAGTATGGTATTGGTAAGACATTCTTTGTTCTGGATTTAATATAATATTCTTTACTTTACATTTATCTGTTTCGTAAACTACTTTATATTCACCCCAAGGTTTAACCTCACTTTGATAAGTCGACTCACTTATCAGTTTTTTAAATTTTGTGGTAGACCATCCATGATCCCTATTAATCCATGATATTGGAATATCTAACTCATCGCCAGTGAATTTTCGGTCTTTATAGTCAACACCTTGGAACCTTACGTCGGGTTTTATCTCTTTAAGAAGTTCAACCAAATCCTTTTCATATGTATATGTATATATATTTGAAATGAATCTTATAGAGAAAAGGATCTGCATTCTTTCCTGTATATCTAAAATTGGTTTTAATTTTTCTTTAGGTCTTTCAATTGATGGATCGGTATGTAATAAAATTATAAACTCTTCACATTGATCGAAACACTCTTTAAACATGTGAACATAACCTGGATGAATAATATCAAAATTACCCGCAATAACTCCTTTCTTAAATTTCTTCTCCATCATTTAATATGTTTGGGTTTTGTTGTATGGTCTGTCTTGTAATAAGATCTTTTATTTTAGTAGTTGACCAATTATGGGATCTAGTTGTATATATTACCTCTATTGGTAGTTCTTTCCCTGTGAAATCTTTACCTAAATAATCTTCACCCAATATTCTGATATCAGGTTTAATTATATTTATCAATTCTAATAATTCTTCTTCTGTTTGGTATACGAATACTTCATCTATGTATTGTATAGACATTAGAGTTTTATATCTTTCGTAAAGAGGGATAACAGGTTTATATTTACTTTTTCTATGTAAAGATGGATCTCTTTGTAGGAAGACAATAAACCAATCACAATGTTGTTTTGCGGTCTCGAAAGTGTATATATAACCCGGATGTAATAAATCAAAATTACCCGCAGTAAAACCTATCTTTCCTTTTCCCATTATTTTAAAACTTTATCCATATCCATTAAAAGGATTTTATGTGTGACATCTTTAGGTACCCTATATTCCTCATAACTCATATCTTCCTTTACCAAGACGATTATACAACCTAACAATTTCTTGTGTTCAAAATCCGAACCCTCTAACATCTTCATAAGAAGTCTACCGTAAAAGGGTAGTTGTAAATAATAGTGACCTAATGCAGTACTATCTACATTATCAAAAGGTGGATACATTTTTTTTGTGTAATGTTTCTTTTTAAAGTTTTCAGGTTTATTTGTTTTCCAATCAGTAATAACAATACCATAATCGGTACCTTCTTTATTCTCAACTAACCACACCTTATCAGGTTGACCCACATAACCTAAATCAGGATCACCTAAGACAATTTCCGTATCGAGTAATACTGCATTTCTTTCGTGCATTAACTTTATAAAGTCTTTTCCCGCACCTATCATATTATTACTTCGTTCTATTTGTTCCTCATCACATTGATATATTGGTTCTCTTACATCTTTATAATCTCCGTACTCTGAGATCAACTCTTTTTCTAAAATGTAATGTACCCTACTCCCTTGGTTAGTTGCGTAAGTTCCTTTATCGGCCCACTCCTTTAATAATTCTTTCTGTTTTTGTTTGTCTCCCTTAGACATTCTCCATGAGATACCTTCAGAATCAAACTCTTCATAGAATTTTTTTATAACCTTGGATACCGATGGATAATTAGACCTAATCATACCATTATTATCCCTCATGAAATATAAATGGTCTTCCTCAATAAAAGTTAAACTTATATCTTCTCTTCTTTTATTTAGTATTTTTCTTATTTTCTCTGCCTCTTTATTTAAATCCATTAATCTAATTGTGTTTCGTTGTGATTTGATAAGTCACCACCCATATCGGCAATGTCCTTATCTGAGTCTAATTTTATTACCCATATTTTACCCATGAGTCTTCCCACATTCATTCTGTGGTATAATTTTACAGTATCTGACCACGCATCCCCATCCAAAACAATGGTTACTTTATTTGCGTTATCATATATTTTTTCCAATAAATTATCGGTAATGAACTTACCTAACATTGGTATAGAGTTTTCTAAAAATAAACTATCAAATGCCCCCTCAACAATATAAACGGGTTTGTCCCAATCTATCAAATGTTCGTTCCATATTAGATTATCTTTATCTGCTTGGGGATTCATATACTTTCTCCTACTATACCTTGTAAAAGACCTAGCAACAAAATAATTTATGTCATCGTATTCATCGTACGACGGTATAATTACCCTATTTTCATATAAACCATTGTCACAATAACCAATTCGGTATTTTTTAATCATTTCATCGGTTATATTTCTACCCCTCAAATAATTGTATGCTCGTTTATATTGGTGTGTCAATTTTCTACCTGTACTCGCCTCTGAAAATTCTATAAATTCTTTAGGTAGTCTTAATTTTTTAAATTTTTTATCTGCCCGATATACAAATTCATCAGGACTATATAATTTGAAATCTCTAATTTGTATTTTACTACCATACTTGTAAACTAACCTATTTAAATGTCCGTGTGTGTGGTGGGTTTCAGAACAAACCCAACATTTATATACAAACATTTTATAGTTTATCTCTAAATTACCTTTACCATCACCTTCATCTAAACCCTTTACATCATGTGAACATACGGGACAATCGAACGTAATTTGACCCCTCGCATCATTGTGTGATCTACTGTCACCAAATATATCGTGGAGAACATCAACTAACGGTATAAAATCTACTTCTTGGGTCATCATAGTTATAATATACGAAAAATAAATGACAAAAAAAAGTCCCCAGGAACACCACTCCCTGGGGACAACCAACCAACGTATAAGGAATAAACCCTATACGCCCCGTTTTCTCTTTTCATTAATAAATATAAGTAATTTTATTAAGAAAGTAAAGTCCCTTTCTTATTTCCCCTCACTTTTTATTTTATTTATGTATCCTATAACCGCAGTGGCCGCATCACTCATGTCATAGTTTTCTTTTTTAAGGTTACCTGTCCTTGCGAGTGGCCATTCGACTTCAGGAAATAAATCATTTACGTGCTCCCATACCACATGTTTTTTATCTATGGTTTTAGGGTAACCCCCAAACAATACGTTTCTACCCTTTGTGTTTTTACCCACTAGATCGGGGAATGCAAATTTTCTTGCATTATATGTTGATATAAAAGTTGGTACAATACCTAAGACATCAAAACATGATAAAAGAATCATACTATTATATCTAAGTAGAGTACCTACCGTGTAAACATTGTTTGAATTTAATAGTGGTTCTTCGATAATGACCTTAGTAATACCAATATCTTTATAGTTTTCTAAGTGTTTTCTAAAACCATCCGCCTTTTTAAGTAGTTCTTCTATCTTATCTTCGGGTTTTGGTTTTATCTTAGGTGAAAAGTGAGTTAACTCAAGTAAATGAGAACCAGTTATGTCAAATAATGCCCACCCAATTGTTTTTGTGGAAATATCTAACCCTAATATTTTTGGTTTATTTTTAAATTTCTTGTCCATATAAATGTATATAGACAATTAATAAGTAAATTTAAGGAGATTGTAAAGATTAAAAATCTATTTTTACTGAAATGACTTGAGACCCCTTCCTCTTAATTGGGGTTGATGTCTTAGCCGTAACTAAAGTTTCTTTATTCTGATTAAGTAAGGCCACTTCAGTAATTCTTTCTTCATTGGATCTCATACCATTATTATATGTTGGGTTTTGAGTTATATTCCATTGAGTATGTGGTAAATTAACCAAAAATCTCATTTCTTCAATGTCAGTACATCTAACTAATTTGACACTCCCCGGAAAAGGTTGCTCATCTCCAAATTGTGGGTCAGAAGATGGGTCTTGACTACCCATATAATCGGTACCCGTTGGTAATTCTTTTAAATAATTTTCTAAATCAAATAGGTTACCTCCGTCTATATCATTTTGTGTTATTACAAAGGTATGGTCCCTAAGATTAGTAGGGTCTATTAACCCCGATACGTGATTAGGTATCTTATCCGTAATATCTATTTTAGTCCATTGTGTAGGGTCGGGTATCAAACCAACCTCATTTGTTGTTTCTTGTACTAAAACCCATAATTTATTTGCGATATAACCCTTAGTTGAACCACTGAAGGTTGTGTTCATGTGTTGGAATGATCCTACATTATTTGGGTGATCTGTCCCTCCCCATTTAAATCCTATGTTTGCGGGATACTTAATCTCACATTCATTATCAACTATATTTATTTGTACTTTAGAGAAATTATTACACGGTAAACTGTTTAATTGGAATTCATTGCCTGATTCATAACTCAACATATATGTTAAATAATATGTTTGTGCAGTTGTTCCCGAAAAACACGACTCCGCTACTACCCCATCACTTGGGATATGGTAAACTTTTGGTGTTGGTAAGGTATATCTTCTATTAGATCTATAATCTAGTAAAGCAACCATTTCTTGATCATCAAATACTATGATTTTCTTATCTACAAATATTTTACCAACTCTTTTACCTATTTCATCTAAAACGTATCTAAACTTAACATATTTGGTTCTTATATCTCCAGGTGTCCCTGCGACTGTTGAGTCCATAAAATAATCCGTCACATCCATTTTAAATTCAGCGCCCACTGTAGTTCCCGTACTATTTTCATAATATATAAATGGTATGTATATATTAAAAAATTCTACATCTGAAATAACTTCTTCATCAACCAATACACCTTTTGTGGTTCCTGTGGAACTACCGACGTAATCATCATACTTAAAAAATCTTTCAGGATCCTCAAATACATGACCTAATTCAGAATAGTGGATTACCGCTATACATTTTTGTTCTTCTGGCGAAACAACAATCTCCTCATTAAATGAATTAAAATATGTTGTACCTGTGTTTGTAACTTGACCTTCTGAAGTACCATAACCTAAATACTCCATTGTGGATATGTGTTTTGCACTGGTGTATCCACTTATACTTTCATCGTCAATCTGACCACCTATTGGTAATTCCTTCCAAACAGTATTTAATGTCCATGGGTCATGTTGTTCACTTGGATCAACTTGGTTTGACACACAGACTTCAGAAGTAGTTCCTGATAAAGGATGTTCTATTTTACATTTATTACAAACGACTTCAGCATAACCATTAATTGAACTAAAATCGGGGGTGTACCTATCAACAGTTATTGTTGTTTGTCCTGTTATTACTTCATCACAATTAGGTGTTGTTGTAACTCCCGTAACTGTTGTTATATTTAAAATTTTATAAACTAAACTAGTTGAATTTCCTGTAACAACTTGTTCTTCACTCACAAATTCATTATTGAAAACTATGGTGATGTATTCGCATTGATTAAATCTTGATAAGTAATCAGTATCTATAGAAGAAACCGATCCATTATCACAATCTAAATATGCCTGTGTTTCCGTAAATGTAATCGTATTAGTTGCACTAACCCCACTTAGAGGTATTCTAACTGTTGCACATTCTATAGTAGTACCACTACAATTAACCTCATCATACTCTTTATATTCTGTTATGAACCCTGCAGGTCCCATTCCATTTCTTAGAGTTTCAGTAATTGAATCCTTTATTGGTACACCATACGTTGTAGTTTGGTTATTATCCATTAAATAAGGATACTTTACTTGACTATCTTTATCAAAAGGTGCAAAAACATTTTGTTGTGGTGTATCTATCTCACCAGTTAATTGGTTAAAGGGTTGAGTATAATCGAACTCAGAATCACCAACCTGAAAAAACTTTATTTGGAAGTCCCCTTCTGCAATAGACTTTCTCCCTTTTTGGGTTAATCTCGCTGACAGGAACTCTGCATTATTTTGATTTAAGAAACTCATAATTAAAGTATACGCTTTTTAATGTTAATTATAAATATCATAGAATAATTTTATTATCTGGGTTCTTCTACTCTATCATTATCAGGACAACTACCTTCAAAACAATTACCTGTTATTTGATATTGTACTTTAGGGTCCGATACTGTTATGTTGTTACCATCTCCACACACCTTTTCCGTCGCATATGACCCAACAACCACTGTTTGTGATATTCCACTACAATCATCGTAATATCCCGCCCTGTCACCAGTTGAAATGTTTGTAAACTCTATACACACACAAGTCGGTAATGCTGTCGGTACAGGTGTTGCTGTTTGTGGTGGTGGTGATCCTGCACAATCTCCTGGTAGTAATGTTACAGGTTCCATATTGTTTGGATTACTATATATCCATGAATTACTTCTAACACATCTAGGTGGTTGTACACAATCCCCACCAGGTACAGATAGATTATATGTGATACCATCACATCCTTCATATTGTACTTCAGAACCTGCAGTCCCTTCCTTCGAACAAAATTCTATATCAACACAGGTTTCTGTAGGTGTTGGGGTTGGTGTCTCTGTTGGAATAGGAGTATATGTCGGTATTGGTGTATCTGTAGGTATTGGTGTAGGACTACTTGTTGGTGTAGGTGTAGGTGTCTCCGTACTTGTTGGAGTGGGAGTAGGGGTAGGTGTTTCTGTACTTGTGGGTGTTGGACTACTTGTAGGTGTAGGTGTTGGACTACTTGTAGGTGTAGGTGTTGGACTACTTGTTGGGCTTGGCGTTGGTGTATTAGTAGGTGTAGGTGTCGGCGTCTCCGTACTTGTTGGAGTTGGTGTTGATGTTGATTCGGTGACGGGTGTAAAATCTTCGGTTATTTTTGAAGGGATTTGAGATGCCCCATATACCGTGAATAGTACATCGTCTACCAATGTTAAAGTATAAGGTGAAGTTCCCATTATTTGGTAAATCTCTCCACCAACATCGACTATATATATACCTGACCCATATTCGAATACCCCGTAAGCGTTTGGTATGGTTCCGCTTATGTCTATATCCACCTCAACAGTTCCAGTGGCATAATCATACTGAGTAATATAACCGTTATTGGTAACAATTAATTTATTTGTTGTGGTGTACATATAATCCCCCTGAACCACTCTTCCTGTAATCATCGACCATTTAAGTGTTGCGGAAGGAACATTAGTTGTTATATCTAACTCATAAACATCACTTCCATCAATGTTTATTAACGTGGTGTCATTAATTGCACATAAACCAGAATTTGAAGATACTGATGTTATAGTTCTATTGAAGGTTTGGGAGAAAGGATTTAACGTTATGTCGTATTCTAACAATGAAGTACTAGCACCACCGTCATATACCCATAATTTATTGCTTGTGTTTGCAATATCATATGATGAGTTAGTCGAGTCAAATAAATACGTTAATACCGTAGTATTAGGGTTATACGAGTAAATCGAACTCGGTGAACTACCATTATTTAAAAATACGTCAATGTCCGACACAACGATTGGTGTTGGTGTGGGTGTTTCTGTACTTGTAGGTGTTGGAGTCTCCGTACTTGTTGGAGTGGGAGTAGGTGTCTCCGTACTTGTTGGGGTACCCGTAGGTGTGGGGTATGAACCTTCCACAAAACTAACACTGAAATTACAATCCGTTAACGTCTCCTCTACAAAACTAACAACCATTGTACAATTAATTGCATCTGAGTTTGGTGGACATACTTCACAATCAACATCTATTAATACTACTTGGAATCCACCTTGTTTTTTTGGGTCTTCATTTGGAGGGGGTGAAATATGATTATCACAATGTTCTAAAAAGACATATAATGGCCCACTATAAAAACCAATATCAAAAGTATGTGGTAATGTATGAAAACCAATACTGTTTGCTGATGGTGGTATTGTAAATGGGTGTCCATTATAGGTTGTACCTGTATATATGGTAAACCCACTACACACTCCATTATCATAATTATTTTTAACCGTTACAAGATTACCCATTATATCTATTTAGTCTATGTATATAAATACAATAGAAAGAGAATAATAAACCGATAAAAACAATTTAACAATATGTTTTATTCAGTCGGGGTTGATGTAGGATTGATTGGCTCACTATAAGGATTCTCTCCAGTCCCTGAACCACACATTTGACCTACGTCTGTTACAACCCCCTGTTCACTAATGTTTATGTATTGTGGATTACCAACTGTCTCATTTGAGTTCTCACCTTGGCTTTCAGATACAAAATAAAATAGTAATGGGTTACCTACAATTGGATCTCCATCATCATATACTGTAGTATTCAACATATTACCAATAGATGTGGCGGAAGATGTTATTGCTCTGGTGGCGGTGTAACCTGGTGCTTGACAGAAATCATTCGAAACTGATCTACCCGAACTGAGGTAGTACTCATTCGCTCCGATTGGTCCACCTACGTCACCTTTACTACTTGTGGCTGTTGGTGTTGGTGTTACTTCTGATCCATTAGAATTACCACAATCTCCTACTACTAATGTTGCAGGTGTGAAGTTATCTGGAATACTGTACGTCCACGAATTATTTCTAACACATGTAGGTGCCGGTATACTATCTCCACCAGGTACCGTTAAAGTACGTGTGTTACCATCACAATCTTCATATGTAACAGTACCACCTACGGTTTCACTTTTTCCATTAAATTCTATATCAACACATGGTTCCTCTATACTTGTAGGTGCTGGTGTTTCTGTAGGTGTTGGTGTTGGTGTTTCTGTTGGTTCTAAACTCGGACATACACATGAAGTATTAATTATAGTGAGAGATACATTAGCCCCTGTTTCTATTCCTATATATTCATAACATTTATTATTAGTCTCACCATCAAGTCTTACATATACTGTATCCCCTATCGTTGGTGTAGACCCATATTCATCTGTAGTTAAGTAAATAGGTGGTTCTGATGGTCCTCCAGCAGCTTGAGTACCCACCTCTTCACTAACAGGTGAGGTCTCTACCGTATTACAGTGTGCAAATTTTAGATTTCTGATCTGTACATTATCTGCCGTTGGGCTTGGAGTAGGTGTAGGTGTCGGTGTTTCTGTTGGTACCGGTGTATATGTTGGTATTGGTGTTGGCATGTTATCACAAACCCCTTCAGAACATGAACCGTAAAGACTATATGTTAATTTACTATTAGTAACACTGTCTATACTTTGAGCACATACGTAGAATGTCCATGGTTCTTTGTCGGAAACCGCCTCTATACTTGTGCCACTACAATCAGTATATGTATATGAAATAGCATTGGTAGTTGCGTTAATAAACTCATAACATTGACATGTGACCTCATCCGTAGGTGTTGGTGTTGGTGTTTCTGTTGGTACCGGAGTATATGTTGGTATGGGTGTTTGTGTTGGTTGGGATGTTAAATTAAAAATTTCTGTATTTGTTGGACAGTCGGTTGCAACATCGGGATTAGTATTAAAGAATATGATACTATTTGCATTATCGGGTACTTCTATTACTACACCAGATTGTACTTGGGATAGTGTTAGATTCTCCGCTTTATTTGATGTACCGAATAGATCTGCAAGTGTTCCTACGGATACGGTATCGTAGTATATATTATAGGGACCTTGATCGGTTCCACTAGTTAATGTTACTGTAAACTTTCTTGCCATTCTATGATTTTTTAATTCTTATTATATAAATATATCCTCATTCTAAAACTACTCACCACAATGTGTTGTATCATTACAATCATCAACTGTTGCGTTCCTACTTGCTAACGCGTTATGTGGTGTATTTGAGTCCGTGGCGGTAATAGTACCACAATAGGTCTCACCATAACACGAACCGTTAGTAACGTTCATTTGTTTGAATTGGATAACATCTCCAACACTATATGTTGGTGGTGTACCTGTCATACAGTTCTTATTTTTGGCAACAGTAAATTGTTGTCCGTCAGTACATCTACTTACCGTATAATTACCACAATCCCCGTTAAGTAAACTAAACCCATCACCGTAATTTAATGTCGGTGTTGTTTCTGAACATACAACCCTATAGTTAGCCCATTGTGAAGACGTTTCACCTTGTCCTGTCATATATAATGAGTACTCATTACATGTTGTTGGTGTATCTGTACTTGTTGGGGTTGGAGTTGGGGGTGTATATATACAACTCTTATTAATACTACAACTACCCCCATTTGGTGGTCTTTCCACACCAACCGGGTCAGTTATTGCACCTTGCCCACCATCGAAATCATAATATAGTGGGTAAGTTTCACTACACACACCGAAAACTGTCCCGACCACACCATCATAAGTCGTCGATTGACCGGCAATATCAGTGAATCGTGTAAGTATTATAACCCCATTTTGAACATAATCTAAACCGTACCCTGTTGTACTAATAGTATCAGGTACAAATACAAACCTACATCCTCTTTCACCTGGTGTCGATGACGGTGTTGGAGTAGGTGTACTTGTTGGAGTAGGTGTAGGTCCAGGTGGTAATGTCGGTGTTGGGGTGGGTGTTGGTCCTTCCGTTGCCGTTGGTGGTATTGAAGTGGGTGTTACCTCCAATTTTATTATTTCATCGTAACATCCGTCAGACGATATTCTCATATAACAGTGCGGTACGAAAGGATTATTAGGGTCATTACTAATATTTAAATCACTATCCTCAAACATTAAATCAAGTGGTATATCCTCACTAACTATATTCGCATACACTAAATTAGTTGTATCCCCACTTGTTAAACCCGAATATAAATCAACGGGAAAGTCATCTAATGAATGACTGTTATCTAACGAAATATTTAGTCTTACTATTCTCCCCATATTATTCTTCTGTACAATCAGGTATACTATAACCTAAATTATTAATCGCTGTAATTATAAGTCCCATATAATATTGTGGAGTACTCGATGGAGTAACACCGTAGGTATTATGTATTTGACTTTTATCAGATAATCCATTAACACCACTATAATTACCTAAACCATTTTCAACCGCTTCCAATAAATTTCTAAAGGACAAAAACTGTCCAGTAGTACTAGTTTCGACTTGGAAAATTTCTCCAACAATATAATTAAGTGGATTATTATCAATGTTATTTCTTAAAAGTACCATGTCATTATCAAAAGTGGAAGTTCTTGGGTCTGTGTTAGACCACCCAGTACTACCGTGGAGAGATGAGGCACCTTCATCTTGAAATGATAAGTTTATAACTTGAGTAATTGATGATGTTGTACCAGTCGTTGATAGACAACCGTAACTTCTTTCATAAAAACCTTCCTCCGACATATTTAAAACTCTTACCCTACTATCGTACAGTGCTGAGTCATTGTTATAAAATGGTAATAAACAATCTTTAAGAATCGTACTCGCCATAGTATCTAACGGGGATTTGGTACCACTCATAGACCCCGAATTATCAAAGAATATATTAATTTCGGTCTCGTCATCAAGTACAATTGATGTAGGTGTTGGGGTTGGGGTTATTCCCGGTGTCGAAGTTGGTCCGGGTGTTGGTGTCGGTTCGGGTGTTGGTGTTGGTGGTAGTACACATTCATAAGATACACTAAACTTTATCTTATCGTAACATTCAAATGTCTTACTATCATGTATGTATATGTTTTCTACAATGTACCTTGGTGTTTGATTGTTCTCACATACATCTATAACGTTTACTTTATCCTCCATTTTCAACCAAAATTCGGTGTCAAATTCTAAATCATAAAATATTACTTCTGATGATGATGGTATACCATTAACCACTTCGGGTTCATTGTCACCAATATAAATTGGTTCAGTTCTATAGTCTCTGTCCGTAGAGTTTGGCCAAGAATTATCAGGTCTAGGTCCATCTAATTTTGTAAACGGTCCATAAGGTGACAACCCAATACTTAAATCAAAGTCATTAGGTGAAACAATATCAAATACCCTTACAATTAATCCCATACATATAAATACATTAATAAGTAGATTACTTTAAATAAAAAAACCCGTCATAATAACGGGTTTTTTAAAGTATATTAAACAAGTTAAGTTATTCCATACATTCTGTATTCGTACAACCTTTTGATTTGTTAAGAAGTTCGTGTTTGATTAATACTGCGTTTCTTTCAGATACTGAATTCACTGCTGTGATTATACCACAATATGAAGTTTGTTCTGAATTACAAGAAGTACCATCTGTAAATTGTACATATTCACCCACAATATAAATACTTGGGTTAGGAGGAGTACTTAAATTACCCTCAATACAACTTATATCATCAGCTAAATAGAATAGTTGATCATCGTTACATCTACTAACTACAAAAACTGAAGATGATGAAGGTTCTGGCGTTGCGGTAGGTGTTGGTATTTCTCCACCTTCACACGTTAAACCTGCCCAAGGTACTGAATTAGTACAGTCTCCTGTTGATGTTATTGTTCCTCCCGAAATTGTTGCTGCAATTGTGTATGTAACACCAGTAGTTAAATCTGATGCGGTTACCCCTGTTGCAATTATTGTATCTGCAGGAGAACCATTACAGTGTTTACCGACAATAGTGAAATTATCTGCCTCCGTAGTTCCTGTGTACAACCCATTTAATGTGAATGTTACTTGATAGTCGTTTGATGCTGCCATATTATTTAATTTTATTTTCTTTTATTATAAATATATCGTTATTACGATTTATTCGTTTTGTTATTTTTTTATTTATTCGAATCCTTTAATACTTTTACTACAATCCGAGTTTTGAGTACACGAAGTATCAAAAGGTGTTACTGTTATCCCCCCTGATTGAGGTCCATCGAAAGTATTACCACCTAAACCATATTTAAAACTATGACTAACTGGTGATTGACTACAGAATTTAAAAATATTACTATCCTCGTCTTCACCAATCTCCGCTAAATATTGAGCTAGGTTTATATCAGTCAACCCATTTTCACAATCATTATTAACGTAGTATAAATCCTGACCACCGTTTGTTAATTTACTTGAAATAACACCGACCTCTACACAATTACAGCCATCACTATCATCAAATGTACTTTCAATAGTTGCACTGTTGGCGGTACATCCATTCGCATCTGTTACTACGACGTAATAATATCCTTGTGATAAATTACTGAATGTCTGTGAATGGTTGGCCGAAGTTACACCTGTAATTGTTGCAACTAATGTCCCACCACCAACCGTATATGGTGAAGTGGTATCCTCATATAATCTATAAGTTTTTGGCCACACACCTCCCGTAGATGTCACGGTAATACTACCCGTACTTCCTGTTGTTGTGGTAAACGATGTTATAGAAACCGTTTGTGCCGTTGGTTCTGTGACTGTGATCGTATATGCTTCTGTACATCCCGAACCATCTTTTATGGTAATATAATGATCGCCCGCAGATAAATTATTATAAGTATGAGGGGACGTGGTTAAGTAAGAACCTAAACCAAATCTATGTGAATATGTTCCACCATTACCACCTGTCATACTTGAAACTTCAATTTCTCCATCAGAACCTCCGTTACAACTCACAGATGACATAGTGAATGTCGCACTAGGGTCTGTTTTACTTAAAGTTACTGTACCTGTAGTACTACAATTTTCACCATCTTTAACTCTCAATAGGTATGTCCCTATAGTTAGATTAGAAAAAGTTCTATTTGACTGATAATTTATCCCGTTATTTATGGAATATTGATATGATCCATTACCCCCACTTGCAGTAAATGTTATTTCTCCGTCACTATCCCCATTACATGTTGGGTGGGTTACTGAAGTGGTGAAACTTACTGCTGTAGGTATTGTTATTGTTCTATCATATGTCCTTGTACATCCATCTCCGTCTTTTATAGTAATTGTATATGTTCCTGAAGATAGAGGTGAGTAAATTGTTGGACTACCTATTGTTGTATATGGACCATTCCCAATTTTTGATTCATAAGTTGGTCCGTTTCCTCCCGCAGGACTCGATACTGTAATCGCACCACTACCCGAACTACAACTTGGGTTAGACGTAGTTACTGTAGCCAATGGTGAAGATTTAGATAAGTTAACCGAAACTGAATCACTACACCCATTATCATCTTCTGCATATAAAACATAAGAACCTGTAGTTAAACCTGTAACCGTTATATTAGTTATTAATGTACCATTTAGTCTGTATGTGTATGAACCTGAACCACCACTAACCGCAAAATTTATACTACCATCACTACTGTAACTACATGAAGGATGAGATAAACTAGTGTACGATACAACAACCGACGTTGGCTCTGTAACACTTCTACTGTACCCTCTTTCACAACCATCACCATCTTTTATGGTAATAGTATGACTACCAACAGTTACTGAAGTGAATGTATATGAATTAGATGAAAAGTTCTGATACGATCCTGTGTCTAATTTAACTTGGTATGTACCTCCATTCCCACCTGATGGATTAGAAACGGTTATTGATCCTCTGTCTCCGTTACACAATGCGTTTGTTACTGAAATGGTTGCTGTTGGGTTAGTCTTTGTCAAAGTGTACGAAACTGTACTTATACATCCACGAGTATCCTTAACATATGCGGTACCACTTCCTACAGACAAGTTATTAAATGTATTAGATATGTAATAATTTGACCCATTAATAGAATACACATATGATCCCGATCCACCACCACCTGTTATGGTTATTGATCCGTCTTTACTATTTGCACAAGATGGATGGGTTACAGATACAGATGATGTTACTGCTGTTGGTTGACCTAAAGTATAAGAATAACTTCTACTACACTGTTGACCATCCCTAACCTGTATTGTGTATGTTCCGGCGGATTTATTTGTAAACGTTACTGCGGAACTAAAATTAGTCCAATTACCACTTTCAAATTTAAACTGATACGTACCACCGTTTCCGCCCGTAATTGATGATAATGTGATGTCACCATCATTACCTCCATTACATGAAGGTTGATTACTGTAAATTGATGCACTTACTTGTGTTCTATTTAATGTTGTTGATGTGGTATCCACACAACCATTACTATCTTTAACATATAACGTATATGTTCCATTACCAAGACTTGTGAATGAATTTGATGTTTGATAAGATCCACTACCTATTTTATAAGTGTACGATCCCGTACCACCACTACCTGTAACAGTTATAGAACCATCAGTATCACCAAAACATGTTGGATTCGTTGATGCAGTACTTGCAGTAACTCCATTGTTTTCTGTAATGGTCTTAATGTAAATCCCTTCACAACCATCACTATCTTTAATATAAATATTGTAGGTATCTGGTGATAAGTCCTCATAAAGTTGGGTACCTGTTAAGTTAACATATGTTCCATTACTATTTAATTTGACTTGGTATGTTGCTCCCGACCCACCTGTTGGATTAGAAACCGATATTGTACCATCGTCGTCACCATTACATACCACATTTGTGGACGTAATAGTTGCAAATGGTTTTGTAGTAGATAAAGTAACAGACCCAATACTTGAAGTACATCCATTACCGTCTCTTACTCTTATACTATTACTACCTGTCCGTAAACCTGTTTTTACGTTTGATGATTGCCAAAAACCATTAAACTGATATTCGTAAGATCCGTTACCTCCTGAAGCTGTAAGAGTAATACTACCGTCTTTACCATTCCAACATGTTGGGTCAACATGTGTTTCTGTAAATGTTACAGCCGCGGGTTCCGTAATTGTTATACTATATGTTCTTTCACAACCATCACCATCTTTAACATAAATAGTATATGTTCCATCCGATAAAGTTGAATATAGTTTATAATCAGTTAAAGTTTCGTAGGTCCCATTACTATTTAATTTGACTTCATATCCACTACCTGATCCTCCTATAGCTGAAGTTACATTAATCCAACCATCACTACCACCGTTACATGTGACATTAGATTGTGTTACTGTTGCGGATACTTGTGTTACACTTAAAGTTACAACCCTACTATCAGTACATCTATTTTCATCTGTCGCGATGAAAGTATAAGTACCAGCACTCAAGTCTGAGTGAAGTGTTTCCGTTGTTTCGTCACCATTTATAGTATAAGTTATTTCACCTGTTCCACCAACAACAGAAAATTGTATTTCTCCATCACTCCCCCCATAACATGTTGGGTCTGTGTGTGAATCAGTTATGTTTAATACTGGTGGTTGTGTTATTGTTTTACTTACTGTACCTATTTCACCATTGTCATCTTTTATAGAAACAATGTACGTACCCGCCGAAAGGTTTGAGAATGTCGTAGATGTTTGATAATTTATACCGTTTATACTATACGTGTATGGTGAATCTCCCCCCGTTTGTGATGTAACTTCAATCTCACCTGACGAATCATTATAACAAGTTAAGTTTGTTCCACTAAGAGTACCTGATACAGATATATTTGTTATTGATATGATTATTTTTTTCTCATACCATAACCCTCCTTGATCTGTTGATCTTACTCTTATTGTGTATGAATTCTTGGTTTCATAATCAAAAACTTCACCACTTTTTAAGGTCGTTCCGTCTATATAAAATGAACCATTGTTGGTATCTCCAACACCACTTACTAATGTATATGTAAATGTATTTCCTGCGTCAGGGTCTGTTGTGGATAATGTTCCCACAGTGGTCCCTGTTGCCACATTCTCATCAATAGATGAATTAGATAATGATATGTTTGTTGGAGTTTCATTAACATTAGTTACATTAATAGTAAACGATTCTTCTCTGTATAAACCACCTTGGTCTGTCGATCTTACTCTAACTGAATAAGTGTTCTTAACTTCATAGTTGAATATTTCACTACTTTGAATCTTATCACCACTTATTTTAAATGAACTGTTATTAGTGTCACCCACTCCACTTACTAATGTATATGTGAATGTGTTTCCTGCGTCAGGGTCTGTTGTGGATAATTGACCAACCGTAGTACCCGTAGAACTATTTTCAGGAATATTATTATTTTTTAAAGTTATATCTGTAGGTACTTCGTTTGCGTTGGTGATATTAATTGTTACTGATCTTTCGTGTGTTAAACCACCTGAATCTGTTGCTTTGACTCTTATTGTATAGGAGTTTTTAACTTCGTAGTTGAACACCTCGTTAGATGTCAGAGTACCATTACTATTCAAACTAAACGAATCGTTGTTGGTATCTCCAAGACCACTTACTAATTCAAAAGTATGTGTATCACCCGAATCAACATCGGTGGCGGTGAATGTAGTAACTGTTGTTCCTGTCGATTGATTTTCTTGGAATGATACTGTTGATGGTGTTATGTTAGAAGGGGTTTCGTTAAGATCTGTAATCAAAATCGTAAATATACCTATGTGGGTTAATCCCCCCGAATCAGTAGTTTTTACTCTTATAGAATAACTGTTCTTACCTTCATAGTTATAAACTTCTTTACTTTTTAGAACACCACCACTTGTTAATGTAAATGAACCATTATTAGTATCTCCTAAACCACTAACAAGTTCATAAGAATGACTATCTCCCGAATCAACATCCGTACTACTGAAAGTACCTATTGTTGTTCCTGTAGATTGATTTTCCGCAATACTATTACTTGATAAGGATAAATTTGTTGGTGATTCATTAACGTCAAGTACTGAAATTGTAAATGTATCCGTATAAGTGTTATTACCACTATCCGTAACCGTCACTTCAATACTATAAGAGTTTTTAACCTCATAATTAAAAACTATTGCATTTTTTAGTACACCCGAACTTGATAAGGCGAACGCCGAATTATTATTACCACTACCCGTTAGTGCGTATGTAAATGTTTCGTTACTGTCAACATCTAACCCCGAAAAAATACCAATTGTTGTCCCCGTTGGTGTGTTTTCTCTTTGTGAATTATTACTTAAGGTTAAACCGTATGGTGTTTCATTAACATCGACTATGTCTACCGTAAATTCTCTTGTATTTGTTAATCCACCGTTATCGGTGACCTTAACATATAAAGTATATAAACTTTTTACCTCATGGTTGAAAACCTCCGCGTTAGATAATACCCCACCACTAGTCAATGAGAAAGAATTATTATCAGGATAATTAGCGGTATCTTCAAATACCCACGTAAACGTTCCTCCCTCATCATCATTTGCAACTAAGTTACCTATTGTAGTTCCCGTTGCCGTGTTTTCTGTTTGAGAAAAATTAGGTACTATTATGGAGGGTCTTGTATTAAGTGTAACATCAACATCAAAGTCACAATTTGGTGTAGGACTTGGTGTAGGTGTTGGTGTACTAGTCGGAGTTGGAGTAGGACTTGTCGTCGGACTCGGTGTTGGTGTAGGAGTTTCTGTTGGGCTCGGACTTGGACTTGGTGTAGGTGTTGGTGTACTAGTCGGAGTTGGTGTTGGACTACTTGTTGGGCTTGGTGTGGGTGTTGGTGTTGGTGTAACCACATTGATGTCCATATCAAAATCACAATTTGGAGTTGGACTTGGTGTAGGTGTAGGTGTTGGACTAGTCGTTGGACTTGGTGTAGGTGTGTTAGTTGGGCTAGGTGATGGAGTTGGTGTAGGAGTTTCTGTTGGGCTCGGACTTGGTGTAGGACTTGGTGTAGGACTACTTGTTGGTGTAGGGGTGGGTGTACTTGTTGGTGTTGGTGATGGAGTTGGGGTTGGTAAAATAATTTCATCATCAATCACACATGAATTATTATATAGTAATATTGAAGTTGCACTGTTAGGGACACTAACCGTAACTCCCGAACCACTTGTTAAATCATTGTACGTCACACCCGTTGCAGGTAATGAGGTACTCACTCTTGTTGCGATATTGGCGGCATCGACTTGATCGTAGTATATCGTATAGAGACTGTGTGAAGTCCCTGATGTTATTTTTATGTCGAATATTCTTGCCATTATTAAAATATATACTTTTTAATTCAAATTATGAACGGTAACATCCCCCTCAAAACTACAGTCACATAAAATGTGAACATGTAATAATGATGTTAATGTGGAATCCCACTCGGTTACTATTATGATTGCATTATTATCATTATCTATAAATCTTATATCAGTATCAAATAACCTATTTGAACCTGTTGGTGTAAGGGTACCATCTGTATGGTCAAAAGAACTTACTTCAGTCCCTACAGGTGATGTATGCTCCCCAATACAACTCCTTCTCATAGTACTACCTTCATAGTAAACGTAAACAATACATGTGTTTGTGTCGTAAGTCCATTCTTCACTATTCGTTGATACTACATTACCACTCTTATCTCTCACTTCATTACAATATCCACCCAATTCTTTAAAGTTGGACCCAACCAAGTTAGTGTTCCAAGTTTGGAATAGATCTGAGTTTATTGTTGTCGTACATGGTGCAGGACAATCTATTGGTGTAGGTGAAGGTGTTGGTGAAGGTGTTGGGCTTGGAGTAGGTGTTGGTGTAGGTGTTTCTGTTGGGCTAGGTGTTGGACTACTTGTTGGTGTTGGTGTAGGTGTTACCACATCAACGTCTACGTCGAAATCACAGTTAGGTGTAGGTGTAGGGGTAGGCGTACTAGTTGGGCTTGGTGTAGGTGTGTTAGTTGGAGTACTTGTCGGACTTGGCGTTGGTGTATTAGTTGGACTCGGACTTGGGGTAGGTGTAGGAGTACTTGTTGGGGATGGTGTTGGTGTAGGTGTAACTACATCAACATCAATATCAAAATCACAATTCGGTGTAGGAGTTGGTGTTGGAGTACTAGTTGGACTTGGGGTAGGACTACTTGTTGGTGTAGGTGTAGGTGTCTCCGTACTTGTTGGAGTGGGTGTAGGTGTATTTGTAGGACTTGGTGTAGGTGTGTTAGTTGGAGTAGGAGTAGGAGTAACTACGTCAACATCCACATCAAAATCACAGTTAGGTGTTGGAGTCGGTGTGGGTGTGTTAGTAGGGCTAGGTGTTGGACTACTTGTTGGGCTTGGCGTTGGTGTGTTAGTTGGAGTACTTGTTGGACTACTACTAGGTGTTGGTGTTGGACTACTTGTTGGGCTTGGTGTAGGTGTATTAGTAGGTGTAGGAGTAGGGGTAACTACATCAACATCAATATCAAAATCACAATTTGGCGTAGGGGTAGGTGTTGGAGTTGATGTACTTGTTGGTGTTGGAGTAAGACTACTTGTCGGACTTGGTGTAGGTGTATTAGTAGGTGTAGGAGTAGGTGTGTTAGTTGGTGATGGCGTAGGACTACTTGTTGGTGTAGGTGTAGGTGTTACCACATCAACATCAATATCAAAATCACAGTTAGGTGTGGGTGTGGGGGTAGGTGTATTGGTTGGACTTGGTGTGGGTGTATTAGTCGGAGTACTAGTAGGGTTTGGTGTTGGACTACTTGTTGGGCTTGGTGATGGTGTAGGAGTAGGTGTTACCACATCAACATCAATATCAAAATCACAGTTAGGTGTTGGACTTGGCGTTGGAGTGTTAGTTGGTGTATTAGTTGGACTCGGACTTGGTGTAGGGGTTGGAGTACTAGTCGGAGATGGTGTAGGAGTAGGTGTTACCAAATCTACATCAATGTCGAAATCACAATTAGGTGTTGGAGTCGGTGTTGGGGTATTAGTACTTGTTGGAGTTGGAGTAAATGTAGGAGTATTAGTACTTGTTGGGCTTGGTGATGGTGTGGGGGTCGGAGTTACCACATCAATATCTATATCGAAGTCACAATCTGGTGTGGGTGTAGGTGTTGGACTACTTGTAGGACTTGGTGTAGGACTACTTGTTGGAGTTGGGGTAGGTGTTACCAAATCCACATCAATGTCGAAATCACAGTTAGGTGTAGGTGATGGAGTTGGTGTTGGTGTACTACTTTCCGTTGGAGTTGGAGTACTTGTAGGAGTTGAGGTTGGTGTAGGTGTTACCAAATCTACATCAATGTCGAAATCACAATCTAATGTGGGTGTAGGGGTTGGTGTTGGATTTGAGACATTCGTTGGTATCGGTTCTGTAGGGCTTGGTGTAGGTGTTGGTGTCACTAAATCAACGTCCACATCAAAATCACAATTTGGTGTAGGAGTAGGTGTTGGGGTTGATGTGGGTGGTATATTAGTACTTGTTGGAGTCGGAGTTACTAAATCTACATCAATGTCGAAATCACAATCTAATGTGGGTGTTGGTGTTGGACTACTTGTTGGGCTTGGTGTGGGTGTTGGTGTAGTTAAGTCAACATCAATATCAAAGTCACAATCTAATGTAGGTGTAGGACTTGGTGTAGGTGTGGGTGTAGTTAAATCTACATCAATATCAAAGTCACAGTCGATAGTTGGTGTTGGGGTTAGTGTACTTGTTGGGCTAGGTGTTGGTGTGGGTGTAGTTAAATCTACATCAATATCAAAATCACAATTCGGTGTAGGAGTTGGTGTAGGTGTCGATGTATTTGTTGGTGTAGGAGTTGGAGTTGTCAAATCCACATCAATATCAAAATCACAGTCGATAGTTGGTGTAGGAGTAGGTGTAGGAGTAGGAGTTGTCAAATCCACATCTATGTCAAAGTCACAATTTGGTGTGGGTGTAGGTGTTGGTGTCTCCGTACTCGTAGGTATTGGTGTGTCCGTAGGTGTAGGTGTAGGTGTTTCAGTACTAGTTGGTACTGGAGTATCCGTAGGTGTAGGACTAATAGTAGGTGTAGGGGTAGGAGTTTCTGTACTTGTTGGTGTAGGACTACTAGTAGGTGTAGGGGTTGGACTATTAGTAGGTGTAGGTGTGGGAGTCGGAGTACTTGTTGGTGTTGCCGATGGACCTGGTCGTCTAACATCATCACATGGACCCGATACCATATATTCAATAACATTGGCATAGACTTTAGATATTACAATCCAACAATTTTGACCTGGTGATAATTTTTGAATTAGGTTAATTTCTTCATTTTGAGATCCACTGTTAATGAATTCAATATTTACCGCATCACCTATATTAAAATCTTCGTTTATTGCGGTATATCTTATTTCTCCCGTATCAAAGTGTTTAAGTTTAAACGCATTTAATGTATCACAATCATCTAATCCTGTTAAATCTCTTTCAATGTCATCTATATCCGGCATGTCAGAACAATCTAACTTATCTTGGAAGTATTGTTGCATTTTCATGTCCATGTTTTCGAACTTCTGTTCGTCATGTCCAACTAATACACAATCTTCGGAGTCTCCATTGAAAAGAATAACTTCAGAACAGTTAGTTGAAACATCGTAAACTGATGTTGGACTAACATTTAAATGGTAAAATAAATCTCTAACACAATAATCTAAATCGACTTTTAGTACTTCTATAGGGAAACCATGTTCATTAAATATATAATCTCCACTTTCATAGTAACCAACTTGGTAACTACAACAAGGATCAATAGGGTCATCAGGTCTTGGGTATAATTCTTCAGGATACTTTTCAGTGAATCTCCAATTATCACCCTGACTTCCATCTTCCATTGTTTTAGTCATTACCCATAATCTAGTGTTAGGTAAAAAACTAAATCTCTCATTTATCTTGTTAATTTTTGTGGAACCTAAACAGTCTTTATTTTCAACCGTTACGACCTTGTAATCATAAGAGAACGAATATCCACTAATAACCGCATCGTTATAGTCTTGAGATGAGAAAGGACAATCTTTATATACCCCTGAAAGTAATTGATCACCTATTACAACATTTTCAATGTTTATTTTTTCTAAAGTATTATCATCTAAATAGGTTTGTATTTGATCCCAAGTTGTATTTTCGTCAAGTATAACACCATTATTTACTTTTATAACTTTAGTATTTTGTCTTAGACCATAATCAAACGTAGGTCTATATTGTACAATAGGTTGTAGAGTATATCCTGAATAGTTATCACAGAAAGTAATACCCGATTGACTATTAAGGGGGTCACTACTATCGGGGTCATCCCCATCATCGTAAGTATCAAATGAGTATTGTAAATAATGACTTCTTGATGTAGTCACATCATCACCATCTACAGGGTCCCATTCAAATTTTTGTTGTAATCCCTCTATTCTTATTTTTTGATCACAATTCGCAGCGTCTGTTATTGATATATCAATGATATCATTTTCTCTAACATTGTTAACGACAAACGTACATCCCGAAACATGATTAACCGTATATGTATGACCACTAATTGATTCGTTATATCCACCCACACAATCTATGAATATGTTTAACGGCCACGATGTATTATATGGTGGACAATCGGTACATGGATCTCCATCATCTACAGTATCTTCATTACCAAATGTAACTCCTGATACTTCAAAATATACATCCTCCATTAAGATACAATCGTCCTCATCCTCTGGTAATGTGTAGAAAGTATTAGGACCGTAAACCTTAACCTTAGGGTCACATTGTGTAGTACCTGTTAGATATGTTGATTCCCAAAAGAAATCAAACGTACTTAAATCTAAACAATCTAAATCTGCGGGTATGTATGCATCACCGTATGGATCACCAGGGTTTGCAATATATAATTGTGTGTCGTATGTAAACGGTGTAATTCTTATTTTTTGGACACCATCACTATCAGTAAAGATTTCGTGAGAAACTATAGGTACATTTTCATATCCATAGTTTTCACCGTTAGTTGATAGTTGATTATTAAACCCATTTTCTATATTTTGATTTTCATCACTTGTTTCTGTATTACCTGTGATTCTTTCATATCCTTCTCCACCCGCGTGGTTACTAATGGTGTCATAACCAGTATATGCTGTTTTAGTATAATATTTTTCATTTATTTGAGAGAATATACTGTTGACCGCATTGACCCATAAAGGATCCAATACGTCTCTGTCAGGGTTTAGATTACATTTAAAATCACAGAGTAATGGTAAATGTTTTGACCCGTCAAAAGTCTCACCACCACTAAAAATAACATCATTAATAGTTGTACATTCAGAAGTAGAAATAAATGGATCAAATAATTGTCCTCCTGTAAGTGTGATCGGAGAAGACGCTGTATATTCTTCTCCCATTAAAACTATCTTTAGGACGTAAGTGACCCCACTTACAACAGTTAACCCCCTGAATAAATCCTTGTCACCTAAAAAATAAACTTCTAAATCTTCCTCTATAGAGTGTTCGAAACCTAATTTAGGATATAGATTGTCCTCAACCTGTTCAATAGTACACGGTTTTAGGTAATCGTGTTTGGACCTACCAATACGACTATTTTCTAAGATATTACCACCAGTCCATAAAGTTGTTGCAGGTACAAACTGTTCTATTATTTCCACCCAATGAGGACTCATTCTATTAATGAACTCATTAACTGTTGGGAAACTATATGGTGTACCGACTTTTTCTAAATACCCCCAATAAACATCTTCTAATTGAATATAAGATTTTTGGTATTTTACAGTGTGTGAGTTACGTATTTGTTCATTCAATACGTTATCCATGTACTCC